CCGACGTCGAAGACCTGAATGCGGAAACGATCCTCGGACAGATCCTCGCGGAACTCAAGACAACGAACGTCCTGCTCGAGACGCAGAACGCCCAACTGTCCGTCATCGCCGTGGACGTCAGGGCGATCAAGACGTTGCTGACGACGGCGCCGCAACCGCTTCCCGCTAAGGTCGAAGTCGTGCCTGGGGCGGTTTCGACCCACTGACCTATCGTTCGCCCTTTCTCTCCCAAAGGAAGACCTCCTATGACCTGGACTGCTCACAAGAAAACGACCGGCGCAAAGGCTGCAGCAAAAGCCGTCGCTGGTGCGAAGGCGGGCGCCGGCTCGATACCCTACAGCATGTTGCCCAACGGCGACGTTGCCTTTTCCCTCGTCGTGACCGACGTGTCCGGCAACGTGTTGCCCGTGCAACCGGCCGGCACGGTGGTTGCCACCAGCGACGCGCCTGCCGTGGTGACCGTGGACCCGATGACCGGACTGACGGGCGGGATGATTCACTCGGCCGTCCCTGCTCCCGCCGTGGGGACGTCGGCCGACATCACGTTCGTCATCACGTGGGCCGACCCCACTTCTCCGCTGGGCGCGACGACAACCGTCGTCTGGACGCAGGACATCGTCACCGGACCGGCCGGCGCCGTGATCGTACAGCCGGGCGCGGTGACTACACACTGATCTTCCCGACCTGGGCAACGGGAAGGGCGGGGCGGTTGACTCGGCGTCGCCGCCCTGTTTCTCCAGGGATCGCCCGCCCACATCTCGCCCTTCGGAGGGTTCTTTCATGACACACGACCCGACCATGAAGTCCGTCGAATCCGTCCTGACCCACATCCGCGATGGCGACCCCGTCACCATTGCTCTGTCCCTGCTCACCGCCGCGATGGTCGCCGTCGCCGGCAGTCTCGCCTCGTGGGCCGCGAAGAAAGCCGGGTTGCTCGGGTGGCGTGGCGTCAAGGCGTCGTGGACGTGGGCGTTCAAGCCGTTCGAACCCTCCGGCGTGTGCAAGGTGATCCTGGCGCGCCTGGACAGCCGAGAAGCGACGTGGTGCAAACTCGAAGGCCCGCACGTCCCGAAGGATCGCTGCGACCGCAAGATGTTCGTTGTTCCCGGCGTTCGGGTGGGTTTCCTTGCCGATGAACTCGCCAACTCGATCAACTATCTGACCGCTGGCGAGAAAGACGCCCTGCCGCTGCTGACAATCAAAGAACGTAACCTGGTCGAGGTCAAGGTTCGCCTTGCCATCAAACGAATCGAAGCGGACAACGACGCCTACGCGCGAATGGAAGTGCTCGACGCCCTCGACGCCTCGAAACCCACCGTGCAACCGCCGTCCCACACGGTGGCGCAGTCTAGCAGCGCGGCAAACAGCCATGCCTGGATGGCGATTCCGGCGAAATAGGGCGGTGCCGTCGGGTCTGAAAAACCCCTTGTTTTTGAGCCGATCTCGCGTGTTTAGCTGTGGAAAATGGTGGTGCTGTCGGGGGAAAAAACGTGACCATGAATCGACGTGAACTGCTGGCGGCCCTTGTCCCGCTCGCCCTCGGGGCAACCGCTGCGAGGGCAACCGAACCAGCGCCCACCCCTACCTCCAGATACTTCGTCCGCAGGGACAATGGCAACGTGCTTGCCGGATGGGTCGAGATCAAGAAAGGCGAGGCGCACAAGGGCGAGGACGTGATGGAGTTGCGGTCTGAACCGCTTCAGGGAATGCCCTTCATGTGGTGCGCAGCGGAAGACGTGAAAACATGATCGAGAACGTCAAGCTTCTCTTGCTCATCGGTTGCTTCGTCCTCTGCGTGCAGAGTTCCGCCGCTCCGGTTCCGGCAAAATACCGGAGCAAGGCCCCAACGACGTACCGGACGACATCAGGCAGGTGGAAAGGCTATGAACACGTTCTGCTGTACCGGTTGGCCCCGCCGCCTGCCGAACCGTGGCAGTACCTCATGAGGGCGAGTTTCGACGGCGTGTTCGTGCAGGATAGGGTGGTCTCTCAGTGGGAATTCGAACGGATGCGGAAGGATCGCCGATGATCGAGAACGTCAAGCTGCTGCTCCTTATCGTGGGTTGGTTCGCCATGCGGTTTTACCCGGTGACGGGGGCGCTGGGCGTGGTGGTGTGGTTGCTGTCGCTGACGATGGGGTGACCATGTGCTACTCGCAAGCCTGGTACTGGTCGCTTGCTCCCTGATCTCGCTGCTGCTGGAGCGGGGCGAGGGAAGGTTCCTGTGGTGGGTGGGGTTAGCATTGGGGGCAGTTGGAGCCGTCTTTTCATGCGTCTGAAGGCACTGGTAGTTCTGCTCCTGCTCGCCCTGTCGGCCGACGCCGCGAGTCCGGCCGACGCGGTGGCGCGGGCGCATCAGGACATTCGCACGGTCCCGGTTTATCTACAGCCAGTCACCCGGTACTTGTGGGTGGCGAAGCCCTCCCAACGATTCCGCACTGTAGAAAAGCTCAGGATAAACCTACTCTCCAGATACTCTGAAATCGTAGACTTCGTGCAGGTAGAACCTTGGCTATGGCGTCTGAGGTTGGATGAGCCGAAATTTGATCCAGGCACCTGGGAAAATGCTGCTGATACAGATCCCTACTTCCACCTTGAAGTCGAGTTCGCGAAAGAAACAACCCTCTTGATGGTCTGGCCCGGCGGCTACAGCAAGCACGACGGCGGGAAGTTCGTCAAGCGGCAGAAATACACCACCACGGTTCCCGCCGGCGCGAAAGCCATCGTCGGGGCACCGTGGTTGCCCAGCAAGGAGTTGATTGCGCTTCGGGAGATGACTTGGAGCGAAGCCCCGGTGCTCATGGCCGAGTGGCTGTTCGTGCAGAGCAGCCGGCAACTCAACTTGCTCAACCAGGCGGATTCCGGCATCGGCTACTACGACTGGCTGAAACTGGACACGCTGGATGATTACTTCCAACTCATCGACCCAAAAAGCGAGTTTCTGAAGGGTTCCGAGATCTTCGGTCGTGAGTACATGGCGGTACTGGACCGCAGCGGAATCAGCGACCAGAACAGGCAGCTTTTCCGCTACAAGGCAAGAGGCGGCGGCGTCTGGGCGACGTTCGACACGAACGTGCAGAAGGGCAGGGGTGTTGCGATAAACAACATCCGCCGCCCAGATCTCACAAAGAAGGATCAGACCGGCAGGTTCGATTTTAACGCTCAGGAGTGGTTTGCATCTCTTCCGAACCGCGGGCCGGTGATGTTCCTGAACGCCATCGTCAAGGACAAGGACAAGAAGACGTTCAAGGCTGTGCGTCAGAACATCGCGCCAGGCGACACCCACGGGTTGCATTCCAGCAGTCTCCTGAACGAGAGAAACAGCAAGCAACTACACATCTTGTTGGATTGCTTGCAGTGCCACTGGCCGAACGTGCTGAAACCGTTCGAGGACGACGTCAGGAAGAGGGACAAGGCCGGACAATGGACGTTCCTGGCGTTCACCGATCCACAAGAGGATCTGGAGTCCCGCAAACTGTTGAAGTCGGACATCTACAAGCCGCTGGCCGACGACGAACAGAAGTTCGTGGAGTTCTTCGAGAAAGCCACGACGACGGAAGACTTTCCGATAGGGTTGACCGTCTCCAAGGCCGTGCAGTGGTACAGTCGTCAATTTCACTGGTATGCTACCGATCCGGTAGACTTAAAGAAAGCGGCGGCGTTTCTCGGCGTCGAACGCGATTACTGGCTCAAGGCGCTGAGGAACTACGCTCGCCCGCCGGAGTTGAAAGGGCCGTCGATTCTCGCTCACATCGCCCTGTCGGGGTATCTGCTCAAGGAACCGGCGGTGCTGTCAATCCTTACGTTCGAGGATTGTTACAGCATGGGGCAACAGGTGCTTGCCCAGCAGCGGGAACGAGAAACAAGGGAGGCAAAGAAGTGACGCTATTCATGCTGTTGAGTTTGTTTGCCCCTCCGCCGGAGACACTTCCACCACCGGATACGAAGGAACTTTCCTTCGCGTACACCGTCAGCCATGTGGATCGGATCGCCAAGACGCCGCCGGAACCGGACGTCTACACGGTGTCCGACGGCAAACAATCATTCCAGTTGTGCTTCGACACGAAGTCTCCGAAGACGCCGAAGATCATCAAGTGGCTGGAGAAGGGCGTCAAGGGCAAGGTCCGCGTGAAACACCGACCAGGGTTCATCCAGTTTGGGGAGGTCAAGTTCCTTCTCGTGCTGGATGTTGAACCTGTGAAGGAGAAGAAGTGAAGGTGTACTGCTTTCTCCTTGTGCTCGTTGTTGCGTTCCTGCCTCCCATGCTGCTGTTCGATAGTAGCGTTTCCCCGACGATGCAGATTCGGTCAAGGTCGGCCAAAGGATGCGGCATCATGTGCAAACGAGGAAGTCGAAAGATTATCTTCGTTCATAGTTTTCATCCGCGGCCGGAAGTGCTCATCGTCTTTGATGACTTCAAGTGGGCTGTGGTTCTGGAGGGTTGAAAGTGAAATACTGGGCTACTCTTGCCGTTCTCGTCTTGTTCTGTGGATCGGGCCGTGCCGGGTACTGTTACCAGCCGAACTACACCTATTCGTACTCCGGTTATCAGAGTTACTATCCAAGCTACTCGTATTATCCGCAGTACGTTGCGGCACCAGTCAGCTCGTATGTGGCTATCCCCATCCCCGTTTTCGGTTCCGTTTACGTCGGCCCCTCCGGCGCCACCAACGTCACCACCACGCAGACGCGCACCCAGACGGCAACCTCGGTCCAGACGGCCGCGACCGGAACCGCGGCTACTGTCGCCACGGGAGGGGCCGCGACAACCGTTGCCGTCGCGGACTCCTCCCGAGAGATCCTGGTCGCCGTCAAGACCTTGACAGGACTCGTCGGGCAAGTGGCCCAGAAGCAGGAGGCGGAAGCGGCGAAGAGCGTCCGGCGCGACCAGTTGCTGGTCACCCTCCAGCGGAGCCACGACGACCTGCGGAGCAGGATGGCGGCCGTGGAATCAAGGGTGGGCGTGGTTCCCCCTCCGCTGATGCCGCCTGCACCCGTTCCCCCGAGTCCAGCGCCGCCGCCGAAGAAAGACGAACCGAAGGAGGCAGACGACTCCGATGCTGAGGTGTCCAAAGCGGCAATGGTCGTGTACAAGAACTCCTGCTTTAAGTGCCATCAGGATGGTTCCGCGACCATCGCCAAGAACCGGACCACCAAGGAACCGATCGCCTTGTTCACGAAGGCCGGGGAACGCGGATTGCTCACGGTTAACGCGACGAAGGGCATCGACCAGGCGCAGGCGTTCCTGACCCATGTCACCGAGGGCACGATGCCGCCAAGGACGCTCGATCCGGTCACGAAGAAACGCCTGTATCCTGAACTGACGCCTCATGGGCAGACCGTGTTAATCCTCGATCTCAAGAACTGGAAGAGGAAGGCGTCATGAAGTACGTGGTAAGTGGTCCGGACATCCAACGCGACCTGAACAACATCAGCCATCACACGCCGTTCGGTGACCAGGCCGAAAGGTACGAGGACAACCGCAACCGCGCCCTGGATTTGGCGGCAAGGCTACGCGGCAACTGCCCGCCGTCGCGGGAATTGTCACTGGCGCTCACGAAGTTGGAAGAGGTGGTCTTCTGGTCGAATGCAGCGATTGCGAGGAATGAAAAGCCGCAGCCAGAGGAGAGGAAGCCATGACCGTGTCGGAGTTGCACGAAGCGCTCAGGGACTACCCAGCCGCCGAAGAGGTTCTAATCCGTGACCATACCGGGGTGTACAAGTCCATCGACAAGGTGACGAACGAGTACGGCAAGCCCGTGTTGAACGAGACGCCGCTTGCCCCCACGTCCCAGACCGAGGAGAGGAGGAAGCCATGACCGTCAAGGACATAACCGATCTGCTCGCCCGCTACAGCGGAGACATGGAGATTGTCATCATGGACGGGGCCGGGAACCTCGTGCCCATCGCCGGGGTCGTCAACGAATACACCAGGGTCGCCATCGTCGCCGTCAAGGGGAGCACCGATGCCACCGCTGAAAGATCTGCTGGGCAAGCCGGGTGAAGGGATTCACTTCCATTTCCTTGGCCTGGCAGTGGTGGACGTGCTGCTCACCGTTGTGGTAGGCTCGTTGATAGGCTGGTGGATCAGTCACGAGTGGATCGGCTGCGTTGTGTTCGCCGTGCTGCTGGCGTTGATTGGTGAATTCCTGCATGTCGTCATCGGGGTTGATACCGTGGTGGTCAAGTGGCTCAAGTTCATTTACGAGGAGATGCTGCTGTGAAATGGATCGTTGGATTCCTTGCGTGCGTAGTGCTGGTTCTCGTCTACAAGGCAGACTGCACGGATTCGCGGATTCAGGAACTCGAACGCCGCGAAGCCGTGATACAGAAACTCCTCTTCCACGATACGTTTGATCGGATGCTGCGGTTAAACTCTCGGGAGTGGCTTGCTCCGATTCCCAACCCAGAGATCGTCAGAGTCCCGCCCCCCTGGAACCGGGCATGGGAGACGATGGACGTGGAGAAGGAAGGCCCTGGCATCTCCGTTCCCGTCTACGGGGCGGTGTACGAAGCTCCGAAGATGTCTCAAGAAGAACTCAACGAACTGTATGACCAGATAAACGCCCTGTTGAAGGAGGAAGAAGAGCCATGAAAAGTCTCATCATCGTGTGCCTGGCGCTGGCCGGCTGTCTGCTGGCGAGCGAAGCGAATGCCGCCGGTCGTGGGGGGGCAGGTCGCGGAGGGTTCGCCTTCGGCGGTCGCAGCGCCATCGGGGCCGGTCGTAGCGCCGGACGGGGCGGGTTCGCCTTCGCTGGACGGCGGGGCGGTGTCGCCGCCGCAGGTCGTCGTGGCGCTTTGGGCGTCGGCGGTCGAGGGGCCGTTGCCGGCATTGGCCGCGTGGGCGGGATCGCTGGCGTCGGCCGGGGAATCGGAGGGGTTGGCGGTCTCGGCGTCGGTCGAGGATTCGCTTTTGCCGGCCGTGGTCTGGGGTTGGGTCTGGGCGCTCGTGGTCTGGGTCTGGGAGGTCTCGGAACGGGTCTGGGTCTGGCTGGCATCGGCCGTACCGGCTTCGCCTTCGGCGGTCGAGGTCTTGGACTGACCGGTCTCGGATACGGAGGCGTCGGGACGGCAGCGCTGGGATATGGCGGCGCGGGTGCAAGTCTGCTGGGTGCAAGTTACGGCACAAGTGCGTACCTGGGGAGCGCGGCCCTTCTCCCGGCGCAGGCGCCTGCACTGATCGCTCCGAGCCTGACCTACGGCAGCACGGCAACCTATTCGTCCACTGTCAGCACGGTGGACGCCCCGCTGTCGGCCAAGCTGGCGGCGCTGGCCGATCAGCTGGCCGCGTTGGGGTACTAAGCTCCGCTTGTTGCGGAGGTGTTGAGGTGTGCAGGGCCGGCCGGGGAGAGGAATGCCCGGCCGGTCCGTTTCTCAAGGGAGCGCGGGCCGATAGCTTAGGGGTAAAGCGCCGCAGAAGCAGCCTCCGGACAACACCATTTAGCCGGCGCAGACTGTTGACGCGGAGAGGCCGGGTTCAACTCCCGGCGGCCTACTGAATGAGACGACGACATGGATACTCCAATCCCAATCGCGGAACTCCCCCGTAACCACCCCGTGCAGGCGGTTGCTGACCACGAAGTCCTGTTCGCGTTCAACGCAGACCGTCAGGCGATCCTCTTCCGCGAGTGGTGGGGCATCGCTGGGGAAGCCGCGTTCACGAAGTGGTTCGCCAGACAGAAGCGGGAGTAAACGCCATGCCTGGATGGTCTGGACAGACCCGCAAACGAGCACTGAAAGCCCACGCGCGGAAGAAGGCGGCGCGACATCAACGGAAACACCTCGAGAACATCAAGAGTCAGGCGGCATTGCGGCAGATCATGCTCTGGTCGCGGTGCCGGCAGCGGTAATCTACTTTCGTTCCAGGTCTTCGACAGCGGCGCGATACCCCATGCGCCAATGCGATGGCCACGGGACGTCAGGCGGCGGCTGATCGCTCTTCCCGTCCTGCCCGCTGCTGTAACCCCACTCCCATGATAGATCCTGCGCCTTCACAACCTCGATCGGCAGTCCCTTGTCCATAACCCCTCCCTTTTTTTAAGTGACAGCGGTAACCTGTCTACGCACAAAGGCGAGGCAGGCGGTGGACAGGGCGGCGTTGGCATCTTGCTCCGAGTCAAACCACTTGAAATTCTCATCATCGTCTTCTTGGACGCATGGCACAAGAGACCAGAGATCAGGAGGGAGATCGTCTGGGTCAAAATTCGATGATTCTTCCCAGCGATACCAGCCCCAAAAATCTATCGGATTAGTTGGCGACGGCCGCTTGTCCGTCAACTCCACGCGATCGATCGGATGCGCCACCACGATCGCCCGGCCATGCCGCATCCACAGATCCAGCGGCAGGTTGACTGTGTGCGGGAATCCTCGGCGGTAGACAACGTGGATGGTCTGCGTCCCCGGAGGAAAGGCATCGTCCAGCGGGCGGCGTTTGGCGTCGGCAAACACGACGAGAGGTTCCCACTCCGGATGACTCCCCCAGTCAATGGAATACCAGCCAGGAATCAATTCGGGGAGGCGCGGCCAGAGAGGTTCGAGGATATCGCGTTCACGCTTTTGCACCTGCTGGTCGCGAGCGCAGGATGGGCACCAGACCTGCGTTCGGTATGCGGGACGCTTGGCGTTGTACTGCGGGCATGCCGCGCCGTCTTTGGCCTCCCATTCGCATGAGAGGAGCGCCCGCCCGATTTGCACCCGGATGAAATCCGCGTACAACGCCCCAGCCTCGCCCTCATGATCCTCCAGCCAGTCGGCATAGATCAGACGCGGTGTATCGTCAGTCGGGTTGGCGAGGATGTCCCGCAGGATTGCATCACGGGTAGTCATCGGACTGCGTCTCCCGGGTGGGTTTGTCTCCCACCCATTGTATCGGATAGGCTCCGTGCCGAAGGAGGATCACCCATGCGCCGTTTCTTTTTGACCGCAACCTACTACTTGCTCTACCCCCACTTCCGCGTGTGTCAGTTCGGGCATCGCCTGTTCGGCTTCGGCCGCTGTGAAGTGTGCGACGATCTGGAAAGCGACCTGCTGTCGATGCTCAAACGCAACGAAGAGAACCACCCATGCCAGGAATCACGTCCCGATTCGCCCTGGTCGTCGCCTTAGCCCTGACGGCGCTGCACCCGCTGACGCTGACGGCCGCTCCGACGCCGTTCCGTCTCCAGGCGAAGTGGAGTCAACCGCCCTCCTTGGTGGGCCGCCACGTTATCAACTGGCAGGGCGGTGCTGGCGTGGCGACGTTCCACCGTCAGGGCGGCTACACGAGTGTCTGGTGCGGGCAGCGCTGGATTGGATCTTGGGTGGCGAAGGACGGCGTGTTGACGGTGACCGAAGCCATCGAGCCAAGCAAGCCGGGGGTGCTGCCGAACTGTTTTTCGTGGAAGGCATCGCTGGACGCCAACGGGATGGGTGGGAGACTGCCAAGCGGCGGGACGTTCACGTTGACGCCGACTTTGCCGGTCAAGGTGGAGAAGATCGGCATGCCGGCGGGGAAGCCGTAGCGGGCGGCGGTGAAAAATTCACCGCCGCCCGTGTTTTTTCTCTTATCGCCTTGCACCGTAGACGACCGCTTCGCGCTCTGGAGAACCTACCGGCCCGCCCTCGTCGGCTATGCGTTCGGCCGCAGCCAGCAGCCGATTGTATTCCGCCCATTCCTCCGGCGGCACGGCGTCGGCATAGCCGTGAAGCAACACCAGCCTTCCATGCTCATCTGTTGCCCGTTTCCATGCCGCGTCGAAGCGGGCTTTGAGCTGATTGAGAGTCGTCATCGGTTGTCTCCTTGCGGGCGATTGTTGATACGCTTACCATATCCGCACGCGATATCATGCACGCCGTCCTCCGTCCCGCAGCGACACCGGCCGCGGTCGTCGTGACTGTAGCCCAACCGCTGACATTCCTGGTCGAAGCCGATCCACGCGGCGTCGGGGAATTGCGCGTGAGCGGCGGCCTCAGCGGCGTGGCACTGGTCGAGATCAAGCTTCTCGTGGATAAGCCAGGCGATGCGATATTTTGCCATTGCCGCTCCCTTGGCAAGGGCTAGAGTTTCCGTCCAGCAGCCATGAGGGCGGTCGCGGCCACGTCCAAGAGCCCAGGACCGGGGCCAGAAACTCGGCCAGCGAAATACCACGACGAGAGCAATTCAATATCGTAATCTGCCCCTTTTCCATCGAAAATGCGTCTAGCCGCATCGGCAATATCAGCCGTAGGAACAGCCAGACCGATAAAACAAGACGGATCTCCGGGCTTTGGCACGGCAAGGTCAGTCGGTTGCATGGGCGGTCTCCGGGGTCAGCGCCGCAGCCAGGGCGAGGAAAGCGGCTGTCTTGGTCGGGTAAATCACCATGTCCACGTCATTCCAAATGTGGCGAAATCCCGGCTCTTCCGGTTCCGGCAAGCGGTCGAATATTCGAGGCTCGACGGCCCCGGTCCACGAATTGCTGGCAGTTTGCCGCCATCCGTATCCACTGCTGGCCTTCCCCCATCCAGATGCAGCGTCGGCGTGGGCCTGAGCGTAAGCGACCGCCCGCCGCAACCCCGCCGCTCGGCTATCTCCCGTCTCCTCCAGCAGGTCAGCCCACACGCCATCCGTCAGCGGGGAGTCGTCGCCCGCGTCGACGGCGGCGGTGATTGCAGCGAGGGCGTGGGTCAGGTCGGTGGTGAAGGTGGTAGTCATCGGGGGGTTTCCTCCTCAACGACGAACCACTCGTCACCTGCGCGGAAGCCTGCCGGCCGGTCGAGCGTATTGCCGTCGTCCAGCAGGATTTCCGTCAGCCGCTCCGGGGTGACGAGTTGGACCATACGGCCCGTGCCGTCGTCCAGCATGTGAGTGATCTCGGCCATCGGTCTCATCCTCTATCGGGCGGTTACTTCGCGAACGCGGGAGGCTGAACGACTTCCCCAGCCAGCATCCAGTAGCTTGCCGACCGATCGCCGTTGAGGCATCGGCAGGCGAGGTACTCGTTGGGGTAGCTCTTGCTGGCCCCCTCGATGTAGTGATCGCCGACAGCCGAATCGCAGTCGGCCAGGCGCTTTCCGTCCTTCGTGTAGTAGCTCACATCGTACAGCAGCATGATAGGTCTCCATCGGGCGACAGCAGCCAACCGGGCCGCGCGGGGGTCAACCGCCGGCCGCGCGGAATCCGAACAGAGCGTCAGCGTGGCTCCCAGGTTGCCAATTCGCGCTGGGACACGCCGTCCCAGAATTCGCCTGCGTACCAAATACTCACCGATCCGTGGCGGCGGAAAGGCATCTCCTCTTCACCATCGCGAAGTTGCCTCGCGACAGTACGCGCCTCATCGAGCGTGGCGCAACTCGCCACCGTTTTGCAGCTCCGCCCGGAAGCGGAGTGAACCAGTACCTTGGCGATCATCGGTCACATCCTCCATCGGAGCGATCAGCGGTCCGGCTGACCGCTGGGGGGGGGCGGGTTATCGCGTCAGCCAGCATGTACGATGACGCCGTCGCGCCATCCGCCGGCGCGGTCGGCACACAATCGGATAGGCGATCCGTCATGGTTGAGACGCTGCCGGAAAGCCGGCAGCACGAAATCTCGCAGGTGCGGCCAGCACGAGCCGGAGAATTCGGGGCCGTCGTCCACCCACTGAGCGGACGGCAAAGCCTCGGCGGGCAGCGCGAGGAAGTTTTCCACGATTTCGCGGTCGCTCAGTCGGCCGCGCGTCATGGTTGAATGCATCGTCTGATTCCTCCTTTGCCGCCGGGCGAGGGGCGGTCAGTCATGTGGTGCGGTGGACAAGCGAACCGTCCGCCAGTTTGAGCGTCAACACGACATGCGCGCCGCCGCTAACGGCGCGTCGATCAGCCTCTTTCTGGACTTCCCGGTCAGCCGCATCACAGGCGGCGCGGACCGTGCGGAACTGGCGACCGATCACACCATCAGCCTCACGGCCGGTCAGCAGGTGATCCCAGGAGCTATAGCCCTCTGCCGGGCAAGCCTCGATAATCGTCACCATCTCGGTATCTCCTTCGGTAAGTCCCATCGCTTCCGCCGGAGCGGCGGTGTGTGGGGTGTGTCAACTCGGCTGAACGCGGTAGGCACGCCTACCGCGGTAGGTCATATCCAGCACCACCTGATGGACCGTCGCCGGATGGGCGGATGCTCCGTACTCCTCGATTGCCGCCTTGCGAGCGGTAGCGGCCGACATTTGCGGCCGGGCCTGCCGCGCCACTTCCAGGGACTCCAGGCGCGAGGCTTCGGCATCCGCTTCCTCGCGCGTCTTGTGACGCGACACAATCGATCCGCCCGGCACGCTGGCGGTGGTGTCCCAGATCTCGTATACGGCGTATCCAGCCATCTCAATCTCCATCAGTGCCATCGTTCAGGACGCCGCCGGCACGTTGCCGGACGGCGGGGGTTGGTGCGGAGGTCAGCGCGAAACGCTGGGGGTCGCGCCGGTCTTCGCCTCGAGCGCCCGCACGCGATCCTCGAATGCCGCCAACTGGCTCGCGGGGACCAGGTGCATCGCCCATCCGTGAGCTGCCGCACGACGCCCCACGGAAAGGGTCGGGTCAGAGATCCACGCCAGGATCTGCTCTAGATCAAGGCAGGCAAACAGTTCGTTGTCGCTCATCATCGTCTCTCCTTCGGTTGGTGCGGGCGGGGGCCGCTGGTGTGTTTCTCGTTGGTGTGGTCAAACCTGCTGGTAGGCGATTCGCGTCCACTCGCGCTTCCAGACCTCGAACATAGCCGGGGATGCGGCCGGGTAAACCGTCTCGGCGTCCAGAACTTCCCAGCCCCGCAAGGCCACGCTGGCGACGTCGTAAGCCGCGCCGTCCAGCAGGAGGACAGGCTGGCCGTAGCTGCTGGTAGCGTGATCGGTGGTCAGGATGCCGAAGCCGACCACTTCCGCTTCGGGAATGGCGTCGTCGGCAAAGAGATCAGTTTCGCCGGTGGACAGCTTGACCTGCTTGATAACCTTGACCTTCATCAGAGGCTCCTTCGGGGTTCGCGTTGCTCACTCATCTACTACTAGTATAGACTCGGGTCAGACTCGGGTCAAGGCCAGAACACGATTATTCCGAATCTTTCCGTAATTCCTTTTTCGCGGCCGTCAGACCGGCGCGCAGGAGGAACCCCGTCAGCGGCAGGCGCTGCGCCTTTGCCGCCGCCGCCAGCAGGTCGTAATCTTCGGGCAGTACGCCAAGTTGGATCGCCCGCTTGCCGGACTCACGCAGTCGGCGCCCGCCCGATTTCTGTTTCGCCGCCATGTTGCCTCCAGGGGAATAGACTCTACATAGACTCTACACGATGGCCCGGCGCACGGCAAGCGTGGTATGATGCACAGAAAGGAGCACGCCATGAGCGACACCCCCTGCGACTACACCCCGCCGACGCCATGCCCGGAGTGCTGCGGCGACGGCCCACGCCTGCTGGAAGGCTGGACAGTCAGCTTCGTGCCGGCGGAGATGATCATTCCCGGCCCAGCCGACCCCATCCCCTTGGAATGGTCGCTCTCGATGGACGAAGTCGGCGTATTGCACGGTCCCGCAGGCGTCACGATGCAGGAGGCGAGGGACGCCTTTGGCGTGCTCATCCTCGCCACCGGGTTCCGCGCAGTAACAGTCACCATTCCGCCGGGCTGGCGCTTCGAGGCGGCCGACCCCAACCGCGTCCGCGTGGTGGAGGGGTGAGCGTCACTCCTGCGACAAGCCCAAGGCATTGCGGGCGATATTGCGAGCCTCGTCAATTCGGGCAATAGTGAGTCTGTCGCCGGGCGGCAGATTGATGATCTTCCGCAGCGCCGCTCGGAGCGTATCGATTTCCCGTCGAGCGCTGTCGGGCGAGAGCGCCTCGTGACCGCCGCCCAGATCAGCAAGAACCTGCCCTCTGCGGGCTGAGGTGAAATGAGGGCAGATCGCGTCGAGCACACGCTGGCGTTCCGCCTCGATGGCGGGCGTGGCGTCAATCGCCATATCGTTGAGCAGGCCGTCGCGGGCGTCGATGGCGGCAAGGAGGAAGGTGCGGTCGGTGAAGGCAGCAGTAATAGAGGGAAAAGTCCCCGTCAAGGTAGGGTTGGCCGTGATTGCACTCTCCCGCCCCCGGATCTCGGCCAGGCGGGTCTCTTCGCGCTGCTCAGGCATGTGTCACCCTCCCAAGGAGACGAATCGCCCTCTCCGCGTCCGCTGCCGTCAGCCCCACCGTGCCGTCAACGTGAACGAACGGATGCCCGGCTGCGCTGATTCCCAGATCCAGGTCGTCGAGCACGACGTATTGCCAGGACAGGCGAGGCTGTAGGCGGTCGCCATCGGGCCAACCCAGACGGTTCCCATCCAGCCATCGCCGGATCAGGGCGCCGCGCTCGTTCTCGACGGGCCAGTCAGCAGGCTTGCCGTTGTAGGTCACCCGCTCCAGCGTATCGGGTGCCGTGATCCCGATGAGGCGATTGGCGAGGACGCCGTGCGAGCGCAGCAACCATTCCATACCGACAAGGTTCATCTCTTGGCGGAAGATCAGGTAGCGCCACGCCGACGACAGCACCATCTCCGCGCCGGTCTCGCGAAGGATGTGGTTGAGGAGTGCAACCTTGTCCTTGTGGATCTGGCCGCACATCACATCCGGGTCGAGTGGGGAATGGTCGTTTAGGACTCCATCCACATCAAGAAACAGGAGTTTCCCTGGCATACTTCTCCTTTGGCCGTGGATTTCTCACAAGCGCCACCTCAAGAGGCATTCTCTTGACCCGATAAGCCATTCCAGCTTGACTCCATCGAAGTTCTTCTGCCCACGCTTGAAGGGTTTGCGTCCGTCCACGATGCGTAACTAGATGGTTGTTCCTGGTGTTGCTAGTCTGTTGCTTCCTTGTCGCCCATCGTATGTTTCCCGGTTCGTAGTTGCCGTTGTTGTCTTTTCGGTCAATTTCCGCCTTGGCGAACGGTCGCTCGCCGACAGAGGCAAGGAATGCCGCGAACGATTCCAACCATTCACAGCAAACACTAATCCCTCGCCCGCCATAATCGTCGTACTTCGGATGGTTCCGATTTGTGCAACGCTGAACAATATCAGCCCATGTCTGATACAGCGGATGCCGACCGGAACGTGGGGCGAGGCCATGCGTCCTATTTCTGACGCGCAGGGACGCGGACCGTTTGCACCCGCAGGATGTCGTATTGCCGGTCTTGAGAGCGTTGATGCGGGCAGGGAATTCTTTGCCGCAGAAGCATTGAACAGTGGCCATTTGCCTCTTGTTCTCGTACCAGACAGGCGAGACGATCGTCAGCTTTCCGTAGGAGACGATTTCCGGCAGAGAAGTAGACGCTTCCCCTCTTTTGGCGTGACCGCGAGAAAACTTCCGTGTTGGCATCTGAACCGGAGAGCCACACCCGCACGCACATAAGCATTCATCTGTAGTATTCATCTCTACCTCCCTTGCTAAGGGAATTATAGGATTTCGACTTGCAACCGTCAATATCCAAAGACGCCGTCGAGGTCCAAAAATAGCACCTTGGATACTCCCTGTTTCTCAGGCATCGGCTTCCCCCTCCTCTGCCACAAACTCCCGGCACGCCGCCGCATGATCCGGCCAGCGATACCGCTCGCAGGTTTTACACCGTCGCTGAGACTCACCAGCGGCGACACGACGGTCACAGTCGGTGCCGTGGCCCCAATAGCTCTCGATGTGGAACCGTGTGGCGACGGGGCAGCGGTCGGTCAGAGTTTTTTTCATGATGCGTTTTCCTCCGATTGCGTGCCGTCCGGCCACAGAATGATAACCCGCTTGCCCTGCGTGCGGGCGTAACGGATTGTGGCCCACGTTCCACCCGTCTGCTTCTTTTTTGCATCACAGGGCGCGGCGATCAACACATCCGTTTCGTTGACGATGTCGCAGTTGCGGAGTAGATATGTCTTTGACTGGCGAATCTGGTGATGCTGCTTGTTGAAAGCACGTAGCGACTCAACAAGCGGCGGATGACACACGATGACGCAATCGCCCTGACAGACCGAAGTAATCTTCGCCGCTTCATCGTCGGCCCCAACACAGTCCCCGTGATGGAATTCGTCAACTTGCAGACCGCTGAGGATATTCCATAAGGTCGCTTTCTTGGCGTCCGTCATGCCGTGCCGCGTACCAGTAAATCCTACTCGCATTTATCTCTATCTCCTTTAGTAAGCCCCCAACCGCGCGGAGGGCAACCAGCGTCTGGAACGCACGCCGACGCACCAGACGGCGAGCGTGCGGCCTACTCGCGGCGGATTTACTTCCACTTGGCCAGCGACAGCGAGAACAGTTCCCACGTCTTCGGATGGTTGGCAACGATCAGGTCGCCGACAGCGTGCGCGAATTGCCGTATCTCAAATTGCGCCGCTGGATCCATCCGCAGGGTCAGGAATGCGAGCCAGTTGCGGAGGTTGGCACACGCACGCATTCGACTGTACCGTCCGACGGGAAGGTGAACGCGGGCCAGTTCTTTCGGCACGCCGGACGACAGCGCCCACTGATACAACAGTTCCTGATTGCCATATTCCTTCTGGAGTTGGCGGCGAAACAGTTCCGCTTTCTCTTCCGTCAACTCTTCCGCCCCCTTGATGACGCCTGCCTGCTTGTTGGTCTTGCTGTTGAGCAGCAAGCGCTCAACGGTGGGAATGTAGTTCTTGTCCGGCAACGGCGTGTAACGGGCAGACATTTCGTTGTAGCTCTGCGTGCGATGGCGATGCCACTCGCGAAACACCATGATCGGCGCCTGAACCTCGATCACCATGCCGGCCATCTCGAAAGGCGTAGCATGTTTGTGAGAGTGCAGGTACGACAGCAGGCCGGCATCGCCCTTTTCCGCCCTCCTGTGCTCGTGAGATGGATTCAGGCAGGCGTTGCCGTCTCCGTCAATCCACCAGTGCCCACAGATCGTGCATTCGGTGTAGGGTCCCCAATCGCGGAAACCCTTGCCGGTGGACATCCTCGCCGCCTCGATGATGGACTCGTCGGAACCCCAGCATTCGATCTGCTGGAGGTAGCCGTGATCGAGGATCGGGCGTTTCTCGCATGTTGGTAGCAGCCTGCGTTGCTGCTCTCTGACGGTCAACTCAGCCATTCGGTTTCTCCAGAGTCTTGATGAGGCGATCCTGATACCACCGACACTTCTTGCAATCTTCGGCGTGGCTTCCCTTGTGCGGTCTGCGCCAGGTGTACTTGAGAATCTGTCCCCGAAGAAAACCGATGAATTCCTCGCGGGACAATGCCGCTTCGATGGCGTCGATGCACTCCACACCGTTGTGGCCCTGATAGTGTCGAGGGTGATTCACATTGTCGCCGATTGCTTCTTTCGGCGCTGGCTGATCCTGGATCGCCAATCTGTCCGCGATGCTTCCCATCACTCTTTCGCTGTCGGTCACGGTTTCCCCTTGTCGTCAGGCGTCATGATCGCCTCCAGCAGCCTTGCCGCGAGAATGTTCCTGTGCTTGCTCCAGTCCATCTGACGGCGCACTTCCGGGTTGTATTCCCTCCCGGTGATATCTTTGAAGGTCGCGCGCAGCGAAGTGTCGATCTCGTCCATCACCACATGGACGGAGTGCTTGACACCCGTCCCGTCGATGAAGAAATCGTAGTTGGCCAGCGGCAGCATTGCGTCCCTGACCGAGTCGGCCAGTGCGGTGGCGATGGACAGGACGTCGGGACTTTCGCACAACCTCTTCGTCTCTTCGTCCTGTCGGTCGCAGGATTCGGCGATCCTCTGACATGTCGATGACAGTTGCGTGATCTCGTCGCGGCGTCGGAGCAGTTGCCGGGCCAGCATCCGTAGGTCGTCATCCGGATCGTAGGAAGCGTCGTTCAGCAGTCGTTCGGCCAGGGCGTCGGCGTCGGTTCGTTCGCTCATGGTTGCCCTTTCTGTGGTTCGATGGTCAACTCCACATGGGTTTTCTCCCAGGCGTTACTCTGGCTCTTGAGCACGCCGTAGGGACCGCCACGCTTCGTACCGTCGATGCCCACCTCGTCAGCCGTGATGAGGTAGACCGCTTCACCCTGCTTGTTGGCTTGCTCCTGGAGGAGTTCCTTCAACTTTTCCAGGTGGTCGGGCGGCGACGGTGGATGATCGCGAGAATACTCGGCGCCACCATCCGCGAGAGCGTCCTCAATCTGCCGGTCAAGCGCCTCGATCGCGGCAGCGCACACGGCGGCGCAGCGGATCAGTTGCCGGCGGAAAATATTGCGGCAGACGAGACCGCCATCAAGGGTCCCCATTCCAAGATGCCTACAACCGATGGCGATCCACTGGCCGGGCGAGAGTCGCGCGTCATGTTCAACGCTGAACTCCTGCAGTTGCCGCCAGCGTTCGCCGGCAATCTCTTTCAGGATGTGTTCGGTGTAACCGTTGGCACTCATCGCTTCCCCTTTACCCGAAACTTCGTCTTCACCTTGGCCGGTTGCGGTTCCTCTTCCTTGACGATCTCCAGCGGGATCTCCTTGCCCAGCTCGAACACCTGATAGTCGGTGTTGCAGCCGGTGAAGCCGTTGCTCGACTGGTTGATCATCGCGATGGCGTCGTCGAGACCACAAACGACTCTGGCCCATTCCTCTCGCCCGTCGCGGAGCCGTTCCACCGCGTGGACGACGTACCATTTCTCCTTGCTCATCGGATCGTCTCTCCTTTAACAACAATTGAGATAGAAATTTGCCATAGACCATATTCCATATACTACTACTATAAAAAAGGGTGGTAGAGGGTCACCCTTCGACCGGCTTCGGGATGTGATCGAAGCATCCATCCCCAGCAAGCGTAACGGGATATCGTGGACGCATCGCCTCCACCGTGGACGAGTACGCCAGTTGCACCTCGAGCAGCGGCGCCGGGGCGCGCCGTCGGCAGGCTCCGTTCCGCTGGTTGCTGCTGTCCCAGGCGGCGCAGGTCTCACATTTCGGGATCACGTCGCAACCTCCATTTTTACGGGGTCGATCACGCCAACTTCGGCGAAGGCAAGGATGCGTTCCTGGCATGAGCCGCATCGGCCGCAATGCCGATCGCCACCTCTGTAGCACGTCCACGTTTCGTGCAACGGCACACCCAACCGGACGGCCGTTGCAACCACATCCCGCTTTCGCCACTTGATGAACGGGGTGTCGATGGTTACGCGGCGATAGGATCCGCGTTCCACCGCTCCCTTCATCGCATAAACGAACTCTGGGCGGCAGTCCGGATAGACTGCGTTGTCCCCTGCGTGGCATCCGTAGGCAACGGTGTCACATCCGAGCGATTCGGTCAGTCCCACGGCAACCGAGAGGAAGATCCCATTGCGGAACGGGACCACCGTCGAGCGCATACTCTCGTCCTCGTAGTGCCCATCCGGGACGTCTTCGGCCGAGGAAGCAAGCAGCGTCGAGCGGAAAGCCTCGAAGACGCCGTCAAGAGCAATCACGCGATGAGTCACTCCGAGGGTGCTTGCCTGCTTTGCGGCGCAGGACAGTTCCCGTGCGTTGTGCCGGGAAGGGTAGCGAAACGACAGGGCGACCAGTTCCTCGCCTGCTGCGTGAAGATGATGCAACAGGGTGGCGCTGTCCAATCCGCCCGAGAGAAGGCAAACGGTTTTCATGTGGCCCTCAGAACATTTCTGGTTGTGTCTTTGCCAACATCACCGCACGACGCAGGAACCGCACTCCCGGAGCGATCAGCTTTCTCCATTTGCTGTATCCGCTGCCGTCTATCGAGTCGCAGCCATATCGAGCCGCCGTCTCCATGCGCCGGGCGGAATTCACGCGGCCCATATGCACCCACTTACCTCTCTCTTTTGCTGCGCGGCACAGATCCGCCGCGCCCTGACCGATCTTGAACGCTGTCGTGCCGCCGATGAACAGCGCCTCGATCCGCTCCCACGGCACAGTGCCAGGAGTCAACCCGTCCTGCGCCACCAGCGCCACGGGAAATCCGGAGGCATGAATCTCTGGCTCCCACTCCTCGAACCTATCTCGCGTGCCCTGATAATCTGCCACCACGTCAGGGCACGCGACGAACTTCCCGGGTGGCGTGCGACCTTGCCAGCGACCGAGCATCCTGCGGAAGGCGTCCGGTTTGAAGTCGCGGAATGCGTCGTTGTCGCAAGCCCACGTCTGGCAGTAGCTCAACACCGTCTCCGGTTTATGGCCTCCCGACGGAGTGACGAGAAACCCCACGTTGGCGTCGAGGTCCCTGTACATTCGCGCCCAGTCGCCCGTCAGTCCGGAAACAAGCAGGATCACACAGGCTCCTTCATATTCATCCCCTCCGGCCGGCTCGTTCCCGAACCGCTTCGATCAGACGTCTCAGGAGGCCGGCGGCAACGCGCCGTCAGCGGCCGGCTGGAGGGGGTGGTTCCACGGCGACGACGAGCGCGTCTCGCAGGACGACGTACACCGCATACGTCTTCCCCGTTGGGTCGTCGTTGGCGAGGTCCAGGCTGATGATTGCCAGTTGGCAGGCTCGGCGAAGACGGTCAGCTTCCGCTCGCGCCGCTGCTAGTTCGCTTTCCAGTTCGGCTATCCGCGTCGTTGCGGACTGTGCTGCGTCAGTCAGGGCCATGTAAGGCGGTAGGGTGCTGGGTTGCTTCTTCATGGTTCGACCTCCTCATCGTAAAAGCTGTCCGCTCCTGGGTAGTCCTCTTCATCCTCGTCGCATCCGCGACAGATCCCGTCGCCATTCTCGGCGCCGAGGTCTTCTCCGCAAACGCAGCAGTAGTGCAGTTCGGGCAGGTAACTCATACATCATCCTCCGTCTTGAATCGTCCCGTTCCTGCCAGCTTGCCGATTACCTTGAGCGCCTTCCTTCCCGGCCTCTTGACGCCCTGTTCGCCGAAATCAGCCGCAGCAACCCCTGACTCGTGAAGCGGAATCTCCGTCTCGGCGAAGCACGTCGCCGGGTCGAGTTGTCCAAGGACACATCCCAGACGCACGGCAACCGATTCCTGGTGGACCATTACCCACCCTTTGCACGCCGTCGCAACACCCACGACGTTCGATTGGTGGCAGAGAAAGACCGCAAGCGCTGGGTTGCTTTCATCGTCGTATTCTCGCAGCTTGGCGTATTCTTCCGCGGTCCACACGCCGGCAGGGACGTCCCGGCGATACGGGCAGGTGGTACAGGGGTTCTTGTTCGTTGCAAGCATGGTCACGATGCTTTCCCTTTCTCCGGTTCTTCGCCTGGCTGGTTCGCATACCACAGACAGCTACTACACAGATCGACTTCGTCTTCGCTGTCGCCGCCGTAGGTCGGGTTGCCGCACTCAACGCACTCGCCAATAGGTTCAGGTTCCTCGTCGTCCTCGTCGTCGAAGCCGTAGTTATCGTCGTCCTCGTCGTCGAAGCCGTAGCAGTCATCGCAAAGATGATCGCTACGCTTCGGGGACCGCTTGCCGCAATGGGAGCATTTCATGGTTCTCTCAGCCTCCAGCACAACCAGAGCCGCATTCTTCGCACAGCCGGCACAGCCACCCCACAGGAAACGCCTCGCTCCAGATCTCGTTGACGGTGGTCAGCCTGATCTCACCGCACCAGTCACAGGGCAGATCGTCTCGTTGATCTTCGGCGTGGACGCGGTCGGTTCTGCCGGGTTGCATAGCCTACTCCTTTTCCAGATCCACCACACCCTCGCTGCGGTCCCGTGCGCCGCACCCCTCGCACGCCCACTGTCCGGCGGCCGTGTTACTGATAGTCTTTCGCTGACCGCAACGATGGCAGGGCGGACCGTCGTACCCCTGGAGTCTGGCTTCGCGGCGTTCGGCAGCAGCAACTGCCGCACGGACGGCTTGCTGTTGCCACTGCTCGCGCTCGGCTGGTGTCGCCATCAGTTCCCGCTCCGCTTCCTCCAGTTGGCGTTTCAGCGTGGCGATCAACTGTCCTTGCTGGTCAATCTCCATGTCGCGCATCCGAATCATGATGATCTGCCGGTCGTTCTTCTGCTGGAGTTGACCAGCCTCGTGTTCGAGCACCTGCACGCGGGCGGTCAGCTTGCTGACGATGTCGTCCTTCGTAATCATGGTTCGCCTTCTCCTTTGCAGTAATCAGACATCTCGTCTTTGAATCGACGGTGCATCAGAATCTCAGCAGACACCCGGAAGATCAGGGCGCGCAACCCCTTCTCCTCGTGGTAAAAGCCAACACTGAACCTCTTGAGGCTGTTGGCGGCAAGATCTCGCGTCCACAACCGGAACGACAGTCCTTTCTTCGCCCTCAGCACGGCAAGGTAGTAGTCCGGCGTGACGCCGATATGGCTCCGCAGCGGCTTGTACGGCTCTGAAAAGTCCGTCGTCGGGTTGTGGTAGGCGTCGAACCACGCCGTCAGCGCCACCCCAACAAGGCCGCGCGTACGCCACGGTTCGGCGTCCTTGCCCTGCTCGTCGAGGTAGTCAGCCACGGCAAGCCACGCGACGGGATCGCAGCCGGTGGTCATCTTCTTTGCCTGTGCGGGCGTCATGTTTGCTCCTCCGCCTTGTAGATGGGTTTGAAGCTGAACACAACAGTGAATCGTCGCCAGACGTCGTCCGATTCACACACCTCGATCATTTGCCGAGTGGTGACATGCAACAGATCCCACTCGGAGGGGTCGCCTTGGAACTTCTCCTCCAGCCGCTGTGCCGCCATCTCGGCAGCTTCCCGGACGTCGATAGGGGTGCATGCGCGGATAACGAAAGCTGTCTCCGGCATCGGTTCGCCCTCACAATGCACCTCCCGACAGGTCCATGCGTTCTTGCGGATCACGGTTGCTCCTCCCGGTTGATGCACTCGATTAAGTATGCCTCCAGGCGCTCATAGCGGAATCGCACCTCGGGCGCGAATCCGCGAGTGTGCAGCAGGATCAGTTGCACCATTGCAAGGCGATCATGCGTCCAGTCCATGTTATCCCTCCTTCTCGAACAACTCCTCACCACCCTCCACCGTCGCCGACTTCTTTCCTCGCCCCTTCGCCGCTCGCTTCGGTGGAACCTCACCGGGCGCCGGGGCGACGTCGGCGGGGGTGGGCGCTTCGGGCGGGTGCTCCGGGTCGGTGGCGATGGGGGCTGAGTCGGGTAGCGCGGTGAACAGGTCGCGTTCGGGGGCCTTTGCGGCGGCGCGCTCGCAGGAGTCGGCCAGAGGGTTAACCGAGGCGATGCGGCGGCGGGCGAGGTCGGCGTATTCTTCCTCCTGCTCAACTCCTATGAAGCGCCGCCCCTCCATCCGGCAAGCGACCCCGGTCGAACCTGACCCGGCGAAGGGATCAAGAACCAGACCGCCCGCTGGACAGACGAGACGGACAAGCCATGACATGAGCGCGACCGGCTTGACCGTGGGATGATTGTTGCGGCGAGGCACAGTCTTCTCCGTCTCACTCCCGCGAGGGGCGTTAGTCCGAACGCCCCTCGCGGGAGTGAGATTGTGCAACCCTTCGTTACGTTCCTCTTTGGATGCCTTGGCGCAGTAGTTAAACCTCTGGGACGGAGAGCCCGGAACCCCAGGAACCTCGCTCGACAACGTGATGTCCAATGTGACACGATCCGCAGAGCCATCGGATTTCCAGTGGCTTATCGTAATCGTCGTGGTGCCGCTGTGCCGGCCCACCGCACACTTCACATAGTTGCTGGATGGGATGGGCTTTCCTTGCTGCTGTTCGGGCAAGAACCTTCTTTCGATACTCAGGGTCGCCGCGATAGCGCTCTCTGCGAGCGTCCTTAATTCGCTGGGCGTTACGTTCGTAGAAAGTCCCCGCACACCGTTTAGCCGCCTGCCCTCTTGGCTGGCCGCTACTACTGCATGAGCGAGAGCAAAAGCGGCGGCTTCGCTTGGCAGGGACGAACTCTTTTCCACAATGAAGGCATGTTGTTGATTCCATACCTCCATTATAGCCTTGGCGCGGCGAAACATCCACCCGCTTTCGTCCTCTGGAAACATCGCAAAGAAGCGGGCGGCGCTGCCAGAGTCGGCATGAGTCGTAACGGTCTTTGCGCCGAAGCGACCGTACTTCCCGCTTTCCCCGCCTGTTCCGGAGTCCTGATCTGGGTAGGAATGTTTCAAGGTACTCCCCGCTTCCGGGAACCCCTCCATCACCTCGTCGGACCCGTCATGAACGACGTTGGCGGGCCAGCGGCCCGCGTGCGAAATCTCCCCGGTCCTGCCGTCGCACCCCATACCGTTTGCGTAGGCGTTGACGGCTTCCCTTCTGCCGTTGCCGAAGAGGGGAACGCCGTCATCTGCTTTAATCCTGCACTCGTCGATACCCAACGGCAACACCTTTTTCCCCGGCTTTCTCGCGAGGATAATGGGTTCGTAGGCCGGTTTGAGGCACCCGTCACTTTTCGGGAAGCCGCTGTTTCCGGTGACGAATACTTTGCCGTTGCGGCGAGCGACAAACGCACCAGAGGGCACGCGGATGCACCAGACGACGCCCTGATGCCAAACGGGCGTTACCATCGCCAGATCGGCTCTGGCGTGCCGTGAGCCTCGTACAGTTTGTGGTCGCTGTTGGAGGCAAACAGCATCAGGTTCTCGGGTCGGTTGTCGAGCGGGTTGTGGTTCTCGTGATGAACCGTTTCCAGCCTGGTCAGTAGCCGACCGATGATGCGCGCCACGATCAACCGATGCTCGGCAACGTAGCCGTCCCTCCTCGCCATCGGAAGGAACTCCGCCGGGCAGCGGACATACTTGTGACCGACGTAGTTGCCTTTGCGCTTGACGTACGTTACCCCACCCTTCCACGCCGGATTGTTTGCCCCCGTCATCTTCTTGGTGTACGCCACTGACGCGGCCGTCCAGTTCGCACGTCCCTTGCTGGCGTGCGGAGTTAAAGCCGCACCGCGCAGTTTGCCGTTGCACTGCCGTGAACACGTCGGCTTCTTCGTCCTCGCCAGCCGGGAGCGGAACCGCCACAATACCTTGCCGCAGACGGCGCACGCCACCATCTTCAATCCCGACCGCTCCACTACTGGCTTCCTCGCACGCTGCCCCTCGATCGCCTTCGCGGCGCATCCTGGCGAGCAAGTCTTGTTGCGCGCCGCCTGCTCTCTGGTCTGGCACTGGTAGGGCGTCGAGCAGACCTTGCACGTCTTCCAGAACGGGTACACCCTCTTGCTGTTGGCATGCCTCCGCGTAGACGAATGCGTAGCTTCCGCCTCGTTTAACAAGGCAGCGATGATTTCTGGAGACGATTTGGTCCGTGTGATCCGATTGAATTCGGTAGGCGGTATCGCAGTAGTCATAGGTCATCACTTCCTCAACCTTCTCCCACCGGAACGAATCCGAAGTCGGATTGTATGCGAGTGCGAGATTGTCAGTCGTGATTCTACTGTAATGAACCCACCCCTTCGAGGTCAGTAGTTCTGTGTCGTTGCTTAGGCACGCATATAACCACATGAGGCAATCACGAATCTGGAACCCGCCATCCTCGACGGCGCAGGCCATTCGGTGGAAGGTCCGTGAACCGCCCATCGCAACGAGATAACCGCCGGGGCGAAGGACGCGGTGGATTGCCCGCCACGTCGCCGGATTGAACGAGACGCCGGAAGCATCCCAATCCTTGGACATGAAACCGAGTTCGTAGGGTCCATCAGTGACCACGGCGTCCACACACCCATCCGGCAGCGTCGGCAGAACCAATCGGCAATCCCCCTGCTGCACAGTCCAGGGTTCCCGTCCGGAAAGCACATCCTCGATCTCGGTCGCCATAATCCCCTCCCTCTCAGTTCCCCGCCGCTCGTCCGCCACGACGGCGTCAAGCGTTTGGCGCGTCCCACGCCGGCAACTCCACCACGAACTCGATCGGCGCTGGTCGGTCGTAGGGCAAGCCGTCCTGATCCAGATACTCCGGGTCGTCAGCGTCCATGCACTGCCGCTCGTACCAGTCGTCGAACATCGAGGCGAACTTGCTCATCTCGTCGGGGCAGTCGCCCACGCCCACCTGGCATACCGGATCGTCCGGCAGATAGCGATGCTCGACGACCAACCCTTCCGGCGCGCAGAAGGCGCGGACGTGTTCCCACGTCGCGCGCAGATTCCTGAACCCGGCGCTGCACAGCGCCCGCGTCGTTGCCAGGGCGATCGGGCAGGAGGCGACGTTGCCGCCCAGACCGTCGTCGATGTCCTGCTCGGTGACCTTGACTGTCAGTTTCATCGGGATACCTCCTGTACTGGTTCTGGTGGCGTTGTTCGCCACTGGTGAATGTCCTTCATGGCGAACATCTTGCGGTACATGCCAGGCGCGTCCAGGTCGATCGCTTCGAGCAACCACTGCTCGCCCGGATGCCACTGGCACTCGCCGAAGAAAAGGCGCTCAGGGCTAATCTTTCGCCAGCGGCGATCATTCAGCCAGTTCGTATACAAAATGTAGACGTCGTGCATCTGTTTTACCCTTGGTAACTGTCAGGTGGTCTCTCTGCCCTCTTCGACAGCAACTCACTCTGCGCTGCAATCCGTCTTGCGAAGCTGTCGCAGACGGTTCGCGCGTCCGCAAGATCCCGCTCCAACCGCCACACTTGCTGCTTGAGGTCGTGCATCAGTTCGCACTGTGATTCCATCCCCTTCATCAAGAGAGCGTTCGCCTTCAAGGCGCCGGCCAACTCGCTCTCCAGCGCCGCGACGTGCAACAGCAGCCACTCCAGCAGTTCCCCCAGCGCCGGCGCATCCTCGCGAGCGTGGGCGACCTGCCAGAGACGCACGGCGGCGGCAAGGGCGGGCGGTTGCCGGTCGCGGGCGTCGAGCAGGGCCTGGCGGGCTTTCCACTCCCGCTCCCATTCTCGCATCATGTGGTTGCCTCCAGCGCTGCGAGAAGTTGTTTGCCGATGAATTCGGTGTAGGCAGGCGGGATCGCTTGGGAGAGTTCGTCCCGGCTCATCCAGTCGATTCCCATTGCCCGTTTCCCCTCAGACAGGGGAGCCATTTGCGGTCGCCAGTGGGTGCGACCGTTGGAGTCGAGATAAGGGGTTGCTCGCGAGTTGATCCTCGTGACCTTGCCCGCGTAAACGCCGAACCGCTCCCCTTGATGACAGGTGCAGGAACCAGGAACGAAGAGTAGAACCGTACTTTCAAAGATGCGGTGACGGATCAGAGGAAGGCCGAACATCGACCCGCATAGAGTGATAGGCCATGCCAGGGGCGCACCCTCTACGTTCTCGATGACGTAGTTTCGGCCGACGTCGTTTAGCAGTTGTCGCGTCGGCTCGATGTAATCCCGGTGCGAAGGCTTGGCGTTTCCGATGCGCCGGCATCGACTGTGAATCTGACACGGCGGGCTTGCATGGATCACATCGAACTCCCGCCCATGTGCCGCAAGATACTCCAGCGCATCGGCCTGCACGAAGGTGAACGGGTAGCGAGACTGTGGTTCGATGTCCACTCCGACCACATCGAAGCCGGCGCGCGAGTAACCCATCCCGGCACCGCCCGCCTTGCAGAACAGATCGAGCAATCGAGGTCTCACCTTCCCCTCCTTCTCTTGTGCGGTCGCCGACTCAGCGCCGCCACAAGGTGCTCCAGGTGCTCGATCTGCCGCCGGGCGTCGCGCAGTTCGCGCATGGTTTGCAGGTGCCGTTGTGCCCCGCGCGCCTGGGATTCCAGCGAGGCGATCAGCCTGTCCTTGAGGGCGTCCCAGTCTCGGCAGGCGAGGAAGGCCTCGCGCAGGTATTCGGCGGCGGCGGCCTTCGCCTGGTCAAGGCGGCTTTGGAGCTGGATGCAACGGCGTATCAAGCCGTTACGGTCGAGGCGGTCAAGGTCCTTCATTCGGCCCACTCTCCTTGTTGACGGAATTCGGCGATGCTGGGAATCTTCGGCTCGCGCCAGCCATTGATGAACGCCAGTACAACGGCTTCGAGGGCGGCGCGGGCGGTGGTCGTGCTATAGCCGAACCTGTCGCGGTAGATCGTCTCGCGGACGATGGCGTGCAGCGCTCCGGGCAGCGTGGAGGATGACGGGACGACGGGTTCGCCGTCCCTTCGTTCTTCGGTCATCCAACCCCACACCCATTCCTTTGCGATCTTCTCCTGGGTCGGCCACTTTCGTTTCAAAGACAGCCAGCGCCACCCCATCGCTTCCGCGTCAAGTCGCTCGCGATCGGCCCCCTCCGCAACTTCGGCGCGGTCCAGGGCGTCGTCGGCCATCAGGGCGCACAACACGCTCCGGTCGGCGTCGATCATTTCGCGGACGCGGTCGGCGTTGGGGCGAGCCAGCATTCGCTCGCGTTCGGCGTTGAAGCGGCCGTTCTCGGCGATCAATGCTTCAACCTGCTGAACGATGTCATTGCCTGGAACGTTCGCAGCGTTCAGGGCGCGCAGGATGAGGTACATCGTCTTGCGTCTGTCGAGGATGTTTCCAGGGGTCATGTCGTCTTCCTCGCTTGTTCCGTGGCCCACACCTGCCATTGGGCGTTACTTCGCATTACTTCGTCGCTCGGTTGCGGATCGACCAGAGCGTACTCGCCCGTGGCGATGGTGCGGCACTGCCGGCCCCTTCCTCCCGGTCCGGCCATCTGGTAGCGCACCCATCCGGCCTCACCGACGAGACGATAGGCGAAGAGGATTTCAACGGACTGCGGAACGTCGTCGAGTTGGTCGAGGGCGTCATAGGCGATTTCGCCACCGTCGGCATCAACCTGTGTCACCCGGAGAAAAAGGGGTGCCCGGCGAAGTTCAAGAAGTTGGCCCGCGGCCGGACCGTCGAGGAAAGCGATCACGCGAGCACCTTCCTTTGTCTCTGAGCCTCTTCGGGCCATCCGCCGTCCTCGAGCCAATCCGCAAACGCCAGGCGCGTGAGGCCGTCCTCGGGCGTCTCGCGCAGCCGAGCGAACCAGTTCCACCAGCCCACGATCCGCTCCGGATCGACGGCGAGGAATGTCGCTCGCTCGACGCGCACCTGCGAGCAGGCGATGCAGCCATCGCTCTTGCACCAGTCGCACAGCACGCCAGCGGGCAGGGCGAGGACGCGCAGCGGCGTCAGGTCGAACTCCTTGCGGCGTGCTGGCCCGTATCGCTCGTCCAGGGCAAGCTTTACCTCCTTGAGGTACATCTGGTGCATGTGTCGAGGCGAGGGCCGGCAGAGGCCGCGCAGGGCCTTCCGCGCCGTCTTCTCGTCGACGTCGGCGTCCAGGCCAGCCAGCACTTCGGCAATCACGGCGCGAGCGTGGAGACGGTAAGGCGAGGTGGTCATTCCATAGTCTCCTTGAGCAGTGCATCCAGTTCGGTAATCGAGTACGCCACGATGCATACGCCGCCCCGGTCGCGCACCTGCGCCATGAACGCCGCTTCCGCAGGCGTCACCTTGTTTTTCCCGCACTTGAGTTCAACCGTCAGGAACCGACCGTCGGGCAACACCGCAAAGATGTCCCCCGATCCGGGGGTTCCGAAGCGGATAAACCCGCCGGAAGGTGTTGGCATTCCGCCCGTGTTGTTCCGCCAGGCAAACGCTCCGCGCATCGCCAGCAGTTGCAAGGACGGCTTGATAAGGTCCGTCTCGGTCGGTTTGCGAATGCTCATTGCTTCCTCGCCTCCACGCCTGGCTTCTCCCGCGCCACCCCCGCCATGATCCTGCCCCACCTGACGGCCTCGGCCAGCAGTTCGGCCATCTGGGCGGGTGTCGTGAGCGCCGCTGCTGCGTAGGGCGGCAGGACGACGTGCGAGGCGCTTCCGTCATAGCGCAGAAAGGAAACGTGAGACAGGGTCAATGCCTTGCGGGTGTAGCGGTAGCAAGCCCGGAACGTCCGCACCGATGCCGGCGGGTGCTTGACCCCGAAGCGGGCGCAGGCGGCGCGGACGATGTCACCCTCCACGTCGTGGACGAAGAATCGCGAGCGGTAGCAGTCGGGGACGGTGGTGTGGATCATGTGCGTGTTCTCCGGTTCGGGTCAACTCTGTTCCCAGAGCAAAAGTTGACGGAACTTCTTCTGAATCGGCGCGTAGACTTCGGCTTCCGGGGAGTTCTCTCCGTGCTGCTGCGCAACCTCCCAGAAACCACCCTGGACGAAGTCATGTTTGCGTTGTTTGAGTTTCGGCCGTCCGGCGGCGTCCGTCTTCACGCCGCCGGCCTTGTCGCGAACGATCAAGATGTGGACGAGTTCGTGATGGAGCAAGCCGATCTGTTTCACACGGTTGTGGTCGGCCCACCAGGTTTCGTCGATGGTCAAGGTGCAGTCGGCCATCCCGTTCACGCGGTTCTTCACGCTGTTGATCTGGATGACCGCAGCGGCGGCGTATCCGTGGTGCGAACACTCGTCGGCGAACAACACGCTGATCGTGACGTCCGCCTGATCCAGGTCTGGACGATAGGTTTGCCTTGCCTCTTTCAGGAGATCGGCGACGTCGTCATCGGGACTGGGGGTGCGGTAGACAGTCATAGGTGGTTCTCCTGGGGTTCAGCGGGGTTTCTTTCGGTGGTCCGGATGACCACCCGTGTTCACGAGAAGTTCGATGTTCGTCTCGTCCATGCCGGGCCGCATGGCGAGCAAAATCCGCCATGCCTCCCAGCGGTCCGGGTGCCGGCAAAGGGCGGTCCAGTTCCCCTGAGCGCAGCGGCACCAACCGACGTGCTCTACATGCCCTGCGCCGTCAGGTCCGGATCCTGGCGCTTCCGCTTCTTTGCGGCCTTCCTTTTCTGCTTTCGCGCCTCCCTTGCTTCCGCCCGGCACTTCTCGCTGGAGGCCTTCATCTCGGTTGCCAGCGCTTCCCACCTTCTGACGGAAGACAGAGGCATCGCCACCGTGGGGAACCCCTCCGCTCGCAGGAGCACGCTGGGTTCCAGTGCCGTCGGACTGGGCGGGTCCGCGAAAGGGATTGTCCAGGGCGGCGCGTTCGGCAATCGCTGTCGTGGACTCCTCCCATTCTTCCTCCGTGGCCAGCAGTTCGATGATGGCGGCCTTGTGCTCCTTGATGAGGGCGATCTGCTCAGGGGTCAGCTTTGACGACGGGGCCACGATCAATTTGCCTCCCTCTTCGCGGAGCATGAAGCCTTGCCGGATGAGGTCAGCGAGGAAGACGACGGGGGTCATGATGTAGCGCCTCCCTTGGCCTGAGTCGTCTGCCGAGAGCCAAAGAAAGGGGCAGCGTAGTTGTCGAGGAAATTTTCCAAGACGTGGCTCGGCCCGTCGGAATCGAAACCTCGCTTCGAGTCGTCAGCGAACCATCGCTTGGAAGCCAGTTGGTAGACGAACCACATATCACGGAAGCGTCGGGGTCCGGCGATCCAAATCATCTTGCCCATCGCGTGAGCGTAGCCGATTTCGGCGATGGTTCCGTAGCAGTCGAGTTGGTCGATCCAGGCAAAGAGAAGGTCGCTGCGGTCGATGGCCGTTTTGCAAGCCGAGACAACCGAAGGCGCTTGCGAAATCGTTTTTTGCGCATCCAACAACCAGGCGCCACAAGTTGACATCGTGTCGTGGTGGCCGCAACAGCCCACACCATCGCAGTATTGGCAATCCTGGGGGTTGCCGGAAGCGATGTGAGTTTCGCTTGCCAGTTCTTCTTCCTGCGCCTTGGCGCCGTGGGAATCGTCGCCATGCCCGCTCTGCCCATGACGACCAGCGACAAAGAACGGTCCAGAGTAGTGGTGAAAGCCGAAGATTGCTTCTTCCTGGACATCCCAGTCCCAGGCGATTTCATCAAACCAATCGACCGAAACGTCCGGCGTGTATTCCACAATGGTTCCACGCCAGTCGTGCCGACTGATCTTACCGGCGAGGTAAATGGTCAGCGGCCAGGGTGGACGTTTCGGAGTTGGTGCAGGAAGGGCGGGCGGCGCCGAATTACGGGTCTTCGCAAGGGCGATGATGAACTGGATCAGTTCAGGGACCGGCCGGAACCATTCCCGAACCAATTGCGCGTAAGCAAACCGATTATGCAGGGCGTCCTCGTCGGCTTCGGTTCCCGGCATGGTCGCCAGAACGATCAGATCGTTGGAGTTGCCGGTCTGGCATGCCCTCTGCCGGCCGGTCGGCGCATCCGAGGCGGTGTATCCGATCTTGATGCCGATGTTTCCGCCGGTCTCTTGAAGGAAGTAGATCATGGTGTATTGTCTATTTTCTGTCGCGCTGTCGCGCTTTTGATGTAAGACGTTGCCGTTGCCCATGTTGCCAATCAGGTGTTTCTGTCGCGCTCGCTGTCGCGCTCTGTCGCGCTGTCGCGCTCGTGTTTTCAGGGGTATCCGCCCAGCGCGACAGCGCGACAGAGCGCGACAGACGGTATCGCTGTTCTGTCGCGCTCCTCCGATGTTTCCTGTTAAGGAGTTACATCAAAAGCGCGACAGCGCGACAGAACTCTATAAGGTGATCTCGTCGCGCTCGCCGCCGTCTTCATCGAAGGGATACCGCCAGAGGTTGCCGCGCTTGAAAACGACCCGGTCGGCAAGGAGTCGGTTGAGCGCCTGCCGGACGCTGTTCGCCTTCTGCTTGACCGCCTCGGCAATCTCTGGGGCGGAAGCGCCGATCTCGCCGCGGGTGCGGAGGAAGCGGACGATGGCCTGCTGAACCTCCCCTTTGAGGTGGTCGGCGGCGCTGCCGAGGTTCTTCCAGGTGAGATGATCGGCATCGAACTCGAGAACGAGTTCACGCTCTTCGACGTCGCGTCCCACGATATGGAAATGGGCTTGCTCCTCCTGGCGGGCGCGGAGGAGGACCATGATCCCGTCAGCGGCTCCGGTGATGCCGCTGGTCCCGGACACCTCGAGAACATAATCCTGGTCCTCCTTCCCGGCGCCTGGTTTGCGCGTGTGATGAACGACGAGGCTGGCGAGGGATCGCTTGTCGCTGAACGATTTGACCTGACCGAGGTCGTCGCTGTCCTGCGAGTAACCGGAGCGGCGTCCGTCCTGCTTCGGCGAGAATCGGTTCCACACGTCGATGATGACCAGACCGGGACTCTTGACTTGCCGACACCACAACTCGAGGAGTTGAAGGCCGCCGTCGTCCTGCCTGGGCCAGTTGGTGGCAATAGTTAGTCGCTTGCGGATACTGTCGTGAAACTTCGGGTCGATAGCCTTGAGCATCTTGATAGCCCGCGCCTGGACGCGGCGCTGTTTGTCTTCAAGGCTGAGATAGAGAACGTCGGCCGGATCAACGGGAATGTTTCCAAGCGCCATGCCGCCGCCGGCAATGGTTAGGGCGAGGTTAAGGGCAAGCATTGACTTGCCCATCTTGGGGGCTCCGGCCAGCAAGTTCAGCCCCTCACTCATGATTCCGGGAATAACCCACGTCGGTTCGGGGAACTTCTTGGCGAGAAGGGAGCCCATTGTCCGCAACTCAAAAAGCTTGGTGTGCGGTCCGTCTTCCAGGGTGATGCCGTCGAGTACCTTGTCAGGCGTTCCCTCAGCAAGGGTGTTGTCGTCGTAGGTGACCTTCCAGGGTGGTTGACCGTCAACCTTGACCGTTTTGCCGCTGGGCGTCTTGCCGTTTACATGATTTGGATCGGGAGGCCGGCGGGGGTTGCGCGAACCGGCCTTGATAGCGCTCTCGAGCGTGGCGATTGACTCCTGCGACTCCAGGCCGATACGTCCAGCGGCGAGAAGCATCTGGGAGCGCATCTCCGACTCGTCAAGGGAACCACCGGCAACCAGCTCAGCGAGGTTGGCGCATGCCTTGAAGTAGGTGTTGTTCCGCTCTCCTTCTGGCGCCAGAAGGATGCGGCCGATTTCGCCGGCCATCGCCTTGGCCCCGTAGGGGGCGCCGGAAGATGGGGCGAAGACGCGGAGCGTGGACGTTGCCGGGGGTTCCTCCCCGGCGATTCGCAAAAACGCCTCGGCGGGAACCGGAGCGATGGTCTGGGGTATGCGGACGATTCTCGCCATGCGATGCGGTCGGTCCGTGGCATTCGGCCCCTTTCGCGCCCACGTTCCTGGCAATTTCGCCAGACGGCTGGCGTTATAGACCGAAGTGTCGATCTTGCCGCGCGTCCCGGTGTATCGCGACGACAGCGTAACGAGAAAACGTTGCATCAAAGACCGTGACTCCTCTGTGTTTGGCATCTCCACACGGTGGATGAGATACCAGCCGTTGCCGCTGTCCACGAGAACGGATTCGGAGAAACCCTCGCCGGAAAGGAATGCGTCCACCTCGTCGGCGAGCGCCCTCGCTTGTGCCTTCTCCTCGTTGGTGGCGCTGACCTTGACGCCGTCAGCCTTGGCAGGGTCGATATCGATGAACGACCACATGCGACAGACGACGTCGGAATCCTCGGCGGCCTTGACTAGGTTGGCGCGAACCGGGTTCAGCACGAAGTAAAGCGTGTTGCCCTTGGCGATGGCCCGGGCGCTGCGAATGAGGGCGTCGATGTCCCTTGCTTGACGAACCCGAGAGAGCGGGGGTCCGTCAGCGAGAGGGATGGCGCGAAACTCCGTTCCATGCTCATGGTCGGCAAAGAGCGACATGGCCCGGCGCACCTCCCCGGCGTCGATTGCCGGGGAGGGCTCCGTTGATTGGTCAACCTTGACTTTCCACATGCTGGCCATGCTGAACCGACCTTTGTTGCTCAGAACGGAGTAGGCGAAACAATCCCTGTCCTAAAAGGGCGTTTCGTCGGCCGCATTCGTCGCGGTTCCGACCAGCTCGCCTTCGCCTTTCCCTGCGACCTCGCCGCTCCGCGCCTTCCACTCGGGCGATTCCTTCACATAGTCGAGGGCGGGCTGGCCGTAGACGCGAGGAATCCACTCGGCAAGCGGGAACTCGCTGCCGCCTTCGATCTCCCATGCAATCGCGTCGAGGGTGGCGTCGGGAACCTTCAATCCCTTGATCGGTGCCGAGACGCTTTCGACGCGGGCATAGGTCGAGGTCTTGGCCGCGTTCTGCTTGTGCGTCAGGTTGACCTGGCACTTTTGCTTGAGCAGTTTGAGGATGTCGAATTCCTCTCCGTCGCCGAGATCTTTACCGCGCCATCCCTTGACGAGAATCCGAAGTGCAGCCTTCTCGTGCATGGACAGGGTGTAGTCCCTGCCGACGACGAAGTTCTTGCCGTCCTTCTTCTGCTCGTCGGTGAGTTCCCACGCAATGAGAATCTTGCGGACGTCGCGCGGTTCCTTGCCGGGGTACTCATCGGTGTGAGTACCGAGGTCGATGAGGGCGATACAGACGGCGGCGTGATTCCCGGCGGGGGGAATCTCGTATTCGGCGTCCTCGCTCTTGCTTGCTTTCTGCTTCCACACAGACATAATTCACCTTTACCTATGGTTAATCGGGAAATACCTGCCTTGAGTCGAACATCACATGGGTCGTTTCATTGGACCATCCGCATGCGTAGCAGCGGCGGTAGATGTTGCGGCGGTACAGTTCCGTAACGCCGCATTGCTGACAAGGTTCCTCCATCTTGAGCCAGGGAAGATCCCACACCGGGCGCGGGCCGTGGTAGTTGCGAGCGACAAGCTTGAAGATGCTCGCCATTGAATCCTCCGGCCGGGACAGGATCAAAAGGGAACGTCTTCGCCGTGAACGGCAGCGGCCGCGCCGTTCACCGGGAGAGTTTCCTGTCGCTGTCCGCTGGCCCGACGTGCGGTCAGTCGCGGCTTCTCCGGTTCCGCAGTCACGCCGACGCGCTCCAGCAGGCTCGTTTCCTGCGCCGTCAAAAGTTCAAGTTGCCTGCCGATGAGTTTCTTCATCGTCGGTCCGGCAGTTTCGAGTTTCGCCTCCAGCGCCTGCTTGCGGGCCTCGATCGTCTCCAGCACGGAACCGAATGCCTCCATACGGGTGTTGATCTTCGCCACTTCTGCGGCGAGTTGGATGCGCTCGGCCGCAGCTTCGGCGCTGCTCAGGATGCCGCCGGTAATGGCGTCGATGATGCCGCTCGTTCGGTCGGCCAGGTCGTTCAGATCGGACATGATGCGCCTCCGTGTTGTCGGTGAGGATGGGAAATATGTTCCCATCCTGTTAGTAGAACTATACGCCAGTGGCGTACTTGACAGACGTGATATTACACGTCTGTAAATGGTACGTCAATGGCGTAGTTAGCTGATTCGGAAGAATTCGGGGAAGGTAAGCTCGAGTAGAAGCGTGACGTGATCCGGAAGTGGGCGTCGGCCCTGCTCCCAGTTGCGCCACGTTCCGATGGGAACGCGCACTTTCGCCGCCGCGTCGGTCTGCGACATGTCGTCGTAGAACTCGCGGAGTGCCTTTAACCGCGCCGGCCACGGGTTGACCGGCTGCGCAGGGGTGGCTTTCTTCTTCGCCATGCCGTTCATGGTACTTGTCTCTCGTCGTTGCGTCCATCGTGTGCTACTCCTCGGTGCGTCCAGGTTGCCCCGGTTGGTTGCTCGAAACAGGCGTCCCGATGTGCCACATCTGGCAGTGGGGACAATGAAACGCTTCGACCGCTGTGCCGTTCCTGCTGTTCATGGACCGCGCCGCACCCCTGGCGGCGCGTGCGGTCCAGTAGAAGTTGCCCTTGCCCCTCTTGCGGCGGCAGGTGCGTCTGGCTTTCGCGGCCTTCGTCAACGGCATGACTTGCCCTCGCGGTCTCCAGAAAACCCCTCCCCCGGTGCCTCGTGGAGATCTCAGCCACAGGGGAACAGGCGCAACGAGCGCCACATCCGCCGGGAGAGGGGAAGATCGTTCATCGCTGCAGGATCATCGCCGCCTGTTGCAGCGCCACGTGGTAGGCGTGCCGTTCGCGGCGACTGTGCCGTGCGGACCTGCGTTCGCGGCCCTTGTGCCGGGCGTGCCGCTGGGCGTTGCGTGCGTGCATAGTCATGGTGTGGCCTCCTGGAGTGCCAGGGCGTTGGACGGTCCTTGATAGATCCTGCCGCTGCTGTCGGCCCACGTCGCCGGCAGCACGGGAACGCCGGCCAACCGCAGGCGCTGCTTGGCGATGCCAACGGCGCGCTTGCTCAGTCCGGTCGTGGCCATCACATCGGGGATGGTGTGTGGACTGGTCAGCAGCGACCGCAACCTGTCGTCGATGACGCTTGCGAACTCGCGGCGACTGCGGCGCGTCTTCACGCTGTGGATGCTGCGGCCGATACGCCTGGCTATCTTCTTGAGCGGGTGTCCTTGTGCGTGCAGGTCGTCCAGCAGTCGGTCTTCTGCGGCGGTCCACGGTCCACGGGTCTTCCTCATGCCAGATCCTCCTGAGTACTTGCGTCGAACTGCTCCGGGGCGAAGCGGCCGAGAATCACGTTCATGACCACAGCCAGCCAGCCGTACTCGTTGACCACAAGGGCGACGTGCAGCAGGCCGAGGGCGATTCCCAGAGTAAGCGGTATCCATCGCATGGGGTTCCTCCTTGAGGGGCGATGGTGTCAGTTGAATCCCTCGACGAACCGTCGAACCTCGCCGACGTTGTCGATCCATCCGGGAACCATCATCAGCCCGACCCCCATCATGATCGCAGTGTGATCCACCAGTTCCGGGTGCTTGCGCAGGTCGCTGATCATCGATGTGAAGGCGTTCCGTGGGTTGTGCGGCAGGTATTCCAGCGCCCGCCGCTTTGCCCAGGCCAGATGTTCGTCTCGCGTCATGTTGGTCTCCTTGATGGGCGAGTCACACGCCGCCGGGTGGTCCCTGCCGTGGGGTCCAGCGGCGCAAGCGCGTTAACTACGCTGTTGCCTCACTGGCCGAGTCGTCGCTCTTTTTCTTGCGTTGGGGCGGCGTGACTGCGGCGTTGCGGGTTCTCATGGCCATCTGGGCGAGAGATTTCAGGCCAATGAGGTTCTTCTGACCGAAGTTGTAGACCTTCTCCAGCATTTCGAGGTAGGCATCCTTCGTCGAATAGCTGACGAGGAGTTCCCGACACCGTTCGGCGCAGCGAAGCATCCTGCGAAGATCGAACCCGTCGGTGCGGCAAACCGCCATACACGCCTCGGTGAAGCGGGCGTTACGCAGAGACGGGGAGAGTCCGGACATGGGGCCGTAGAGGGAGGCAACAGACTCAGCCCATTTCCTGTCCTTGACCTTGAAGTTGCCGTCGATGAATGCCGCCTGGAAGTTGCCGAACGAGGTCGTTCCCGCCAGGAGCGAGAAGGCGGTCCCGATGGGGAGTCCATGTGTCTGGGAGAAGTCCAACCCTTCGCGGTAGTCGTTCTTCCCGTTGGCTGCGTGTTTTTCCGCGTAGTCGATGAGTTGCCACGTCTTGGCGGCACTGTTCACGATGGCAATGTCGAAGTCTTCCTTGACGATGACGTAATGGATGGGCAGACCGAGGGATTCGGCGATCATGTGCCGATGCTGTCCGTCCTTGATGACCAGTACGGAGTTGTCCTCACAGACCACAATCGGGAAGCACGCCAGGAAACCGTAGAGCTTCATGGACTCCATCAGTTTCTTGTGCTTCTTCATGTTCAGGCAACGATTCTCGTTGCTGTGCCTCTGGAAGAGGCGGTAGTCCTTGGTCGTCTGAATCTTGAAAGCCATCTCACAAACCTCACTTATTGGCCTTGATCCAATCCGTTACGATCTGGAAGCCACGCTTCCGTAAGGGATCGTTTTTTGGAATCCGGGTCAAGGCGTTCACTGCTTCCTGTGCGCGGAACACTCCCACGCCCTTGATCTCTCGGGGTTGTTCTTCTTCGCCCTTGTCGCGTGCGGGCGCATCCCCGTTCGTGTTTTCTTTGGCCTTGTCCTTGGCTTTCCCCTTCCGTTGCGGCCTTGGCTTGGCTGCTTCCTCCCGTTGCTTCTCAGGAGATTCGGTAGCCAAGGCAGCCGCGGTACGGACGCCCATGTGCCCCTCTTCGACGGCTTGGATGATTTCCGGCTCGGCTAACTCCAGAACATTTGCTGCATAGTCAACACTTCGTCCACCCACGCCGAAGAGAGTTCCGATCTTGTCCCGGGTGTCGCCACCCAAAGGTTCCGGCACCTGTGCCGGAACCTTTGTTTCACCGCGCCGTGTCGCGCCCGACGATCTTCCGCCGCTCGCTGCTGCCGCTGTCTGCCTTTCCTTGGCTTCCTCTCGGAGTTTGTCCCCCAACTCCTTTGCCTTTGCTGCGGCCATTGCTCGTTGCCCCGGGGTCAGGTGTCTACGGTGGAGGTTGAGCGAAACAACGTGGGCGATTGGATCGGCGACCGTCACTGCGCGAATCTTCGGCGTCAAGCTGATCTTGCAGCAAGCGAGGTAGCGCCGCCGGCCGTCGATGATCTTGCCGTCGAGCGTCTCGATGTAGACCTGCTGGCCGTACTCCTTGATGTCCGCCGCCAACTCGTCGATGGTCTCCGCGTCGAGCGGAAATATGTCGGCGGCTGGATGGATTTCTAGTTCTGTGATGCTCAAGGTCGTCTCCTATGTCTCACACCGTCCACCGTCTCGGCGCGCACCTTCCACGCCGACGCCTCTGGTGCGCCTGTATGGGGCGATCCCTCGTTCACCGCCTACTTCGCGTCGGGCTCCAGTACCGCTTTGACCCGGAGGTAGAGGCTATGCATTTGCTCGCCCTCCGCCGCCGCTTCGTCTTCGGTTATCACACCCCAGAGCGCGCCGGTGAGGTATTCCCACAATTCGCGGATCAGTGCTTCGTGCATGGTTCACCTTGGGTCGGGCAGGTCAGGCGCCGCAGCCAGCGCCTCGGCGTGGTCGCGCAACGCACTGCGGCAATGCGCCGCCATCTTGACGAGCGCGCCTGTTGCGTCGCGGGCGGCGTACTCCGTGAGGTACGGCCATGCGCTGTCCAGTTCCGAGACGACGCCAGCGTAGGCGTCCTCGGCGCGTTGGCCGAGCAATCGGACTGTCTGGGCGAGGGCGTCCGCTTCGGAGACGATGGCGGCGAGTTCGGCGTCTCGTTTCGTCGGCATTATGTGTCCACCTTCTGCCAGATCCTGTCATGCAAGTACTTACGTTCCCTGAAGTTCTCCATCCACCTGCCTCTATCCGTCCTGGCTCTGCCAGTTGCCAGCTCGACACCCTTCGCATTCAGTCGCTCGATGTTCAGCCGCAGCCTGTTCCCGGAGTCGAGGTAGTCCCCGTAGAGTTCCTTGCCGACCGCCTCGACGGCTTCATCGTAGGTCACCGATGTCAACCCTCCTCTGTTGTCGCACCCCCTCGGGCGGGCGGATCGTCGTCCTCGGCACGAAGAAAACCGAGGGTCAGTCACCCGGAACCCCACCGATAAAAGGTTTCAGGCGTGATGAACGGCGTCCGGTCGGCAACAAGCCGACGTCCTCGGGAAGAAGCGAAGCCGAGGGGGCCGCCGAGGGGAGTGGCTTCACGATGCGGCCGTTGCGACCGTGTCCAGTTTCGTGCGGTTCATCGCCACGAGTTCCATGATTTCGCGTCCGGCGAGCCTGTTGCCGTGCGCGAGCTCGTTGAGCATCGTGCGGATTTCACGCCCATCGATATCCGTGCCGGCAAGGTCATCGTTCACGCCGGCCTTGATTTTTTGCAACGCTTCGGACTGTACGATGAGAGCCGCGGCGTGGGCCATCAGTCTGCTAGAGCGTTTCATGTGGCGATTCCTTCCGAGGGGCGAAAGGGTCGTTCGGGGCGTCCCTGAGACGTGTCAGGGAAAAGGTATCAGGCGATTAGGGGCGATTCAAGGACAAATTACGTCCCGCTTTTGGCATGAAACACGCTTATGACACGGGCGCGACACAACCGAACACTCCAGGCGGCACGGGCGCGACACAACCGAACACTCGGAAAAAATCTCAGTCCGCGTCCGATTCGGCGGAATCCTGTTTTTTCTCCCGCCCCTTCGGCGTCTTCTCGTCTTCATCGAACGGCCCGGGACCCCAGCGACCGCCGAACATAACGTAGGCGCTCCAGTCGCTTTCGGTGTACTTCCACTCGGCGCCGATGCGCCGAGGGCGGGGGAAGCGCCCCTCGCGAATCCACCGATAGAACGTGGATTGCGAGATGCCGAGGCGCTGGCGAACGTCCTCCATGCTGTAAAGCTTCTGCGACACATCGCGCATCCGTCCAGGGGCCAGGGGCGATCATCCTTGCGGGCGTCAGGCTTGTTCTGCAACCACCGCCACGCCTTCGGGCGGTTCACTCCAGACGTGCAGTTCTTCAAGCTGTTCGCGCCAATCGTGTTGCACCTCCAGAGCACAATGACTGAGGGCGTCAACCCAAGTCGGATGCCGGCCATGCGCCATGGGGAATCGCGTCTGGTAGTAGAGCGAGGTCGCGTCGTGTGGTTCGTGTGGCCGGTGATCCGCGGCACAGAACCGGCACAGGTGCGGCGCGGGCGGAAGAAGGGTCATCGGTTGGGCCTGGACTGTGGTCAGGGCGTCTTCTTCGTCGCGATGGGGACAGGTCATGGGGTGGTCTCCTCTGCGGGAATCGGCTTGATCTTGCCGTGCTCCATCTTGCTCAGTTCAACGGCGGTCATGCCGCGCCGGGTTGCCTCCTGATGCAGGTTGCGGTAGACGGCGAGGCGCGCCTGCCGCATCCGCTCACCAACACGAATCCACTCAGCCATCTCGTCGGGACATTCTCCGGTGGCGTTGCACCGCGAGCACTTCATGGGGACGTTGGACGCCCCGGAACCATCGGCGTATCGGACGTGGCTGGCGACGATGGAGGCGTTGCCGTTGCAATCAGGGCAGATCATGGTTTACTCCAAACGGTTGACAGTGGGGAAAGTCAGGATTGCGTTTTCGACCAGGCCCCGGACGCCTGCTGAACGCCTCGCTCCTTACGCTCTGGGTGGCGCGCCCTGAGCAGCCTGACTCGTGACAACGCGCCGCTTCTTGTACGGCGATCGAGGGGACAGGCAGTTCCGCGCGCCCGTTACGGCTTCAAGCCCCCAACACTCCTGCCCATTCGATGGCAGAGAGATTTATCCCCCGGCGGCAGGCGGCGGCCGTCGCACCGCTGCCACACTCCGCCGGGGTAGACTCATTGCTCCTGCCTGGTCACCTGCTCCCAGCAGGACGCGCAGTACTCGTTGGTGCGGTCGGTTACGGGGTTGATCGCGCACCGTCCGCACCGAGGAAGCGATGCCGCAGCCTGCTCGTTCAGCACCGTGGCAATCCACTTTTCCGCCTCGACGATCTGCGGATCGCTGGCTTTATTCTTCCCCAGGAGGATTCGGGCGTTAATCCAAGCTTGGACGGCTGCGGGGGCGGCACGGTCCCGCCCAAGGAGAACGAAGGTCCATTCGGTGTCGCGGGCGCGGTTCATGCAACTAGTTGGGTCGTTCAGTTCGTCGCGTTTGCGCACAGGTCTACTCCTTTGGAATGACGGTTGCGGTTCCTGCCTCGGTGTCGAATTCAACCGTCAGGTATTCGCCGTACTTCATCCACTTATCGAGTTTGGCGCGGGCCGACTCGCAACGGGTCTCCATGAGAGCTTCGCGCTCATCCTTGGAGAGTCCTGGCACCGATTCGAGTTCCGCCTTGACGGCGTCCTCAACCGGGCCGTACTCGCAATCAGGATCCTTCATCGTGATGCGGATTTTCACTGGCTACTCCTTTGGTTTCGGTTCGGTCCACACATCCGGCTTCACCTCGGTCATCCGGAGCGATATCAGGTGCATCCGGGCGAGGGGCAGATCCATCATGGTGATCCGACTCTTGACGTGGTCGCGGATATACCTGTCGAGGTATTGCTGCGTGGAGCAACAGCAGAGGTCGTTGCCGGCCAGGAGCGAGTCAACGGTCTCGCGTCGTATCTGCATGGCGACCTGGCCCATGAGGCGGTTTAATTCGGCGTCGGTCATCGGTCAATCTCTTGGGTCAAGGATGGTGTCAATCGGCTGAACGGGGTTGTCTTCGCGGAAGGCATCCTCCACGATGTGGCGAGGGAGACCGAAGCGCTCGCAGCGGTCCACGATCCCCTCGATCCGCTGCGCCCGCCCCCACTGATCGACGTACCAGCCAGGCTGCTCCTTGGAGGCGGGCGAGCGACCACCGGAGCGGTCGTAGTGCGGATCGCTCGACCAGCCACACTCGGGGCATCCGCAAGGGCCGTGGATCACGCCCACCTCGACGTCAACGGAGTCGCGCCAGCACTCTTCGCCGCACCTGGGGCAGATCATGTCATCGTCCATTACGAGCCGCCTTTCGTGCTGTCGAGGTACAGGGTGGCGTGCTTGGAGGGCAGGCTCACCCCACTCTTTCTTGCCGCTTCGCGGAACATCTTGCGCGTCAACTCGATGAAGACCGTCCCCTTGATGGACCGGCAAAGCGAACAGACGCGAAACTGGCCGGCGTGAAGTTCCCAGCCGATTCCCTGCTTCGCCGTACCGCTGACGCAGAGCCAGCCCCGGCGATACTCTGTGGTTTTCTCCATCTCGGGAACAACCGCCATGATCCAGGCGATATCGGCGTGTTGGTCGTCGTCGGCGTATTGCCCGGACCAGGCGCTGAACACGTCGATCACGCAATCAAGTTGAGCGATTGCTCGCTGGCGGCGAACGTCCTCCATCACGCACCGCCTTTCGCCTTTGTGATGACGGCAATAGCGTCGTCTTCGGCAGCAATGTGGGCATCGAGAAGAGCTTGCGCCCGATTGGTGATGACGCCCATCGGCACGCCGCGATAGGCCGGTGCGGCAGCAATCAGTTTTTCCAGAGCCGCCAACAATTCAGGGGCGAGGTCGATGGCCCGGGCGATTCTCTCGGCTGCCGCCCGTTGCTGCTCGACGCTTCCATAGGTGCAGCATCGGCGGCATCCATGTGACATGTACGGCTTGACGCAGGTGCAATTCGGCTGGCACGGCGTTGTCAATCGGCATGGGCAAGTCATCCCGCCCTCTCTTTCCTGTTGTGGCCGACCTTGCGGCCGCGTTTGGCCGCTCGCTCATCGGTCTGGACGCACGTCATCACGACAACCCTGCTCTCCCGCAGCAGACAGCACGGGCAGAACGCCGAGGGTGCGGCGGCGGCCGGTATGTTTGCTTCCGCGCCGCACGTGGGGCAGTGGACGGCGACGAGGGTGTAGGCAGTGTGTTTCATGGCGCGCCCTCTTTCGCCTTCGTCAGAGCGGCGCGGGCCATTGCGACGGCCCTGGACACCCCATCCTGATGACCCCAACCGGCGATGATCGCCTCGCACGCGGCCATCAGGTCGTCGTGGGCGTTGACCGCCGTCACGATAAGTCGGGCGTTGGCCCGCTGCACGTCGTCGGGGATGCCTTGCCCTTGGCCGAGCGTGCTACGGTCGTAGAGCACGATACAGGCGATGCCTCACTCGTCCGGCGCTGGGCCGAAGACGCCAAGGTCGTTCTCGGACAGCGTCCACGGCGTCGGGGTCGGTTTGCTCACGATGTCCTTCCTTTCGTCTCCGTGGAGTACGCGCCCAACACCGCGATGATCCGCTCCACCGCGTCCATCGCACGGATGGTGTCGTCGCGGCGGAGTTGCTGCATCGCGTACTTGGCATCCGTCAACGCGAAGCCGATGGCGTATTGCAGATCGGCAAGCACGCCATCCATCGGGGTGAGGACGGGGATGGACAGGGGAGCGCCGTCGGCCAGTTCGATGGCTAGTTCTGCCCACGATGCACGCCCACAACGTCGGCAGGGCAATTCCAGGCTGAATCCGTCGGCGTCCTGATCGCAGCCGGTCCCGCGACACCAGGGGCAGGAGTCCGCGTCTGTGGGCGTCAGGACCGCCGTCGCCTGCTCGTCGATGGTGCTCGCCTCGCCGCTGCCGCCGCAGAGTTGGCAGGAGAGGCTGCCTCTGGGGCTGTTCGGATATTCGTCGCCGGTGCCGTAGCAGTGGGGGCAAAGGAGAGAGGCAGTCGTGGTCTCGGACATTGGGGTGCTCCTTCAAGAGGTGGTTACTTCGCACAGATGCTGTCGAGCATCTTGCAGATACGCTCCAGGGCGTTTGTTGCGATCGGGCAAGCGTCGCCGAACTGCCGGTAGAACTCTCGAAGGGCGATGTGGGCGTCGATTCGGAGCGAGTCCATCAACTCGTCGAGTTCTCTTCCCGGTTCGACGAGAGCTTCCCGGACGGCGTCCTCGGCTTCGATGGCCTGGATCTGTCCGGCGCGAGCGATGTTGCCGGGGAGGAGACCGCGGTAAACGGGATGGGCGAGCAGAAGAGTTGTGACGGCTTCGCGGAGGCTCCTCTTGATGGGCGCTTCCGCAGCGATCTTCTCGGTCATGGGTTTCTCCGTCAGGGGGCGATGGTGTGGGTCAGGTTCCGTGCGTCACGGCCAGCTGGGCGGCAACTTGCCACATCACTTTTCGAAGCCGCACAATCGCCTGCTTGAGGGTGTTCGCGGCCGACTGCTCGTGAATCCCGAGACGTTCGCCAATCTCCGTGGTCCCCATGTCGTAGCCAAAGTAGAGGGTCAGGACATCTTGCTGTCTGGCGTTGAGGAGGGCTAGGCATTCGTCCCAGCGGTCGGTCGCGTCGTCCAGGCAAGCGGGCGTGCGTCCCGGGCGGGCGAGAAATTCGGCGTACTCGCAAATGCTGTCGGTGCGCGGCAACTGGTTCTGGGCGCAGCGAACCCGGCATCGCCAACCGTTGGGCAAATCGAGCTTGAGTACCTGCTTGACGGCCCCGCGCATCCATGTACTGGCGAAACTCTCCCATTTCGCGTCGTTCTTGCAGCGACAGGCAGCCCGCCAGAGGGCCTCCAAGGTGTGCGACTCCAACTCGTCACGCAGCCAGGGGAACCGCTTGGCGGTCTTGGCCACCAGCCACTGGCGAAGCGTCTCGCAGATGGCCATGCGAGGGAGAATCAGGGATTCGTCCATTATGCGTCTCCTTTTGCTTCAGCCAACCGCTGGAGGATCCGCGACCCCTCGAACGTGCTCCAGGTCTCCGCTCGGAACGATGCCTCCGCGTGCGGGCCAAGGGGAGACAGGGCCGGTTCCCGGGCAACGAATGCCTCAAAGTCCTTCTTCGTCTTGAAGAAGCCGCAACGGTCGCCGTCGCGGAAGCCGACCCACTTGAACGAGCGTTTCAGGTCGCCCACGGTGGGACGAAGCGTGTAGATGCAACCGTTGTACATCAGAGCATAGACCTTGTGGGGAGATGGCATCATGCACATCCTTTCGTCCGCAGCTCGCCCATCTGAATGCCGATCTTCGGCAGGGCGGCGAAGAGGGCACGGGCGTGCTTGCAAGGCTCCTTGAGGTTGTAATTCGCGGCCGGGCAGTCACAGGAAAAGTAGTCCCACGACACCCGGTAATCGACGAAGCACTCGCCCGAACCGCTGCCTTCGATGTCGTGCGTCAACAACCACGCCTGTTCAGCGCCCAGCCAGCAGACGCTGTATTCCACGGTCTCGGGGCGATATCCGCCGCCCTTGACCTTGCGGTCCACCGTGATCGACAGGCGGGCGCTCTGTCCGCTGCGGATGAGGGCGGCGCTGTTGGTCGTGATCCAGCGGCAGGTGTTGCCGGCGGGCGGTGCGGACTTCGGGGCGGTCGGGCGGTCGGTGGTTTGCTGGCACATGGTTCGGGCTCGTCAGGGGGTGAAGGTGGTCCGGGCGGGTCTCAGCGGTCCGGGTCGCACACCGGGACGTCAACGGCCACATCGTCGAGGTAGACCATCTCCAGCGTGTTGCCGCTGCATGCCTCGCCGCATAAGTAGCAGGTGGGGACGGCCGGTTCGCAATCGCGGTTGGCTTCGCGGGCGAAGCCGGCATGGTGTTCGGGGGTGCTCATCGGTCGGTTCCTGTTGGAGGGTTGCTTTCATTCACCTGTAAGGAGTATAATGGTTCCGTATCGCGTTGTCAAGCGATACATAGCGTAATCCGAACAGAATTCAGGAATTCCTGAAAAAGGTACTTTTCGCTATGCTGACGGTCCAGTATTTGCGCTATAATGATAAGGCGCTATCTTTCGGCCCATTTCCCACGGTGCTACCCTATGCCTGGATTGCTGATTCCCACCGCACCCCAAGGGGCAACCGTGGCGAAGCATAAAACAGGCGCCGAACCGCGTTCCGCTGGCCGTCCTGCCATCGGCAAGCAAGTCAACATCCGCATTCCCGCTGGTCTCCTTGAGGAGCTAGAACTGATAGGCGAGGCGAAGGGTCTCGACCTATCCAACGTGATCCGGATGATTCTCACTGAGAAGACTCCCGCTTATCTGGAGGAGGCGCGGGACGTCATCGGTAAACGTCAGCACAACAAGCAACGCCGCGCTGACGACTGACAGCTTCTTCGCCCCTTCACTGTTCGCTCGCGAGGAGAAACCCCATGTCGATGCTCGTCTGCTTACCCCGATCATTCACCATGAGGCTCTTCCTTTATGACCGACAACACGAACCTGACCCTGTCCCTCGCCGTTCCCGCTGAACTGAACCCCCACGGCCTGAGCATCCGCATGGCCGGCACGCTGTCCGATCCCCTGTTCTGTCTCCTTGACGCTTGCCGCGTCCTTGCCCTCGACCAGGTCAGTCGCGTGGCTGATCGCCTCGATCCGGATGAGGTTACTCGAAGTAAGGTCATCGATTCCCTTGGCCGAGAGCAGGAGGCCACCTTCGTGACCGAACCGGGTCTCTACAAGGTCATCGTCCGCAGCGATAAGCCGGCAGCGAAGGGTTTCACTCGCTGGATCTGCCACGACGTTCTGCCCTGCATCCGGAAGCACGGCTGTTATCCGGCACCGGCCGACCCGGCGAAGTCGATGCGTGAACTGGTCTTGGAGGTTCTCTCTCAGATGGGGATTTACCACCAGCCCCAGATCGCGCAACCCGTCATCCGCGAACGGCCGATTGAACTGATCGACCCTCGCGAGTACACCATCCGTTGCTGGCCTGGCGTCACCGACAAGACCTTGAAGAACATCGTGCGGCGTATGGACAGCGCCTATCGGTGTCACGTCGGCCGGCCTGCTCCCCAGCTCGCCGACGATCCCCGTGGGCGTCTGATGTGCGAACCGGAACATCTCTGGTGCCTCACTCACGCCATCGCCTGGTACTGGTCGAAGGAGCATCCCCAGATCGAGACCGACTTGGCCTTTACCGATTGACCCCCTCACCCGCAGAGCCGTTTGCCAGCTCTGCGGGTGCTCCTCTTCTCGCCAATTCCCCCACGAAGGACTTCTCATGGCGACCGACCTGCCTCCTCGTCCCCACCTGTATGATCGCGCTCCGGCGTTTTCTGCCGGCATCAGGCAACCGGCACTTGTTCGGGTTGATGCAATACTGGGCTACTCCCATCTCGATCGCCTTCGCAGCGGTCTCGCTCGTCACAAGGCGCTCCCGGTCCTAGGCTGGCCGGATTGCTGGTGGGCTGAGCGCCATGCCGTTTACCGGCTGCTTCAGGACGATCCCGGCGCTCTCGCATTCAACCCCGACGTCTTCGCGCTTAACCCGTTACCAGACGAACTCTTCTACGAGGTCCGGATGCGCGAGGACCTTGTCAGCGTTACGATCTGGCTGAACGGCTTCATTGTGTCCGACCGCCACACCCGATACAGTTTCTGCTGATCACCCCTTCGCCTACCCCTCACTCTTTCCGGCGCCTCCCATGAACCCCGACGACCTCTCCCGCAACCTCACCGACGCCTGCCGCGGCGTCTATGCAACGGCGTTCCTTCGATTCAATCACGAGCGCAAAGCTCAACTCGACCTCCACAAGGCTCACGCTGACGTCCTCAAGTGCCGGTTCAGCCGGGACCAGGGCGGGCGGGTCACCCCTTCGGCGAAACCGGCTTGATAACCCCTTCCGCCTCGAGGAACGCCGTTGCCCGGCGATGCCCTGCTGCCGCTTGCTTTGGCGTCCGCGACTCCTGCGGGAACACCCTCGTCCCCATCCCCTGACGCTGCCTCTCCCTCTCGAATGCCGCAACCCAGCTCGCCATTGTGCGCCAGCCCCCCGACACCTTGACCGCCGGCAGTACGAGTACGGGACCAGCTTCTCCCCGGGGCCGGCATCCGCGACACGGGTTGGCCCATCGCCGCACAACCTCGAGGCTCGCCCGGCCCGCCCGGCCGCGCATCAGCTTCCGCGCCTCTTGCATGTCGATGGACTTCTCGTCGTCGAATTCTTCCAGCGGTCCCAGATCCAGCGGCTCGCTCATCGGTTCCTCCTGCTTGACGTGCTGTTGCAGGATACGCGCACCCCCTTCGTCGGACCACGAGCCGGATTGGTTGTGCCGCGAATGGCAGGGAAATGAGGCAAGAGATCGCGAAAGGCGCGGCCGACGTCGGGCGAACTCCGCTCAGGCACAGTCAGATCGTACAGCGGACGTCCGCAGTCTCTCAATTCGTTCGACAGGGAAGAGGGAGAGGAAGGCAGGGGTAAGCTGATAGCCCGGGGGATGGGCGCTTCGATCGCTGTGAAGGATGTTCACCTCAGGCGCCGTCATTCGCGCCAACATCGCCTTGAGCATCCCCTCGGCGACAGGTTCTGCCAGGCGTGCCTCGACCACCTCGCGGAGTTGCGGGAGGGTGCATCGCTGGCCGGCGCGGATCAGGCATTCCACGCAGGCGCGCTCGACTCGGCACAGCCTGGCCACCTTGCAGGGGTCGTCTTCTTCGAGAATGGCGTCCGCCGCACGGGACGCCTCGCTGAGCGCTATTCGCAGGCGCTGGACCGCTTCGCTGCTGGCCGGCATGACAGGGCTCCACGGCCGGGAGGTACCCTCATCAGTCTATGACCGAACCTGACCGGACTTCAAGAGACTCCGCGAGGATTGCACCCATCGTCAGCCCGCGGCTTTCATTGCCTTGACGGCTGCGCTGGTATTGGCCTCTGCATAGATCTCGGTAGTGGAGAGGTGTGCGTGCCCCAGTATCACCGACGCTGTTTCGATCCCGAACTGCGCCCGGATTCGGGTTGCGGCGCTGTGGCGGAGCTGGTGGGGGGAGAAGTGCTCCACGCCTGCCCTGATGCACGCTCTGGTTACCGCGTGCCCGTAGGACGTCTCGAGGTACTTCTCCCCCCAGGGACGCTTACGCCCCTTCTTGCGGCGGTTCTTCTGTGACGGCTGGACCGGCGACTTGCGCGCCGCCCGGAGCCTCTTGCACCGCTCCTCCATCTCCCGGCGCGGGGAGAAGAAGTACTCATCCTCCTTCGCCGGCCACCGCTTCCGCAGGATCTCCTGACACCGCGGTCCGATGTAGACGACCTTCTCGCTGCCCTCGTGGTGTTCGGTCTTCCACGACTCCGGGCGGTAGAACCACACCTCTCCCCTGACGTCCAGGTCGCACGGCCGCATGTCCAGGACTTCCCCGGGCCGCGCAGCCGTCAGCAACTGGACGTCCATCGCATCGCGGAGGGCAGGGGAGAGGATCGGCCGCACGGCCTCGATGGAATGCTCGGGGGCAGGTTCCACCTTCTCGCTTTCCGGCGCCGGGGTCCTCCCTTTCTTGAGGGCGTCCACAGCGGTCAGGGCCTGGTGGACGGTCGCACCGACCAGCTCTTCCTCGACGGCCCAGCGGAACGCCTGGACGATGAGCTGGACCCGCTGGTTGACCACCTTCCGCTTCCACCCCTCGCGCACCATCACCTCGCGCACGGCCTTGAGTGCGCGCGGCGAGAACTCGCTGGCCGGGGTTGATCCGTACAGGTCCCCCACCATCCCGATGGTCTTCTTGATGCGTCGTTGCTGCGTGGTGGGTTCGCCGTCCTTGACGTAGTAGGCCTTCGCGTGAACCCAGTAGGCGGCGAGCAGTTCGCTCACCGTGATCGCCGCCTTGCGCGGTGGAGGTTCCGTCCCACCCGCGGCAAACCACTCGGCGACCTTCCGCTTGTACATGGCATGGGATTCAGGGCTGTCGTACACGCCCAGATAAACCGTGTGGCGCTGCTTGCCCTGGTTGAAGGTGACGACCGCCTGACCGGACGCCCGATGGAGCCGGTAACCAGGAGCTCGTGGAATGCGTGGCATGGAAGGCAAGCCTCCCTGCAAGAGGTAGCGCGACATCTTACCGCGCCGATCCTGCCGTTCCATGCTCGCGGATTCTCATGAATCCGGTTCGCAAGTCCATTGCCAGCATCATGTTATGACAGTAGCGGCGAGTGGATTTGAACCACTGACCTTGGCCTTATGAACCATTCGCGCGTGAGTATGAACGGCAGTCGTCCGGCTGCGTCGTCGTGCCGCAAACATCGGACGGGTAACAGGATACAAAGAGGGATGGATTGTGTACAGGGGGATTTTTGAGCGGACTTCACAAGCGTTCGTACTGCTTCACATTACCCCGTCCAGAGGTAAATATCGCGCGTTGCGCGGTAGTAGCGCGGTAGACGAAAAACCCCCGCGACGTCCTGGTACAACGTCGCGGGGGAATGGGCCTCTGACACCCCTGGCTCGTGTGGTCATCCCATCCTACCGCCGACCCTTGCGGCCGGCAACCCTCACCGGCTGCGTTTCATCCGCAGCCAGAACCAGCACTCATCGACCGTGGACATCTCGACGATGCGCCACCCGCACCGATTCGCCGTCAGGGTGATCTGCTCTTGCAACCAGATCGAGCAGTAGTCGTGGATCTCGTTCACGTTGGGGTCGCTCATTCGCGCGAACAGAAGGCCGTACTCCACGCCAAAAGCGAAGAGGGGTTCATCCGTCAGGAAGGGCACGACCAGGGTGTAGTTCGCGTTGTCGCTCATGACGCCCCCTTTGCCTGCGCCAGCTTCATGCACCTTCGCGCCCTTCCCGGACTGATATCCCACTTTCGCAGGTACATCAGCCATGTCCCGGGCTCGACAAGTTCTCGCGCCTCCAGGAGATACTTCCCCGTCTCGACAAGCTTCGCCATCTTTCGTTCCGCCTGGCACTTGTCCATCGGCTTCCTCCTCCAACGAAAAACCCCCGCGCGACGGGCTGCTTGCGTCGCGCGGGGGTCATCAGGAGAACCACATGCGGAAGAACCCCTGTATCCTATGCGACTGCTTCCCCGCAGGCAACTTCACCCGCGGCAACCTCCTCGGCGATGGGCACGCCCAGCCAGTGGGCGAGCTGGATCACCGGCTTGCGCAGGCTCTCCCGCTCCTCCTCGCTCGGCTCGTAGTCGATCTCAGGCAAGACCCGGGCGAGGTTTTTCAAGGTCACCATCTTCCGGTGGAACTTCCGGTCCTCGCTCTGTTCGGCCACCCGCGTATCACGCTTCGCCGAACGCTCCGCTGCTGCCTTTTCGCGTTCGGCGATGACGGCGGCGATCTCTTCGGGAGTCATGCCCGAAGCGTCGTCTTCCTCGACGTCCGCGATGAATTCAAACGACTCGTCAACTCCCATATGCGCCGGGAACGGCGCATACTCCCCCTTCTCGGTAGCGTGATTCGCCACCCGCTTGTACTTCTGCGCCGTCCGCACGGAGAAGGTTAGGTTGTTCTCCATCCACTCCACCCATTTGTGGCCCTCGACCTTGTCCTGCGCCAGGATCAGCCACTTGCCGACCTCGACGGCGTCGGCCAGCGTGGTTCGCAGTCCGCTCTCGATCCTCTGATGCCCGGCGTTGATCTTCTCGGCCAGCATCGTCAGTTCTTGCTCGTTTCGATCCATTGCTCGCTTTCGCCTCCCTTGGTGTTTCCGTCCCGGTTGATTCTTCCTCTGCCGTCACCCGGCTTGCGCCAGCCTCATGTAGTTCTGTGCCGTCCTCGCGCTGATCTTCGTGTTCTCCGCCAGCCACGTCAGCCATCCCTTCGAACCGATAAGCCTCCTTGCTTCGAGCAGCAGTTTCCCCAGTTCGATCGCCGTCCCCTTCCATATCAGCACAGTTTCGCTCCGCTGGTGCGCCGCCCTCAACTCCCCGGCTATGTCGGCCAGCATTTTTCCGTTTTGCTTCACGTCTTACCTTCGCTTTCGTGATGGTCGCCGTCTCGTTGTCGCCTGGTTTTTCCCGCAGCACTCCCAGCGCCATCAGATACCGCTTTTCCTCTTCCTGACGAATCGACGCCGTCGCCTCCGGGTCCTCGTATCCCGTCCCGGACGCCACCCTTGCCAGCACGTACTCGCGGTTTACCTCCCGCCGCAGGTTGCTCTCAAGGATTTCCTTGTGCAGCGCCCAGTCTCTTTCCTCCTTCGTTTGTTCCCGCGCCGGCTTCCCCTCGCACGCCACAGTTGCCTTGCCCGCTGTGACCTTCCTCGCCACCTTGAGACCGGCCTCGTGGTCCCAGTCCCCTTTGCGTCGGATGGCACGCCCAGACAGCGCCCGCTCCTCCATGATATTGATGCGTTTCTCGTAGTTCTGTTCCCACATCGGCGAGCGCGGCGGTTTGGGATCGGAATACCCCTTGCGGTCAAAGGCCAGCAGCAACTCCAGCCATTCCTCGGCGCAGGTGCATTCACCCTCGCAATCGCAGAAGTCACGCGGATTGATGGCGTCCTGCCCCCCCTGCCACTTCAAGGCGTCCATGCCTGCCGGGGGAAGCCCATGATCGCGCTCGAGATCCAACAGGTTAGCCGCCTGTGGGTCCATCCGCTCCATTGGAAGTTCCGCAAAAAGCGCCCCAGGTTCTTCGGTCTCGTCGGTCATTGTGGGGACTGGCCCCGGTGGAGAGGGTGGGCGTTGCGTCAAATTGTATAGGAAGATTCGCCGTAGGGTAAGATTACTTCGGAATGTATTGGCGAATCTAGGGGTGGCGTTGATGCGCAGATTCACGTCAGGGTGTCATAATGGCCGGTCGGCAGAAGGATATTCCCGAGGTGGTGCGAGAGCGAGAGCGGCAGGCCTGGGCGTTGCGACAGCAGGGATGGACGCACGCGAGGATTGCGGCGACACTGGAAGTAGATCCGTCCACAATCTCCAAGATGCTGTCCCGACTCTGCGACCGCGCACTCAAGGAAATCACCGAAGACGTCCTACGGATGAAAGCGGATCAATCCAATCGCCTCGACCATATCATTGACGAGGCCTTGCAGGCCTGGGAGCGATCCAAGAAAGACGCCGTCGAAGTGACCACAGAGACAACGGTTGTTATCGAACCTGCCGATGAAGGCGAAGCAGAAGTCGAGCGAGCGATGCCCGGCCAGATTGTCACTCGCAAAGTGAAGGGGCAGGTCGGTGACACGGCTTACATCGCCGAGGCTCGTGCAGCTCTTGCCGATCTCCGTAAACTGTGGGGTTTGAACGAACCCGAAAAGAAGGATATCACAAGCGGCGGCCTGCCTTTCAAGGCGTATGCTGGGTTCGATCCTGAACAGGTATGAGCGCCGCCAGCTATCCCAAGCCTGGAGAGGTGACTGCCAACAACCGGCCGTATCATCCGGTCGGTAAGTGCCTGGCGATGATTCTTGACAGGTCGCCGGAGGTACTTTTGGCTGGGCCTGCAGGCACCGGCAAAACGAGGGCGGCCCTCGAGAAACTCAATCTCTGCGCCAGAAATTATCCTGGCATGCGCGGCCTGATTGTCCGCAAGACGCGAGAGTCGCTCACCGAGTCTGCGCTGGTCACTTTTGAGTCTCAAGTCCTCCTGCCGAACCATCCAGCACTACAAACGGGCGGACAGAGGCGAGTTCGGCAAGCTTACCACTACCCCAACGGGTCAACCATCGTCCTGGGCGGCATGGACAAGCCGAGCAAGACGCTCAGTACGGAGTACGACGTCGTTTATGTTCAAGAGGCCATCGAGTTGACCGAGAACGATTGGGAGTTGCTGACGCGACCGTTGCGTCACGGGAAGATGCCGTACCAGCAGATCATCGCTGACACGAACCCCGACGCCCCAACCCACTGGCTGAAAAAGCGATGCGACCGCGGCCAGACGGTGATGCTCGACAGTCGGCACGAAGACAACCCGCTCTTCTGGCGCAACGGTGGTTGGACATCGGTTGGCCGTGACTACATCGCCAAGCTGGACAATCTCACCGGCCCGCGAAAGCAGCGCCTGCGCTTCGGCCGATGGGTACAGGCCGAAGGGGTGGTGTACGAAGGCTGGGACCGTACGATTCACCTGATCGACCGCTTCGACGTGCCCTGGGAGTGGCCCCGGTACTGGTCGATCGACTTCGGGTATACCAACCCCTTCGCTTGTCTGTTCTTCGCACAGGACCACGACGGCCGCCTCTACTGCTACCGCGAGATCTACCGGACGATGACGCTCGTGGAGGACCACGCCAAGCGGATGCTGCAACTGCTTCACGAAGAGGCGGAAAGTTGGGCGAAGAAGACTGGCCATTCGGTAGACTCCATCCTCGCCCGCATCCGCCCCAAGGCCATCGTCTGCGACCACGACGCGGAGGGTAGGGCCACTCTTGAGCGATACTTGAAGATGGGCACGACGAAGGCCAAGAAGGACAAGCTTCCCGGAATCGAACGGGTACAGGTGAGGCTTCGCGATGCGGGAGATGGCAAGGCGAGGCTGTTCTTCTTCCGAGACCGCCTCGACGGTCGCGACCCTCTGCTGGAAGAATCCAAGTCCCCCATCGGGTTCGACGAGGAAGTAGATGCGTACATCTGGGAAGACAGCCACAAGAAAGACGAACCCGTGGACAAGGACAACCATTCCGCGGACGCGATCAGGTATATGATTGCCCACTTCGATCTGCACGGTGGCCCCTGGGACGCCCCCTCGTCCGCTCCCGCCCCCGAGCAAGCCCCCCGCGAAGCTCCACGCCTGTCCGAAATGGTCCCGCCCGGTCGGGGAAGGCTGTTCCCCAGGCGGTAGAGTCGATAGGATGAGGCGAGCACATCAGGGGAGGGGTAAAGCATGTCGGACGCCGTGACGCAGGCCAAGAACCTTGTAGCTGAGTTTCAGAAGCGACATCCGGGAAAGAGAATCCACATCAACCCTGATGGAACGACGTCGCTGGTTGACGCCGAACCACCAAGGACCGTTCGTGTGCGGATTGCGGTCGCCGTCAACGACAAGGGCGAGTGGGATGCTGGTGGTTGGAACTACCTTGTTGATGAGAAAACAGCGGATGCCCGCATGGCCAAGGGGGTCTTGGAGGATCTGATCAAGTGCCATGAGGACGGCGAGGTAGTCGCAACCGCCGTCCACTTCATCGAGGCCGACATCCCCCTGCCGGCCAGCCAGACGATAGAGGGCGAGGTAAAGGCGTGAGCGAGGACTGCCCCGATCAAGACGCCGTCGCGACGTGCGACCACTGCGGTTTCAAGGGGCCGTGTGTGTTCCTGCCAAGCCCGTACCTCGCAGATGTCTACCCCGAAGACGAGAATCCGCCGTCCTGGTGGTGCGAGTCGTGCCTGGAGAACAATCTCGACGATATCTGAGGACCACTCATGTCCCGCAGCAAGCGCCCCCGTCCTGATTCCCCTGACGATGCTGTCCCCACTCCTGCCAGCGAGGAAACCGTTGCCGGGGACGATGAACCCCTAACGGTGCTGGCCGTGCCAGGATCGCTCAGGGTGGAGAATCCGTCCCTCACCAGCGCTGAACTGCTCCCGGAGATGCAGCCCGTATACAACCCTGGCGAACCGCGCTGGGAGTACCTCTCGGTGTGGGTCCCTCGCGGCGATTCATTCGCAGCAAAGGCTAACGAGTACGGCGCGCTTGGTTGGGAGTTGATCTCTGTACAGGAGGACCATCCACGATGGCAAGAGGAAGAGGGCGGGTGGGTCAAGGGCGTGACGGCGTACTTCAAGCGGAGGCTGACCTGAGTGTACGTTCTTCGCGGCGACAAGGTGCAGATGGACTCTGCTGCGTGGATGCAGGAGCAGGTGATCTCGCTCGTCCAACGTCGGGTCGATCTGATCTGGGACCGTCTGGAGCAAGAGGCGTATGCGTTGATGGACATGGGCGTTCCGGCTGAATGCCTCATCCGTCTCATTCACGCTGACGGGCGTCAAGAGATCGTTCCGAACCGAACCGACTGGGTGGGAGCGTAAATAATGCGTAAGTTTCTTGTGTGGCTAGTGTTGAGGTTGACTCATCGGATTTGGAATCGCCGCATCTCGCGCATCCTCTGCCATGCCTACAACAGGGGCGTCATCAACAGCGAGCAGTTGCACGAACTGACGTCGCGGTTTGACCCGACACAGACGGCGCACTGCGAAGTTTACAATGTCTGATCGAGGGCAACCCATGACGCGCGAAGAACTGAACGCCGAGGTTGTGGCCGAGGTTCGCGGTATCCTGGCGCGACTGAAAGAGATGTCCGAACAGTCGTTTCGAGTGGCAGCGAATCGTATCCGGGAATCGACGGATCCCGCTGGCCCGCTAGCCACGTTCACCGACAGCACGGGCCGATCAGCCCCGGTGACGGCTGAGCAGATCCTCGAGGGCGCTCGCCAGATGCAAGCGTTGAGGGACGCGCAAGAGGCGGGTTCGCGAGTGAGCGTAGACGACATTCGCGCCAACCTTGGATTGCCTGTAGTCGCCAACGAGGACGGAACGTCCGGCTGGAACCACGATGCCAGCAACATCCGCGACAGCATGCGTCGGGCAAGGGACAGGGACAGGGCACTGCAGATCGAGGAAGAAGCGAGGGCGGGCAGAACCATCGTCATCCCTGAGACGACTAGCGCCCCGCCTCGGCTTGACGCCCTCCGCAGAATGGCCCGCCAAACGCAGGAGACAATCGCTGCGGCCAGGGAGTCAATCGCCGCCGAGCAGCCAGACGCAGACATGGGGCCACAGGAATACATCCCCCACGAGGACGAACCGCCGCAATATATCGGCGCGGAGATGACGGACGCTGGTGTGCAGTTTATTCCGCGTCCCGTGGAAATCATGATCCGCCGCCTCTTGGCCCTCCTCGGGCTCTCTCCCGGCGAGCGTGAATTCGTCCAGTCCATCGCCGATACGGCCACCACGCAGGGGCCTGCCGAAGCCTTCCCGCTCATCGAGATCTACGCCGACTGGTTGGAAGACGCCGGCAGGGTAAGCGACAGCGTGCGGGTGCGAAGACTGACGCCGCAGACAGGTGACGTGCTGGTGCTGGAGCATCCTCGGGAATGGTTGGCTGACAAGTCGCTCCGAGAAGAGGTGGTGACGTTCTGCCAGGAGTTGCATGACAACCTTGAGGAACGCGGTCGGAAGGTGGTTGTGGTTGCCACGCCGCAGGGGAGCAACTTGCGATTCTTGGAAGCGGACAAAATCTCTGAGGCTGGCTGGGTGCGCAAGAGTCAGATTGATCTCGAATTCGCAGCGCTCGACAACCAGCTGCAAGGCGAGCCAGAATGCGCTCTCGACACGTCGTCAGGTTACGCCGCAGCTGAGATGATCCGCCGTCTCAAGCGGGAGAATGCCGCTCTGAGAGCGGCGCAGACGACGGAGCAAACCCATGTCTGACAAAGTCGTCGTCACTCCTGAAATGGTCAAAGCTTTCCGCACGCGGATCGGCGCATCGGTTGACTGGCTCCCGAACGAGGAATCGGAAGCCCTGTCGCCCGAACGACAGGCGATGGTCCTGGTGCTCTGGGCGGTAGATGGCGGCTTGTGGGGCGATCTTCCCTACGCGGAAGAGGAAGCCGTCCTGGACGCCCTCGCGTCCTGTCGGCAGGGAGAGCCGCCGGACCTTCCGCGGCGCCCTGGACCCACCTTTGCAAGGTATAACACCATCGGTCACCGTAGTGCGGCCGGGGTGATCCTGGATCTAGCCCGGAAACTGAAAACGATGATGCGGGAAAAGGGGCTGTACCAGGCAATCATCGCCGCAGTGGAGTCACTGCCGGTTAACCGCCGAAACGCGAACTTCGCCCCTCTGGATGTCGAGCGAGCAATTCGCGATGGGGACTCGGCGGCAGTCGATCTGGTGCGCCGAATCGCGGAATGCAAGCCTGGCGAGTTGTTGTGCCTGACGGAAGTGGAAAGGGTGCAGTTTTGGGCGGAAGTGGATTTGGAGTTTGCGGTGCTTGCTTCACGTTCCCTTTGACCATTTGTCCAGCCTGACGCCATCCTACGGGTATGGCGACCCTTACCGCCCCCTACCTCAATGGTAAACCACGCATCCTCGGGGCTGACGGCCGCCCCTGGCAGGATGACCGTCGCGACCGCATTCCCGATGGTGACGCACGTCCCGGCGGAATCGCGCTTCCGAACGGCGTTTTGTTCATTTCAAGGATAACCGGGGGAGACAATACCAACTGGCAGGCGCGTTACGACGAAGCTGTACGCCATGCTCGCGACTCCGCCGAGGACATGCGCCACGACTGCTGGCTCCGCTCGCTTCTTCAAGAGCGCATCCTCGCTGCTGCCAACCTTCCCTGGGAACTACAAGTCCCCGACGAAAAAGACCCTGAGCAGGTGCGCGTCCGCGACGGCTTGACCAGGCTCGTCAAGGGCGTCCGGCAGTTGCCGCGCATCATCCCGTGGCTGCTGGAAGCCATCTGGTTCGGCCGTTACGGCGTGCAGGTCGAGTGGACGAAATGCCTGGTGCGAGACGACCCGGCGAAACCAGCCGAACCTTTGCCGGCCGCTGCACAGCAGATGATGAGGCAAGACCGGGTTCTTCGCTATCTGCAACAGGCGATGCAGGACGACCCGACCGACAAGACCGCCGTGAAGGCGCACCAGAGCCGCATGGAACAACTTGGCGCTCCCCACAAGGAGCGCACGGGCATCACCATCCGTCAGGCCTGGCCCATCAACGGCGACAGCATCGGCCACCAGCTCGACGGCACGCCGTACATTTTAGTCAACCCTGCCGAAGCCTATCGCCTGCCCGGCGCGCAACTGCTGACCACCAGCGTCGGCGGTACAGGTCTGTCTCTTAGGGGAACGTGGCGCGAGCGGTTCTTCATCTCCAAATGGTACATGGAGGCAAGGGATTTCTTTGCCAGCGAAGAGGCCGAAGCGGTGCATGGTGTCGGTGTCCGGTCTCACATCTTCTGGTGGGACTGGATCAAAAAAGACTGGCTCGGCGACATCACCAACTTCATCTCGCGCGTTGGACTGGGCATCAACCTCTGGCGGTATCAGTCGGGCAATCCGGAGTCTCTGGCTGCGGTGCAGCAAGCCGCCCGGGAGAACACCGATAGGGCCAATCTCTTCGTCCCTGTCATCCCTGGGCAGGAAGATATCGACACCATCCAGCGCATCGAGGTGCCGACGACTGGCTGTGACTTCCTACTCAAGATGATCGAGTACGCCGACAAGGCCATTGAGCGATGTGTGGTAGGGCAAGAGGGTAGTTCGTCAGCCACAAGCGCCAGCGGACACAGCAACCATGAGTCTGCTTCGTTCATGCAAGAGACGAAGAGGAACATCACCCTGCAAGATGCCGCATGGTGCGCCGAAGCGCTGACGGGCAACGACCTGGAACCGTCGTTGCTCAACACCATGCAGCGCTATACCTACCCCGAAGCGAAGTTCCCGGTGTGGTGGGCGTTCAAGACCGAAACGCAAGAGTCGGCCGAAAAACTGGCCGGTCTCAAGACGCTTGTGGACCTAGGAGTAAAAATCAAGGCAGACGATGGCCGAGCCTTTGGCGGCGTGAGCAAGCCAGCCGACGGTGATGAACTCATCGAACCGCCGCAACCGCCTGGCGCGCCCGGCGCTGCCCCTGGTGATCCGGGCGGCGACCCGATGGCGGCGCTGATGGGCGGTGCCGGGGGTGGTGGCCCGGAGGGCGGAAATCCAGCGGAACCGGCCGGCGACGACGCTGCCGCACAGCAGGCCGCTGCTGGTGAGGGTGGTGATCCTGACGCCGACAAGGGCGACTTCCTCGACGCGCTGCGGAACATGCGCGAGAGCGTGGAGCGGTTGGCGCTTCGGTACGACAGGGAGGATGCCGACCGCGACGGCAAGGAAACCGTGATCCCACTTTCAACCGTGGGAAGTGAACCATCCCCCTACGCCCGCCTGACGCCCGTCTTGGCCCGCCTGCGCGCGGCAGGGCGTGAGGATCTGGCCGATAAGGTGCTGGAGCAGTATCAGCGGCGTATGAACCCCGGGCGGTATGTCAAGGACAAGCAGGGGCACGAACACGCGGGCAAGGGGCCGCACGGCGGGGAGTTCGTGAGCACGGGTAGCGGCGGCGGCGAGACGAAGACCAAGGACAAGAAGCCAAAGAAGAAAGAGGCCAAACCGTTTGAGTGGGATGGCGTGATCGACCAGGATGCTGTCGAACCGGAAAGGCGTAGGGGTGAGCGCCACTGTGGTTGGGACTTCTATGACGATGAAGGGAATCACTACCCGCAGAGCATTCGCATTGCGGAGGGAACCTACGATCCCAACCCAGACTCTACCGAAGGCGACCTTGAGACCGTTTATCGCTGGGAGTCGTGGGGAGATGATGACGGTTATGTGGGCGACAGGGGCGAGTGGACCGCTGACCGCGGCGAAGCGGAGCGCGCCGGAGAGAACTTCGCGGAAGAGAACAATCAGGAGGCTCCCGAAGATGATGAGGACGACGAAGTTGCAGACGACGATGATGATGGCCCTTACGCTGGCGCTCAGAAGGTCTGGGATCGCCTCTTCGAGGATCTTCCCAGCCCTCCTGACTTCGACGACGCCGACGTCCTGGTAGGCGCGCCCGAAGGGGCCAAGGTCAAGGTCAGCCTCGACGGCAGCGGCGATATCGAGATCGAAGTCAAGCACCCCAAGATCGAAGAATGCACCCGCACGTTCCAGACCAACAGCAACGGCGAGGTGTACTGCCACAACGACGTCTTCGTCTTGAAGCCCGAACATCGCGGCGACGGTATGGGTCTGGAGGTATTCTCCGGGCAGGTGGAAGCGTGCGCCCGCGCTGGAGTAGCCTACATCGAGACGCACGCGGCCCACGGCGGCGATTACAACGGTTATTACACCTGGCCGCTGTTCGGCTATGACGAGAGCGTCGAGAGTATCGCCAAAGACCGGCCCAAGCTGACGCAGCGCATCCGCGAGACGTTCCCCGACGCCCAGAGCGTACTCGACATATACGATACAAAGGAAGTAGAGTTATCCGAAGAAGCGGCCGAACACGTTCGCAGTGAGTGCGCCAAGCTGGACGTGAAGCTTGGTAAACCGGCGAAGCGCCGCGAGAAGATCAACGGCCGCGACTGGTGGAAGGTCAACGGCGGGCCGCTCTATCACGCCAAGTTCGATCTGACGGAAGGGTCGCGCAGTCACCAGACGCTGCAAAACTACATGCAGCAGAACAAGGGCAAATCATGAGCGACGAGATCCAGTTGACAGATGAGCAAGAGGAAGCCGCTGAGGCTGCGTGGGACAAGCGAGCGGAGGAAGTGTCTGCGCGGAAGAAGGCGGCGCAGTCCCAGCCGGCCAAGCCAGAGGACGAGGAACAGGGCAATGTTTGAGGTGCGAACGCAAAGCAAGATGGACGCCGATTGGCTGGCCCGCGATGAGGAAATCGTTCAAGCGGCCGGACGGCACAGCGACTTCTCCGGAGCCGGTTGTGGTAATGGCGACCCGTGCATGCAAAAGTGTGGGCGTGAGCACGGGTGGGTAGTCTCGTCCCTGGAACAGGCAACCGCCATGAAGCTGCGACTGGAGGCCATTCCCGACGTTCATGCCACGATCCGGGAGAAGATCAGCCGCAACCCGGAGCCGATCGATGCCTGACCTGTACGACGCCGCTGACGCTATTCTGGACGCGGTTCTGCGCGCCCCGCAAGGCGACGTCTTGCCCGACGACGTGCTAGCGTTCATCGACGAAGCGGCGGCGCTGGCGTCTGTACGCTCATTGCCCGACGAACCGCTCTCCCCTGACGAGTTCGGGCCGCTGCAACTGATGCGCGGTTCCGGTCACGGCGTGCTGGCCGACGTGCTGCAATACGCCTGGACGAAAGCAGGCGGCACGAGCAAGACCGGCAAACCGTTCAGTGACAAGAGATACATCAACGAGCAAGGGACGGTCCGATACTTCGACGCGCCGCCCCAGGAACGCAAAACCGCTGCGCCCAAGCCCGCCCCGGCCCCGCGTCCGGCCAAAGCGACCGAGCAGGACGTTGCCGACGCTCTCTCAGCGATCAACGCTGCCGACGTGACGCCAGAGATGGTGCAAGGCGTGGCCGGCAAGATGGCGACGATGACGATTGCCCAGCTCCACACGATGAGAAAGGCGCTCAAGGTCAAGGGTGCGAGCGGACTGCGCAAGGGATCGCTCGCGGACGAACTGGTGAAGCACGTCAAGGGCGAGAGGCCCGTTCCCGCACGCAAGAAGGCAACGCCAGCGAGCGCACAGGCGCAACCCGCCCCGGACGCCAACCCCCGGTACAAGCAAGCCTACGAAGCGTTGCACGCGATCCTGGGGGACGACCTGCACGGCCACGACCTGACGGATATCGAGGGGTTGAAGGCGAAACTGGAAGCGAAGCGAGGAGGGGCGAACCAGCCAGCGCCGCAGAGGCCGGCCGAAGCGCCAGCAGCGAAGCCTGAACCAGCCCCAATCGCCCGGCCAGAGGTTGCTGCTCCTGAGCCAGTTGCGCCGCCGCAAGCGCCTGCGGTGCATCCCGAGGCCAAGCCAGACGATCGGCCCAGCTTCAAACCGGCGTCCCTGCCGAAGCCGTCGGACGACCCACACGCGATGGCGCCGTCGCCTTACCTGCCCGACTTCACGCGGCCGGCGCTGGAGGCAGGGGAGAAGGATGCTCTGGAGCGGTACTCCGAAGAGGAGGTTTTCCGCGACCTGAACAGCGCCCTCTACAAGGGTGGCCAGCCTTCTGATCCGGATATCCGCCGTATTCATGAGAACCTCCAGAAGGCCTTCGCCAAGTCTCCACCAATGGACAAGCCGGTCAACGTCTATCGCGGCATCGACATGAAGAGCATGAAGTCGGCAGACAAGGCCACGTTCCTGCGTAAACTAGAAAAGGCAGCGAATGGCGGGGGCGAGATTCAGCTACCCGGCTATCAGTCCACCACCACGGACGAGAAGCTGGCGCGGAGCGACTTCGGCTTTGGGAAGCAGAATCAGCTTTCCATGACGATTGCCGCGCGGCACGGGCTGGACGTGAAGCCCTACGCAGTCGTCCCGGAGGAGTGGGAGCTTCTCCTCAACCACAACAGCAAGTTCCGCGTCAAGAGCTTCAAGAACGAGAACGGGAGTTACCATGTCGAACTCGAACAAACCGTTGACGAACCAGCCGGACGAGGAGAAGCCGGTGCGGGAAAGCCGGTTCACGCAGGGCGATCCTCTGAGTTGGAAGTTCCTCCCGGAAAAGGAGCAGGAAAAACCGCAAACGCCCAACGAGGTGACGCCGAAGCGGGGGGATTGAAGCAATCCCCCGCGCCCGTCCCGCAAGAACTGCCCGCGGTGAAGCCGGCCGCGAAGGATCACGCCGCCACAACCCACGACGCCAGCCAGTGGTCGGCGCAAGAGAAGTCGGACGCCGAACGGAGCAGGGCAGAGCAGACGCCGGTCTACAGCGAGCCGCGCCCCTCTCCTGAGCGACTGGCGAAGGTGCAAGAGAGCGTTCAGGAGGCCATGAAGGACGCTCCAAAGGACGCGAGCGGCATGGTCAACATTCCGGCTCTGCGCAACAAGGTGGACGCCTCGCGGAGAGAGTTCGACGACGCCCTGCGTGGATTGCGACGAGATGACAAGGTTCGCCTGGTTGCCGCAGGTTTACTGGCCGGCAAACATTCGCCTGAAGACATCCTTCGCGGTGTACCGGGTGAACGTGAGACGTTTATGCATGTCGAGCCTGTCGCACCCGACCACGCCGCCACAACCCACGACGCCGTCGCTCACCTGGGAAAGATGTGGGACAGCGGTCCCGACTCATGGACCGCCGAAGATGTAAAGGGAGCGGCCAGCGTCCTCGACGGGATGAGCAAGGCGGATCTCCTGCGTTCGGCTGACGCTCTCAAGTTCAAGGGCGGCCAGTCGATGACCACCGACAAACTGCGCAACGAACTCAAGAGCCGCATCGACACGGTACACGGCCTGAACGTGCGATCGGACATGTACAAGCCGGTCAAGCGGAAGGAGAAGACCCCCGAGGAGGTCAAGACGGGCCATCAACGCGCCGTGATGGACGCTGTCGAAGAACTTCACGACAGGCACCCGGGCGGACTTATTCCGCTCCACGCGCTCCAGCAGGAGACCGGCCTTTCGCGGGAGCAATTGCACGACGCCATCCGGCCGCACCTGGGCAAGACGCTCACCGGCACGACGCACGAGGCGCGGGGTAAGACCGACCCGAAGCTTGCACAGGCGGCAATGGACGTCGGCGGGACAAATCCGATCCACTATGTGAGCCGGAAGCAGGAGCAACCGGCAGCGGAGCAACCGCAACCACCAAAGCCGGCAGCGCCCGCGCCCGCGCCCGTCTCGCCATCCGCCCCCAGCTTGAAGCCGCCTCCGGGCAGCAAGGTCGTGTCGCAGAAGGACGGCCTGATGGTGTCGCAAGGACTGGGCGGCGAGCGCACCACGCTGATCGACCCCGCACACGGCGACCGCCTCCTGCGCGACAATATCGCCGACGTGGCGGAAGTCGTCGATGAAGCGCCCCTGTACAAGAGCCTCACGCTAACCGTGCCGGACGTGGCCGCCAACATCCAGCGACTGCATGAGCAGCGAACCGGCAAGCCAATGTCGGCCGGTGATGCCATGCACGTTGTCGAGGCGATGAAGCGGCATCGCCTCATCGAGTTGCACAAGCTGAACGAGAGCCACCGACTCACGCAGGAACAGCAAGACCAGAGCCTGCAAGAGAAGGGCAGGTTGTATCACTACGCCGTTCCTGCTGCGGACCAGCCTCGCACCGGCAAGGCTGCGGTGGCGAAGTGGATCGAGGGGAAGTTGGCAGGCAAGGGCGAAGCGAAGCCGCCGACGCCAGCACAGCCGGCGACGCCCACACCCGGGCCATCGCCAGCGCCAGCCACCGCGTCCCACGAACACGCCGCCAGGGCGCGCAGCCTCTACGACGACATGGCCGCCCAGATGACGGCGCTTGGCAGGGCGGGACACATCAACACCGGCAACGTGGCTCGCGTCAGGGCCGACGTGGAATCGAAACTGGATGAGATGCAGCTTGCATCTCGGTCCACCGACGACCTGCGAGCGATCGCGAAGAATGTGCCAGGCGCTGAGGCTCGTGGCGGCAAGGGTGAGATGATCGACTCGATTCGCCGGGCGATCCTTGGCCCGATCGAGCAAGCCATTGGAGGGGCCGGCTGATGATCGCACAGGAACCACCACCCAACATCCACGCCGAGAAACTGAGCGCCATGCTCGCGCTCTTGTTCGATGCCACGGATGAGCAAGGCTTGGCGATCGCCAAGCAGCAAGCAGCGCGGATTGCCGCGATGAGCGACGAGGAAGCGGCGGCGCTGCTACATCCGGAGCAGGCTGCGCCACCTGACGAGCCGCAGCAGCACGCACGAGAGGGCGATCCTCGCCGCCTGTGGGTGTACGAGTGCCCGTATTGCGGCGGGGATGCATACACCGGCATTCCTGGACAGGGGGTACAGTTTCGCGGCAGCGCGCAATGTTCGCGTTGCGGCAAGGGCTTTGCGGCATTCAGACGCACGCCGATCAGCAAAGAGGGTCCGTTCCTTTATCCGCAAGAAGAACCCCTGCAGCACGCTCGCGGCAACTTCCTCGACGCCCTGCGGTACGAGGCGCCGCGCGTTCCCGAAGGTGCAAAGATCTCTGGTCAGTCCGGGGGGAGTTGGATCGAGGCCCACACCTTGGCCCGATTCTACGCCAATCTCTACAACGCCCTGTCCGACGCCGGCAAGCCGCCTGCACCCTCCGAGGTTGACGAAGCCAACGACGAGCTGGAACCGCACGGCTGGGCCGTCGAGAAGCAGGACGGCCGATGGATGGCGGTTGACCTGGCAGACGGGGAAGAGACGCCTTCCGTTGGAGGGTCAGGTGATCCAAGTGGATCACCTGACCCCGACGAACCCCTCCAGCACCGTCGCGTCAAGAAGGGCACGCCCGGCGCCATCGAGCGGACGTTCAAGAGCGGCAAGCTGGCCGGCAAACACTACTACGTCGATAAGATCACCCCGCCCAGGGGCAGCACATCCGCTGCTGCGCGTGAAGAGCGAGCGAAGCGGGGAACGCCCGACAAGGACAAGCTGCGCAAGAAGATCAAGGGTGCGCTGACCGAACGTTCGGAGTGGTTCCATGACGAAGACACGGCTCCGGGACTCTCCGCGAAGGGCAAGGCCAAGGCCCGGGCTTCCCTGGGCGGCATCCGCCGCGCGCACGGCGAGCAGACGCTTCATCGTCTCGAAGAGATCGCGGACTACCTGCACGAGGCGCTGGACGCAACGCCGAAGGACAGTCCGCACCGGATCGGATTACTGGAGAATCTTTCCCGTCTGGATCATATGATTGAGGTAGAAGGAGGAGGGGAAGAGAAGGAAAAGGACAAGGGCGAGGCTAAATCTCCCGACGCCGTCTCTTACCCGAAGGACTGGTCGGTGTTCGTCTCGAAGTCCGCAACCACGGAACTGCGCGCCCGGGTGGTTGCGGACCTGGAGAAAGCGCAGAATTGGCCCGATGCGAAGGTCGCGGCACGTATCGCCGAACTGGAGGCGCAGGGGAAGAAGCCGAGTCCGCCGCCGGGCAGATGGGACGAATTGCAGGGGTTGTACACGATCCAGGACCGGCGAGAGAAGGCTGGCGTCAAGGTAGGGGAAGAGGAGAAAAACGGCGACGCACCAACCGAAACGCCACGACCTGAACCCGACAAGGGGGACGGGAAAGAATCGCCTGATCCGCAATGGGTTCGCGCGGAAACAATGGCGAGGCAACTTTGGGATGCGAGCAAGGACGGTGACGGCCGAATCAAGGTGCGCACCCCCGAAGGGAAGGAATTCGAGATCGAGGCGAAGAACTGGAAAGGTTCTGGTGCGCGAGGATACGCCGTCATTGAAGACGATAAACAGAAGGGTCCACACAGACTTCTTGAGCCGGACGAGTTGAAGAACTGGCTGGCCAATCTGGAACCTGTAGAGGCGGCATCAGCGCCAGCCGCACCACCTACCGACGCCCACAAGGCCCTCGTCTCGCAAGGTTTCTCCCCCACTGACGCCGCCACCCTGCAAGCCATCGGCAGCGAGCGCGGCCTGGACCCCGCACACGTCGGCCGTCTCGCTCGCGCCATGACCAGCGACGAGATGCGCGGATCGCCCGGGGCGAGCGAATTCCAGCGGGCGGCGGCATGGCTCAAGGGCAACGTCGGCGAACTGGACCGGGCGCAGGTTGAGAGGGTGTTCAAGCGGGCTGGGTTGGAGATGCCGGGGAAGGTCATCCCCACTCCCCACGTCGCCGCCCTCGAGTCTCACGCATCCTCTGCCGCTGCTTCCGGCGATGAGGCGTCGGCACGCATTTTCCGCGAAGCAGCGAGAGGACGGCAACAGGAAGGGGGATCTGCCTCGACGGCTGCGAACAAGCCAAGGGCGTTTCGTGGATCGCGCGACGCCTCCGACGAATTGCAGGCAATCCGCAATGACCTCGCAAGCGGCACGGCGGATCCGCAGGCCTTGAAGGATCGCGTAGACGCTGTGGGGCGATGGGCGGCGACCCAGAAGAACGCCGCCAGCATCAACAAGGTGCTTGCGGAAGCCAACTCCATCGCAGATCGCCTTGCCGGCGGAAGTGGGAAAGGTGGGGTTCAGATTCGGGTTACGGAACCACCGGCGGTTTCAGCTTCCTTCAAGGTAGGTCAGGAGTTAACCTACACAGGCCGCGCCGGATCCATGCCGGCAGAGTTCCGCGGTTTCCACAACGACCCGACAACCGGCGAGAAGGTCGCTCGTGTCATTGTGCGGCCGGAAAGCGGTCCTCCCTTTGAGACGTCCGTCAAGGTGTCGGAACTGTCAACGCCGTCCCACTACGCCCGCACCGGTATGGCCCTGCGATACCGCCGTGCTGCCGAATCCGCGATGGCGGAGGGAGATGAGGCGAGCGCGGAGATCTTCGTGCGGGCAGCCAGAGAGGGATGAACGGATGGGCGAGGAAGTGACGGTTACACTCACGGTCAGCGAGTTCGCGCCAGGCGACGCCCTTGGAACTCTGACTGCTGAGCTTGTCGCGAGAATGGATATCGCCAGAAAGAACGGCCATTCGATCGTTCCCGCGTCAGCCAGGATCACCTATGATGATGCCCGTTGCCTCTACACGGGGACATTCCGGGTGTTTGCGGGAGAGGGCCAGTAATGCCAACGCACCCGCTTCCCCACCGCCCGCTGGATCTGTGCATCACCGTGATGCCGGAAACGCCTGACGGTGCGGCCGAGGTAGTCGTCGAGGCTCGCGGCCGGATCGTGGCGACGACGCTGGCGATACCCGCCGACCAGTGGGAAGAGTCCGAACTGTAATGGGGGATCACCCTGGATTCCCTGATGGCCGAGGTGTGGCGAAGGTGCTAAGGGATGGCAACGTTACTCGCTTTCGGCCAAACGGTCCCGGCGCTCTGCGTGCAGGTGCCGCCCCAGGTGCTTGTCGATCACATCGGCCAGATGCAGGTTATCGGGCCAGTCGTTGTCGCCGAAGGTCTCGCAGAGGGATCGGAGCATCGCCACCGTGTCGGCGCGCTCCAGACGCCACGATTCGACGTCACGCTCTGGGCCGTGCCCCAGCTCGGCGACCGCCTCAGCGAGGATGGTCCGGGCAAACGCCTTGCGCCCCATCTGGTAGGCGCGTTCTTCGCTTTCGGTCATGTGATTGCCTCTCAGGGGGGAGGTAGTGACGGTTGCCGGCGACCATGAATCAGGTGGATCAGGTTTGCCCACGACGAGCCCATTACAAGCACATCCCGATTCCGCAGATCTTCGGGCGGGATCAGTTCGACGGCGGTCAACCTCTGCCTGACCTGGATGCAGCGGTTTGGGCGGTCTTCCCATACCTCGATAGGCATGTCCCGGCGGAAGCCTCTACCGTACAGCGCCTTGAGCCTGGCATTGCTTGACCGTCGGTCAAGCTCGATGTCCAGCAAGCCTATGCTCGCACCCAGGCTGAACCTCAGCGACCGAAACGGTTGACTGTTTAGCGTCCCTCGTTTAATTGCGCGAAGCGCTGCCGCAACACTATTTCTCGCATCGGAAGAGAACAGACGAACCGGAAGGCCGTCGAATATATCGTCCAGCATCTGCCCCGGCACCTGCCCACAAAGTGACTTCCCGATCATTTTCATCGACCGCGCTTCGAGGCTTCTCTCCCCCGTCGCCTCCATCCATTGAATCAGCCACTTCTGCGGCAGGCCGTCCACATAATCGGGCGGCGAGCCAGCGTAGAGCAGCGCCACGTCGCTGACGGGCGTCTTCTCCTCGACCATCCAGTCCACGGCAACCGGCCAGAGCGAGGGATCGCGGCAGGCGTCGGCGACCATGCCGGACAGGACGGCGTCGGGACGTTGCAGCGGCATCATCGCAACCATCGCAACCTCTCCTCCTCTCCAGGTGAGATCAGATCCGGCGCCTTGACGAACCTCACCTTGTCCGCCCACAGCACCGGACACATCACGTCAGGGAACAGCGCCAGGATGCGCCGCTTGAACGGGATCATCTCCGGGCGCACGTCCGTGGCGACCCAGAAGAGCGTGTCACACGTCGGGCAGGCGCCGGCCAGAATATGCCCGGGGCGGCCGTAGCAGTCCTGCGACAGCAGAGGGACGGTTCCAATCCTGGCAACAGGCGTCTTATTCTCCTGGCATGCGGGACAGTCGAGCGCGAGGCTGTGAGGCGACGCTGGCCTCATTCCCCAACCGTCAGGTTCCGCCTCGTGGTAGCCGACGAACACGGCCGACGCCTTGCGATCCGCCGACACCTCGCCAAAGTTGTCATACCCCCGATTGAAGCGGTCGCGCCATGCTCCTTCGGGAGGCTTCGGCGTTCGTGGCGCCATCGCGGCAACCACCGCATAAGCCGGGCGAATCGGCCCCTTCTTCGTGCGCCGCACCGTCCTGTCCCTTTCCACCACCTCCAGCCAGCGGCACAGCAAGCCCTGCCCGGCGCGGTGATCCCAGCGTGGCGGCTTGCCTGTGAACAACGCCAGCAGGTTGCCCAGGTCGCATCCAGCGTCCTGCAGGTAGTCCACGAGCATGTCAGGGGGCGATTCCGACTGCATGCCAGCGATGAGGACGGGGTCATCGAAAGTGATCACGGTTCCTCCACCACGATCGGCAGACCGTAAAGGGTGTCTGGCAAGCCCATCGCCGCGTTTCACCGGTTGCGTGCTGACGGGGCGAGCTTACTCAAGGCTTCTTCTCGCGTTATGCCTCGATGCGTGATACAGGACGCCGTCATGGAAAGCGCGGCAATGACGATGCCCTTGTCGCTGTCGTTGCTCTTCTTCCAGTCCCCGATGGCTGCGCTGAGATGTCCCAGCACACGCTCGCCTTCTTCCTGGACGCCTTGCTCATACGCCGCCTTGATCGCCGGACTGTCGTTGCGCAGGTCGCCGAAGATCCCACGCAAGTGCTGTGTCTCGTCCATCGCCGCGGCCAGCAGGTCGTAGCGCATGGGGTTGTCTGCGCTCCCGGGGTCCGGCATCACTTTGAGCGATTCCCATTCGAGCAAGCCGGCCGTCGGCGTCATGTCCCCATCGGCAACTACGTCGAACTCCGCGCTTTCCACGCGAAAGCCGAAGGTGTTGTTCTCCCAGCAGTGCTTGACGTCGCGCACCACGGCGTCAGCCGGCAGGTTCGTCGGCACAGGCAGGTAGAGGCATTCGGGCGTCCGCCGGCCGATGAAGAGCGACAGGACGGCCTCTTCCGGGACATGGTAGATGCGCCAGCGTCTGGTGGTGGTGCGGTTGCTCATACGTCGGCCTCCTCTCTGGCAGGCCAGCCGAGGACGACACGCCATCCCTCGCCAATGTCTTTCTCGTTCGGGCTGCCCGACCCTTCTGCCATCCAGCTTGGCCACGCGACTCCCGGCGGCAGCAGGGCTATCCAGTTACTGGCGAAGCCCATGTCAAACAGCAACTGGAGCAGCGTCGGCGCCTCATTGAATACCCAGGTGCGAACGGCGCGATCCGCCTTGTCCCACACCCTGGCAGCCGTCAAGAACAGATGCAACGGAGCGGAGGCGTGGACGCTACGGCAACGGGCGCAGCGAATCTTCATCGCCTGATCATCCACATCGGAACCTATTCGCAGTTGCTCCGTCGTCTTGCAGTAGAGGCATTCTCGCGTCGGCTTCTGCGGAATCCACGCCGCTTCCCCGGGCGGCGCTTCCGCCAGCAGGTCCCGCAGCGCATACGCCGCCAGCCAGTCGGCACGAAGCACGGCTTGTGCCAGGGCGATCTCCGGACGGACGGCGGGAACGGCGGCGGCAAGTTGCTCCTGCGAGGGGATGACACTCCCGCTGATGACGAGATCCGTACCGCGATATTCCTGATCCACGGGAAGGCCGTTCCCGCCCATCACGTCTCGATAGCGTGGATTGATCTGCACGTCCGCCCCGGCGAGGGTGAAGGTTCTCACTCCTCCCAGATCACCACCCTCCAGCGTGACCTTGACCGGCGCAACCGCCTGCAATGATGCCATCTCGCGTCCCTCTGCTTTGCTCTCCCGCTGCTCGTCTCGTCATCATATCCCCTCTGACGCCCATGTTCGATGCGATTTGGGGAGGCATCCACAGTGGGATTCTTCAAAGCGGTCAAGAAGTTCTTCGGCTTCGGCACAAACGGCCCCCGGTGGACGCCGCCGCCGCAGGCGATGTTCTACTTCTCGCAGCCCGACAACTGGAAGACGGTCACGGGAAGCACCAACATCGTCGGGGTCGCGTATTTCTCCAGCGTCGAACGGGGCGTCAAGAGTTGCCTGGGGGTGCGGTTCCTGGGGAGCGGGCAGTTTTACGTGTACGACTGCCCGATCAGCTATCTCACCGGCATGCTGGCCGCCAGCAGTCGGGGAACGTGGTTCTGGGAGAACATCCGCCGGAGCAACATTCCATTTGCCGGACCGTTCTGAGCAAGGGGGCGTCATGCCAGTCGGGAAAGCGCCAACCGCAATCCAGAGCGCCTTACTCACCGGCGCCGAACGTCTCATGTCCAGAGCGACGGGCGAGACCGTGCGAATGGTTGTTCTTGACGGAGACTCCAAGGCGGACAGAAGGACGATTCTCGCTGTTATGGAATCAGGTCGTGAGGTGGTCCTCAATCGAAGGGAAGCTCTTGCGGCTGCGAAAGAGGTTGGATGATGGACAAGGTTCTTGCGGATATAGACGACGCGCTGCTGGACGCCGAAAAAGCATACTTCGATTACCTATCCTACACCCACCCTGACTTCGATCCATCGGAGGAGCGGAGAAGGTTCAGGGCGCTCCGGAAACTGATTGATTTGTGGAATGAGGCTGCCGGTCCGTTCTGATTCTTCACGATTTGCGTCTGTGCGAAGCGTTTGGCGACACTGCCTTGCATGGCAGACCGCTTCGCCGAATTCCTGACGCAGTTGGCCGACCCGCGACTCTACGTCCGCGTGCCTGACGTTGCGTGTTTCGATGAACACGAAGAGCGTTCCCCTGACGGCAAACTCCTGCGCCGGTTCACTCGTGCCGACCTCGAGGAAATCGCCCAGTCCTGCAACGAGCGGGACGCCACGGGCACTCTCGCGCCGCTGACGTTCGGCCACACAACGCCGCAGCAACCCGACGAAAGCAAGCAACCCGAACCGCAGGGGTACGCCCGCACCTACCGCGTCCGCTGGGACGCCAGACTCGGCAAGTACGTCATCGCCGTGGATTATTACATCCGCAAAGAGCGATTTGCAGAAGCGAAGACCTATCCGCGAACATCGGTTGAGTTGTGGCCGGGGAACAAGAAGACGGGCGAAAAGCCTATTATAGACCCGGTAAGTCTCTTAAGGCGAACGCCGCAGAGAGATCTGGGGCAGTGGACCTACTCGAAGGGCGATTCACGCGCGCCGGCTGGCGATCCAGTCTGGCGCTATTCCCGGGGCGGCAAACCCTGCCTCAATTATTCGTTGGAGACCGCCATGCCTGAACCTTGGGAAGACGATGCGCCCGCGACTGAGCCGACTGATCCCGGCGCGACTGTTGGAGAGATGGCGGGCGGGGGCGGGATGAGCCCCCAGGAACATGCGCAGTACTCGAAGCACTGCGCTAAGTGTTATTCGATGATGGCCGAGCATCCCTTGCACGCCAAGGCGATGAAGCAGTACGCGATGGAGGACGCTCCTCCCGAGGAACCGGCCGCGGCCGATCCGACCATGCCGCCCGACGTGGCCGAACCGATCCGCAACGGGGCGTTTGCAACGCCGTCGGCGACCAACGCCGGGCTTGGCGACCCGCAGCGCAACGCCCGCCGCGCCGCCCCCGTGCAGCAGGTGCGCCGGGACAGCGACGCCATCCGCCTGGCTCGCGTCGAGCGGGAAAACGCCGAGATGAAGGCGCAACTGGCTGAGGAGCGGCAAGCCAAGATCGAGGAACAACAGATCACGGCTGAATCCGATGGGCGGCGCATCATTGCCCAGATGCAGCACGAAGGGTACACGTTCAAGGCCCCTGAGAAGCATGTCCTGCGGTTCTCGAAGATGCTCACCCGGAAAGCGCGTGAGGACTACGAAGAACACCTGCGCGAACTCATGGACCCAGCCCCGGTTGCACCCATAGGCCGCATCCGCACCGACACGCAGCAGTACGCTCGTACCGGCAGTGACGCACCCGTGGATCTGGAGAACGATCCGGAGTCGATGCCGGCCGAGGACGCCGCCGCGGTCGATCGCTACCAGCGGAAGCACGGTCTGTGGGACACGCCCTTGCCCGAACTGGCGGCGAAAGCTCTGCCGCTGAAATACGGCAAGCAGCACGCCAACGGCAACGGCGCGAACGGCAACGGCGCTCGCAAGTGATCGGTTGAACCCCGTGGCCGATCACGGCCGGCATCCAGGAGCGAGGTAGTTCGTCATGGCAACAAGTTCTGGCGTGCAAGACCTTGGCAAGTTCAACGGCGTCGGCGTACAGACGCACGCTTTCGGAACCGCCATCGCCATCCTCGTCCAACCCTACGGCATGGTGGGAACAGCCTCTTTGCCGGGATCTCCCACTGGCCCGATGCCGGCGCTAAACGGCGTGCCGCACATCAACCACATCATCGTGGACGCTGGCGGCCACGGCAACGCTCTGACGATTCTCCGGCCGCTCAATCGCGTCAAGGTCACGGCCAACGCTCTGGCTTCGGCCACGTCGCTCTCGATCAATGGCGACCCAGGGTTGTACGCGACCAACTTCAACTACCCGCTGGCCGACGGATCGACTGCCCCGCGCACGGGGAACTCGGCCATCCAGAGCGGCGACTACATCGTCTACCAGGCCGCAGACGGGACCTGGGTGCTCGATACGGCGCAGAGCGCTTATACGGCCGGGGCGATCACGGTCACTGCGCTGCCGACGGGCGGCGTATCGGTCAAATCGATCCTCTACTTCATGGGCCAGACGGGCTACACGGACCCCAACACGGGTGCCTTGCAGCCGACGTTCCCGATCCCAGCGAGTGCGGCGCGGGTCGAGTACAGCGACACGGGCGGGCTGTGGTCTGGCCTGCACCCGGGCGACCCGCTGGTTGTGTTCAACCCCAACGCGACCACGGCGGACACGTTGTCGCTCGTGCGCGGCTTCTACGGTCAGCGATAGCGAGTCAGTTCGCATGCCTTTGCAGGTAGGCAATGGCGGCAGCAAGTCGTTTGGGATCATCGCGGAAGTTTCCGATGCCGTGGTTGCATCGCGAACAGAGCAAGGAACGAATCTTTCCGGTGGAGTGGTCGTGATCGATGCACAGTCTGCGAACCTGGCGAGTGTGATTGACCCGGGCCATTTCCGGTTCGCCGCAAATCGCACAAAGACCACCCTGCGACGCGTGCATTTCGGCGTACTGTTCGGGACTGACGCCGTATCGTTTCATGCCCTGGATGCGGTCAAACTCTTGCCTTTTGCGGCGATACTCCGGGCATGCCTTCTGCTGAGCATGTTTTGCGCTGGCCTCGGCAGCCGTGCATTCCTTACACCGTGGAGAACGGCCGAATTTGCACTGACGGCTCTTACCGAACTGCTCAAGCAGTTTTGTTTCTCCGCATTTGGAGCATGGTTTCCCAATGACTCCTTCAGCGCTTGCCTTTTGCTTGTATGCCGTACGACGGCCCATCCGTTTCGTGCATTCCTTGCACTCCGACATCCGTCCGCAACGCATTTTCTTGTTGACGTAAAAGTCGGACATCGGCTTGATGCCATCGCACTGCGTGCATCGCTTCTTTTGGGCGTGTGCGTCGAAAAGGCCGGGTTGGTTGGTAGAATTGGCGCTAGCCATAGCGTTGTCCTTGTTCCTCAAGGCTGCGATGTGGTCAGTGCCTGCAAGGTGTTCCACCACCTTGTAGGCATGCTCAATTTTACCGCAGCCTCCCCAAAAAGCTACCCTGGTTGCCGCACTATTTCTCTTGCGGCGGGAGGTTGATGAAATGGCCTCATATCTCTGTAACGGGTCGGTAAACCCAAGCCGCTTCGTCAAGGGCGACCCGACGCAGACGGGCGGCGGTTACGTGATCCAGTGCGTCGGCAGCGACCGGCCCATCGGCATCAGCCAGCCGGGCGTTCGCCAGCCGCCGATCAACCTCCTTGACGACGGCTTCGCGGGTGTTGCCGGAATCAACGAGATCGAGGTGATCGTCCCCGGCGAGCACATTCAGGAGTGCTGGCTGGAGTCTGGCGCGGCGGTGTCTGCGTTCGACTATCTCAAGCCTGACGGCAGCGGCCGTGGAATCACGGCCGGCTCCGACGGCGACCAGTACGGCGCCATCGCCCAGCAAGCGGCCACGGCGGTGGGACAACTCATCCGCGTCCGGCTTCTGATCGGCTATCGCGGCGCATGAGCGCAGGCGGCTTTTACAACATCAACCATATGAGGCCGCGCGGCGTCCGCGCGACCAACGGACAGGCCAAACAGGAAGTAGCTATCCTGCCAGACGGCCAAAACACGTCGCACCCGTTTGGGGGTCGCGCGGACGACCGCGACCTCATTGAACGGGTGGAACAGCGATGACGCAAGCCTACCGATTTTTGTCTGCGACCGACGGTTACAATATCGCCGCCTCGCGATACGTAATCTCCTACAGTCGCAAGAAGGAAGAGTTTCCCATCAACCGTATTATCCAGATGGTGGAGGCAAAGACTCCCTCTTTCTTCTACTACAAACTGGACAGGGACCAGGCGATTCGCGTCACCAGCCTGGCGGGTCAACTCTGGGCCGACGGTGCGGTGCGGCCGTCGCGCCGGGACAATCAGTTTGGCTTCCGCGAGACGCAGGCGTTCTGCAACCGCTTCGAGTGGGGCGGCATCGTTGGCGACATTGCGCTCAAGCACGCCGACAACACATGGAATGCCAAGCAGGTCTACCTGGAGGGCTACACCTGCCAGGCGATGACCGGCCGCACGCTCAATCTCTGGCAGGGTGGACCCGGCGGCGGGGCCGAGGGGACCACGACCAACTGGGGCGGTCTGGACAACGCGAGTACGTGGCCTTCGACCAACGTCGCCGCCGCCAACGACCTCAACGGCGGGGCCGGGACGTGGGACAAGGCCGGCTCTGACTCGGGGAATCCGTCGAACTACATGGCCATCCGCAAGAGCATCATGTCGGCCATGAACGTCATCTTCCTCCAGACGAATTCGCGCGTCCGGCCGCGCGATCTGCGCCTTGTGGTGTCTCCCAACCTCGCCAAGGCGATGGCCAACAGCGACGAGATGCGCGACGCCTATAAGTACGGCCCAAAGGCTCAGGAGTACATCGAAGGCAACGACGCGAACATGAACGACCGCTTCGGCCTGCCTCCGACCTACGCGGGCGTCGAGATCGTCGTCGAGGATTCCCCGATCCTGCAAGACCTGCCCGCGGCCAATCAGACCGTCAGTTCCACGGCGCGCACCTTCATCAAGAACGACAGCAACGCCGTCATCATGAGCCGTCCGGGCAAGATCGACGCCCAGGTGGGACCGTCCTTCTCGACCGTGCAGATGCACTGGTGTGAACATCAGCTCAAGGTGGAAGAATTCCACGAAGTCAAGGACGCATACACGCAATTTTCTCTGGTCGATTTCTACTGCATCGTCGGCGGGGCGCTGGAAAGCGGGTTCGACATAACTGGTACGATTTAAGCCACTGGAGATGTGGCTTATTGTCGCTCCTGCTCCGTGAATGGAAAGGATCGTTTGTGACGACGCAAGAGATCGCCCCTGTTCAACTCGCCGCCGCGCCGGCCGTCCCGGCAAGAGCGGTCGCGCCTGAATGGAAGCTTGCCGGCGAGTGGACCCGCCGACCCTATCCCGTCGCCGTGGATGTGACCCTTCACGGCAAGAAGGTCTCGCTTGAGATCAGCCTGGCTCTTGACGGCCCCTTGCCGCGCATCTCCACGGGCGAGACTCAGAGCGAGTTCGAGGACGGCGTCACCCGCAAGGTGACGAAGACGCTCCAGGACAGCGACCCCTACCGCCGGCTGATCGAACTGCGCCCGCAACTGCTTCATGCAAAGGCGACTCTGCAAGCTGCACAGGCGACTCTCGCAGCCCTGGAGGCGAAGAAGGCCGAACTGGTCGCCATGAAGCCCGTCCCGCCGGATCTGGCCCGCAAACTCATCGGGATCACTGATGAGATCCGCAAGGCATCGCGTACGGCTGATGCGCCGACGGCTGAACTGGAAACGCTGCAACCGCTCTATGCTCAGGCTCAGCGCGACCTCGCGGCAATGGCCCCGAAAATCGGCATGGAGGCGGCAAAAGAGGCGCGTGAAGACCTGCTGCGCAAGGTGGACGCCTCGTTCGCCGAGATCCTCACGCCGATTCAGGGGACGCTGACTCAGTTGGCGCAGCGCTGCCAGGAGCGCAGGAGCATGGTGAGCGTGGACGGCGCCCGGGTGGCGGCCGAAGCAGTCGCCAAACTGGTGCAACAGGGCTGAACAGGGAGGCGGGCGATATGGGGGTCGGCTTCCCGAAGGTTGATCCGAAGTTCGTCCGCGAACTCCCCTTGCAGGGCGTCCCCGGCGACGTGGCGATGGCAACGGCCGGAGCGGCAACCGTCACCTACGGCGCAGCGGGCAACAACGCCTGCCACGGCGTCAACAACATCACGGTTGGCTTCAGCGCCACGCCCACCGCCCCCGTGGCGTTCACCATCTCGGATGGGGTTACGGTGATTTTCACAGCAGAGATCGCGGCAGCGGGATCGACCACATTCAGCTTCCGCGCGGACAAGCTGGGCAGTCCGAACAATCCGATGGTTTTGAACCTGCCCAGCGGCGGCAGCGGCAACGTCGGATCGGTCTCAGTGGGAGACCACGTCCTGGAAACCCATCAGTACCAGCAAGGCGGCCCGGACTTCACCAACGTCGCAAACGGCCACTTCGTGGCAGTCCTCTTCTAGGGGTTCTATCATGGCTGCCACTAACAACTTCAACACGCGGGACGTCAACGGAGCCTCGCGCATCATCGCCGCTTACGACACCACGCAGGCGGGCGGCCCAATCGCCACGCAGCACATCATCGTGGACCCGACGAACACGTACACGATGCCCACGGGTGACGCCATCGCCCGGTCGATCTTTGTTGCCGCGGGCGATGGGACCAATCCCTTTCTGTCGTCTTCGCTGGCCAACCTGCAGGCCTACACGGGCAACAAGGCCATGCTTGTGGCGTCGCCGGGGTCGCAGATCGGCACGGCGAACATCGTTACAGGAACAGTCACTCCTGACGCCTCGCTCGGTGCGCCTGGGGCGGGCAAGATCTACAACGTCAACCTCATCAGCATCACGCTGGCCGCCACGGCGAATCAGCCGCCGCTCCACGTCGAGCTGATCCAGGACGCGGCAGGCTCGCCCGCGATCCTCTGGCAGGGCGACATAGCGGCGCTGGCCAACACTATGGCGAGCATCATCCTGACCGATCTGTCGATTCCCCAGACCGTCGCCAACAAGAGCCTTGACCTCAAGGTGACGAGCGGAACCATCGTCAGCACCAACTACATCAGCTGCAACATCGGCGCGTCCATCAGCCAGTAAGGAGGGTGGATCGTGTCAACTTCAGCGACAGGGTCAGCGCCATACGCAACCCCGGCAAACTTCGTTATCAAGTGTGACAACCGCACCGCCGGGCAACTGCTCTCCGACGTCGGTGTACCGCTCACGCAACCGCAGATCGCCGCTTCGCCCACGTTGCTGGACCTGCTGGCGGAAGCCTCCGGACTGGTGGAAGCGGCTTGCACCGAGGGCGGTGCCTACGTGATCAATCCGCTTGCCGTGCCGCCCATCAACGATCTGTTGCTGATCCAGACCGCAGGGGGCAACTCAGCGGCGTTGCTCGCCGGGATCGTCTGCCGGTTGGCCCTGTGGCTGATGTGGGAGCGCCGCCCGTCGTTCCGTCAGGACGTGAAGTTGCCTGCACAGGCGCAGTGGGCGCTGGACCTGTTGGAGCAGATCCATCAGGGGAAGAGAATTTTCGGGATTTTGGAGCATCAGCAAGCGGGGGTTCTCGGCATCACCGTGGACAGTCCACGGGTGATTGAGGCGCGGCGGGGGCCGGTTCAGATCGCTCGAAGGTTCTTTGGACGTCGGTCTCAGGAATCGCGGCAATGGGGATGCCCGTAGCCATTTGCCCGACGTGACGCCCGGACGGTAGCTTGGCGTGCGCGGCGTGTAACGGGTGCTACCATATGGAGGATTTAACATATGTCAAGCTCTCCATATGTGTCGGGGGCCGTCCCTTTGTACCTGGGTTCCTACGTCTCCGGCCAGCCCCTTGTGAACGGAACCACGATAAATGCTCCCTCGCTAATCTCCTTCCTTGGCTGGACCGTGGGGGGCCTTGACATCCAGTACGAGAACCGCTTTGTCCCCTTTAATGTGGATCTGGGCGGCGATGTCGAAGCCGACGAATCCTACCAGGGACGTACAGCGATCATCACGGCCACTCTTTCCCGCTGGGACGACGCAATCTACCAGACTTTCATCGCCTGTCCCGTCGGAGTCACCCTCGGCATCGACGATCCCGGCAACATCGGCACACTGATGACTACGGAGGGGGAATGTATGCAATTAATACTCCCCTTTCCGTATCAAGCAAAGACGGCATACGCCGCGCAGGTCGCCGGTACAAGGTTCTTCGCCTGCCGCATCAATCAGGACAACTGGAAACAGCTCGGCACGAAGCCGCGACTCTTGTCGCTCTCGTGGAAGGCGCTGCGCGTGTTCATCCCCGGGATCAGCAACGCTTTCGGATATGGTAGATGGCAAATGTTTGATACAACCATCAGCGGCTTGCCGGCGCCAACGTAAGAGGAAAGTATGGACAGACTTGTTCTCATCAAGCATAACGGCAAGACGCTGGAGATCCAGTGCGACGAGATGACAATAGACTCCGTGCCGGAGATGAACGACTCTGAAACAGAACTTCTGTTTCATCGGGTCGTGGTCAACGTCCGTGGGCGTCACTACCCCACCGCTGAATCGCCAAGGCCCACGTAAGAGGAACGCATGGCCAGCGCCAACTTTGCCCCTCCTGAGAGAAAAATATTTACGTTCTGGAACGGCCAGATGATGGTGAACGAGGACCCGCTCGCCCTGCGCCGGCGACTCGTACAGGCGTCGGGGGGACGCCTGTCGCAACTGTGCCGCGATGCGAGCGACGTGCCTCCTCCTCCTGGCGATCGAAAGTTGACCGAGGAAGAGGAGAAGATGGAGGCGATAGACCAGCTCCGCCGCGCCGAAGCTCAGGACAACCTCGCCGCCGTGGTCCGCCAGGCGTTCAAACTGCCGGCGTTCAACCCGGCTGACGGTAAAGGGGCGCTCGACGCGGAGTGCTGGTACTGTCTCAAACAGTGGTGGGAGTGGTCGGAAAAAAACGGGAGAGCGGCCGGGAGTTAGCCGACTTCTGCGCCGCCTACGGGTTCTGCCCCATGTCGCTTGCTCCTGCATCCCTTGTTGCTCGTCTCTGGGGTTGGCTGACGGGCACAACCCCATCCGGCGGCTACTACCACTACGTCTCGCTCGTCAGCCACATCTCGCGCGTGCGCCTGCAACAGTCGGTCGCGGTCGGCAAGGGCGTGCAGAGCTACCACAGCCTGGCGGACCTGGGGCCGGAGTGGGCCGACGCGGTGGCGCAGGACCCGGCCGAGGTGGATGCGATTTTGGGGGCAAGCCAGCAGCAGAGGGCGGCGGCGAGGGCGAAACGTGGCTGAGACACCGCAAGACCTGAACGCCGCGCTGGAGATGAATGCCCGTCTCGCGGCCAACCTTGCGCGGCAGCAGGCGTCCGGCGGTCTGGACTTCCTCAAGGATCTCCCTGCTGCCGTGGCGAAGGCTGTGCGCGAGGGGATGGTCACGCAGTGGGTTGCCCAGCAGCAGCGCGACGATCATCTACAATCAGCCCTTGAGTTGTTCGAGAACATCGCGCGGGGCGGGTTCAATCAGCAGAACGTGGAGCAGAGCACGCTGCGGTTCCTACAGTCGCGAGACATGCCCGACTGGACCGCCAACCAGTTGCCCACGCCGCCCCCGGCGTCCCAGGCAACACCGCCAGCGCTCCCGTGGGAGATGCTGGAACGCGACGTGGCCGGCCAGCCGCTCCTTGACCCGGATTTCGCCGGGAAGGTCTCGCCGCCCCCGCTGCCGTCGTCCTTCTACCAGACCGCTCCGCTGCTCGACCCGAGTCTCCCGGCGCCGCCGTCCACCCCCGAAGAGAAGCGATTACAGGAGTGGGAAGACGCACAGGACGAGGCTGACGTCGGACCGCCGAAGAAGTGGTGGGACGCGATCAGCGCAAGCGATGTCTTGCCCGGCCCTCCCGAGGCGCCACGATCGACAAAGGAAGAGTTCGACGCCAGTCAGTTGCCGCGGTTCAAGGTGAAGGGGATGAGCGATTTCGGCATTCCCCGCATCGACGGCGACTTCGGGTCGAAACTGCCTCTTGGTACGATTCCAGCGGAAGAGGCTGGCCCGCGCCCTCCTTCGCTGTTCGACTACGCGGCACAGCCATTGCCGCGACCACCGGCCGAACCGTACTCCCTGGAAGAGTCCGTAGCGCCAAGGGACAGCAAGCGGCTGAACCTGAACCGTGCCGACCTGGAAGAGTTGTTCCAGCTTCCAGGGGGCCGGGAATCACAATTGCCCGAACCGCCGTTGCCGTCCGCGGATCAGCAGTTGCCGGGCAGGGGGCGCGACGACGCTGAACAGGTCGAACGCGACGAAGGCGCGGAAGAGGACACTGAATTCCTCAAGGAGATGGCAGGTGTACTCAAGGAAATTCTGGGTACGCTCAAGGAAGGGGAAAAGGGCGGTGGGGCGGCTTCGTCGATGCGCAAGAAGTTCTCGCACGGCGAGGGGGCGTATGCGAAGGAGGATCGCGAGAAGCGAGAACTGAGCCCAACCGCTCCCGAGTCGATTCGCGGCGCCCGGGGTTCTTCCGTCGTCTGACCAGGAGAAGTGATGGCCAGACTGGTGATTACCGGACAGGACGGCACGACATTCGAGATACGCCCGAACGAGATGGAAACCATCTCGATGGAGGCGACGCCGGAGATGGATTCTTCCGGCATGGAGGTGCTGTTTCACCGGGTAAAGCTCGAGGTTCGCGCCATCATCAACCCTCTGATGATGGCGACCAACCAGCCGACCGTAAGCCTTGCCGTGGTTCCGCCCCCGGGTGCGCTACCCCCTGCGGGGCTGACCTTCGCGACGGGGCCGGGCGACCGCTCTGGACTCACCGCTCGCGTCATCACACAGTTGCTTGGCAACCCCCGTCCGCTGGTGCAATACTGGATCGGCCCCGACCTCGTTCTGGAAGCGCCCAACCGCATCGACGCCGCTGGAACGCAGTTCCTTCCGTGCGATGCGATGGGTGGGCCGTTCGTGCGGCGCTGCCGCTGTTACGAGGTGCGCGGCGACAAGACGATTTTTCTCAACTTCTCGGTTGAGCTGGCAACGACGGCGTACACGAAGATCCTGCTTTCCAACCGCTGGTCGATGACGGCTGACATCGACAGCGCCGGGTTCACCACGCGCACTATCGACGGCACGGCCGTGTTTCGCCTGGACGGGTTGGTTGCAGAGGAAGCTTTTCCGGACGACTTCCGCAACCTGTTGTTGGTTCCGTCGGACAGTTCTTTTCGACGGATTCGGCCCTCTTGGACCGTGGAGGATGACAACCGGACATATCGGTACAGGTGCATTGACAGAGAAACGAGCTACGGTTTAGGCGCTAATAGCGGGGTGGAGAAGATCGAGGGGACGATCAGCGTCCATTCAGGGGTCGAGGTGTTCACCTTCAAGAAGTTAGCGCATCGGGGAATCGATACAGCCGCAGCCATAGCCGCCGAAGCCGCATCGTTCTGGACAGGCGCCGGCGCAGCTTTCACGGCGCGAACGGTGGCAAACATAGCGCATCAGGCGCTCAACATGAGTAGCGCCGACACCAGGGTTTCCTGCGTTGTCCGCGTTCTCGGCCAAAGCGGCGCCAACAATCAGAACCTCTACAAAATCGCCAGGCAGGTGTTCTCAATCAAGGTTCAAACGCCTGCGCTGGCGTCTGGTAACCTGCTGGCGATAGAAAGTATCACCCTCACCCAGTGGATTGGATCGGAAGATCAGCCGACCGTTGAAGTTCGCTTCACACTGGTGATGCAGAACCTGATTTCGGCCAAGGGTTTTCTGGGTGATACGTTTGCCCCGAGCCTCATGGATATGAACACCGGAGTAGGCGCTCCGCTTAACTACTTGCCATCCACACCACGAACACAACTACCAAACTCGAACAATACCCGCGGCAGCGGCTATTTGAATAACATCTTCGCCCAGGCGTTGACCCCCGTCCCCGGCTCGCTGCCACCTGCCCCCATCGCGCCACCGATCGCGATGGATATAACGACGGAGGTTTGAGAAGTGCCGAATCAACCGCCGAACTACACGAATCCACCGCCGACGCCTCCCGAGTCGAATCTGGCGAACACGCCGCCCGACAACGCCCCGTCGCCTGCGCCGTCGGGGTTCGACTATCCCCCACAGCCGCCTGGGACGGCACTAATCTCGGCCGGCATGACCGTAGGTTACGCTAGCAACCGCGGCCTCGGAGCGGCGCCGTCGTCCGGTCCGCCAGGTTCGCCCGTGCAGTTCTGGAGATTAACGGGAGGAATTACCTGGAAAGTCGTCTCGGCGGCCTTTCAATCCGTCGGCGGACCGCCGACGTTGCCGTCTCCCTTGACGAACGATAATGAAGTGCTCATGTTCAGCACGAAGACGATTCCCGCCAACGAGGTGATGGCTGACGGGACACCGATCTACGTTCGCACGATACAGTACTTCTACGTCCTGCAGGTTCCGCCGGCTGACACCGATCCGCTGTACGGCGGCGTGATCCAGCTCGATACGACGGCGCTGACGGCCAACGTCATCAATCCCGGCACATACATCCAGAATCTTCTCGGTCCGATCCCGTCCCCGGCAGGATTCTCCGGGCAAGCGATCACGTTCTGACAGGCGATCACGGCTTGAAATTCCGCAGATCGCTTTGCTGCATTATCCACATCGCCCACGCGAGGTAGGCCAGGAAGAAGAGAACGCCAGCGATCAGGATTATCTGAGCGCAGAACCACCAAATCTTAAAGACGCCTCGAGGGGTCAGCTTGGAGAACGGCGTGTCGAGGATTGATTCGGCGGGTGGCAATGGTGGCGGTATCGGCACAAGCTTCGGTTCGTCCTCTGGGGAGACGTGCAACGTGGTCGGCGGCAGGGGGATTCGGATGCTGGCGCCGCAGTCGGGGCAACGGGTCATCTTGCCGGCGGCGGACTCGGGAGCTTCGGAGACGGCCTGGCACGCAAGGCAGGTGAAGCGGATCATGATGCAACCTGCTACAATTTCCCTTGTTCGCCCCGTGGAGACTCAAGCGATGAACGAGACGCAGAAAGCCGAATGCCCCTACAAGCCGGGGGACGTGGTGATGTTAAAGAGTGGCGGTCCCGCCATGACGGTGACCGGGGGGTACGCCACGGCGGTAGGATGCATGTGGTTTCTCCTCGACGGCACCGAGAGGACCGCGACGTTCAATCCGGAGGCGGTGACGAAGGGGTTGCTGAATTGGCCTCCCCTGCGGATGTCTTGACGAGCGCCGAAATGGAAATGGCAACCTCTCGCAGATCGTTGCCGACAAACCAGTAGCACCGCGCCACCGGCTCTGTCGCACCATCTTCAAAGCAACCGATGACCATCGTCGGACCGTCCGATTTGAGTTTGACGATGTCGCCAGGTTGGACCTGTTCGGACATGGGGGCTACTCCTCTTGGAGACTGATACGATGCATGAACCAACCATCCGCCGCATTGCCCGCGAAGAGATTGCTGCCACCGAGCAAGAGAGTGGCGCCAGGGCGCGAAGAAGGTTTAAATCCTCGCTCCGTCTGCTTTCTGGTCCGTGGATCGAGACAGACGATGACGGTTCCGATACAGTTTCCCCTGTTCCCTCTGGTCGCCCTGTGGAAACCTCAGCGATGAACGAAGCACCGCAAACTGATTGCCCCTTCAAAGTAGGGGACATTGTGAAGGTGAAATCAGGAGGCCCTCCGATGGTTGTCACAGGATTCGGCCCCGGGGCCGCAACGCCTGTTTGCGTCACCTGGTTCGACGTCGGCGACCGTCTCGTGATGAAGGAGTCCTTTCCGGCCGCAGCCCTCACGAAGGATCTGCTGTAGGTTCACGACTGGCCGGTCCCGTTGCCCTGCGCCGTCTCATGCTGTTCGACGCGAACGATATGAAACATCGACACGAAATCCATCCCAAGGTAGGCGCCGGGAATCGCCGGATTGGGGCGCAGAACCATGATGGCGGATGGAAGCGGAGCGACCATGTCCGGATGGCTGATCGAGTACGTTTTGCCGTCGCTGCTGACCAGGACGAAAGGGACGAACGGTCGGCGGCGCAGGAGTTCGAGAAGTTCGGAGGGGATCATGGTTTCTCCTCCCGGATGAGTTCATCGACCGCAACGTCCAGGGCGGCAGCAAGGCGAACAATGGTGCTCAGTCGAGGATCGGTCGTTCTTCCCTTCTCAAGACGGAACAGTGCGGACAGCGTCAGGTCGGCAGCACTGGCCAGATCCTGCTGAGACATCCTCGGATCTGTCGCCTCTCGCAGCGCCCGCACCCGCCGGCCGACAAGTTTCCCATCGAGTGTCATCAACATTGCCGCCTACTTCCCTTGACCGATGATTCGGCTTTTAGTACCATGCTTTATTAGGTGCAACCGAGCGGACTCGCATTCCGCTTCGGTTGCTAGGCAACATTCGTTAGGGGAATGCACCTATGCAAAGTCTACTCGTTGAAACGCCGGGACGCAACCCCGGCAAGGTCCGCTGCTCGTCTTGCGGCGGCGTCGGACGCAGCAAACTCGGTCCCTGCTGGTCGTGCGACAGCCAGGGCTACGTCATCCAGCGTGAGAACGTCGAGCCCGAAGACAGGTTCCTCGCCATGCAGGGAGACGCCACCCTCGACGTCGGCAAGAACCTCGAAGACTTCGTTGACGATCTGACGCTCTCCTTCTCGGAGTTGAGAGACGAAGAAATCGTCGTCTGGCGCGAGCGGAAGGGCGGCGGGTTGCGTGTCGTGGCGATTCTCTACCCGGACAAGCACGGCGAGACCGCAACCAAGTGGATGTGAAAGGGGTGGGCATCATGAAGAAGTCCGACGCTCTCCCGATCCCCCCTGACGCTGAGTTCGTCTCTGCGCGGCAAGCGGCCTATCTGCTGGCCGTCCACCCGCGGACCATCTGGCGTCTTGTTGAGCGAGGCGACCTGCCGCAACCCATCCGGTTCAGCCGCAACCTGACGCGGTTCCGGATCGCAGACGTGAAGCGGTTCGCGCAGGTTGCGTGAACTACCGACATGGTGAACGGCACGGGACGGGGTAGAATCCTGTCCCGTTGCCGTTGAGGGAGGAGGGGAGAATGAGCGAGGAGAAGGTGCGGTCCGGTAATGTTCAGCGATGTCGAGTCACTGGCAGACTGCTGCCGATGAAGCCATCGCGGGAGACGCTGGCGCAGATACAGGAATCTTATACGGCCGGGGATACGTGCCACGAAATTGCTGCGGCTACGGGGATTTGCGCGGCAAAGGTGCTTGAACTCCTTCGCGGCGAGGGGGTCCGAATTCGTTCAAAAGCAGATGCACGCCCGGAAAGGCGAAATCTCGCCCCAGCGGAAGAGCAGGAAGTGGCGACTCGCTATCGCGAAGGGAAGACGGCGAATGAAATCGCAAGAATCTTCAAAGTCAACCGTGTCTGCATTTGTCGAACGCTGAGAATCCTTGGCGAAGATACCAGGCCGCCAACAGAGACGAGCCGCAAGTACACTTTAAACGAGAGCGTTTTTGATGAGCCGTTGAGCGAGGAGGGGTGTTATTTTGCCGGCCTGCTCATGGCCGATGGGTGTGTCACCAACCCTCGACCGGGGCGAGGCAGATCGACGGTCACGCTTGGGTTGACCTGGAGCGACCGAGATACCGTCTTTCGTTTCCGCGACTTTCTTCAAACGGATACGCCTATTCGTCGAGCAGAACCATCCACCAGCTTGCCAAACTGTTCGCCGTCAGCATCCCTTACTGTCCATTCCGAGCGGCTTGCCATTGCCCTTCGGCGTTTTGGCGTTGTGCCGCGTAAGTCGAAGATTGCGAAAGTGAAGCGGCTGGAAAAGAACAGGCACTTTTGGCGAGGCATGGTCGATGGGGATGGGTGGGTTAGCGTCGTGAAGCGCTACGATTCTCCAGTGATTGGGTTTACTGGTTCTCTGGCGTGCTGCGAGCAGTTTCGGGCTTTCTGCTCATCCATTACCCCGCATCGCACCTGCTTGAGACGAAACCACAGCATCTGGAGTTTTTCTACGTGCGGGCCGTTCGCCTACCAGGTAATTCAAGCGATGTACGCGAACGCATCGGTTGCGCTGAACCGAAAAGCAAGCTTGGCGGCACAGATACTCGACAGGTATCGAGGTCGCTACTGCTTTTGACCTTCCGATCCTCTTCCGCTTACCCTCCAGCACGATTAATCGTGCTGGAGGGTTTTTCCATGACTGTGCTGCTGAATGGGAATGGCGGCATATTCCCCAGGGTCGCGCACATCGCGGGCGGCGCTGCCGACATCGAGGCCCTACTTGGCGGAACGGCGACTGCTCGCGTTTTGAGTGGCGCATCCTGGCAGACGCGCGGTCAGACCCTCCAGACCGATGCGAACTACAACCCGGTTCTCACTTCCACGTACAACTCCGCGTCAGGGACATGGCCGCAAATCAACGCCTGGTCTGTTTCTCAGACCGGATTCCTTACGCAACTGGCCGCTCTTGCCGTCAGTGTCTTCAACCAGCAGGTCCAGCTCGACGCCTCGCTGCAAAGCCCAACGCTCACCAATTGCGTCACGGAACTGATTCGGCAGATGCGCCTCAGTTCCGACAGCATCAACGCCAGTTCCGTCTCGGTCGGGGCGCAAACTGCCGTTCTCGCGACCGGCAACCCTGTCATCGTCTTCGGGCTGCTCAACAAGCGTGGCGACACGATCCAGACGCCCTTCGCCGAGACGTTTCGCGCAACGGCAACCCTCGACCAGAACAGCGGGGCCGTGGCGCGACAGGAGCCACTGTCCATCGTCGGCGCGGCGGCAGCGCCGAATATCTGGTCGTATGCGTGGCCAGCCGGTTCGGGCAGCGTTACCGCAATCAACATCGCCGATTCGCAACTGAACAACGCGGGAAACACCGTTTTGTTCAACGGCGACATGGAGACATTCACGGCCAATTACCCCCAGGATTTCGTGATCTCCACGGGGGTGGCTGGGACCGACATAACGGCTGGCGGTTCGGGCAACGCCTACACGGGAACGAACTGCCTGGAATTGCTGGGCGACGGTTCCACCCTGAGCACGCTGTACCAGCAATTCAACACGCCGCACTCGGTCACCAGCGGCGCCGGCGGAACGCCCTACAAGATCCTGCCGTCCACCCTGTACACCGTGAACATGTTCCTCAAGACCCCAAGTGCCCCATCAGCGGGCGTTTTGCGCGTGGCGCTCACGGATGACACCAACACGGTCATCAACAACGACGCCGGTAACCCGTGCGACTTCTCCGTCACCCTCTCAGGCGTCACCACCAGTTATGTGGCCCACAACGGAACCTTCGCCACCCCAACAGCGTTGCCGGCAATCGTGCGTCTGCAACTGAGCCTGACGACCGCCCTGACCAGCACGAAGATCATCTACATCGACGATCTGGCGATGCGGCCGGCGCAACCAACCTACGTGGGCGGGCCGACTGTGGCGGCGTTTGCGGGCAGCACAAACGTGGTCAGGAACGACGCCTGGACGATCGCCCTGAGCAACACTCCCGGACTGCTCGCCATCTGGCTGGAGCGGTTCTTTGGGTTGCGGCTGCTTGGGTTGCAATTCCCGTACAGCGGTTCTCCGACGATCGCTGACTCCCTTGTGGCTTGATCCAAGGAGCCCTCCATGCCGGCTCCCGCCGCCTTCCTCCGCGCCAACATCGGCCCGATCGTGCTTCTCATGCAAGCACAACTCGTCAAGTCCACCAACCTTGACCAGTCGCGCATCATGATCGTTGCCGAGGACGGAGAGACCGTTCCCCGATACCAGGGGGATCAAGACATACTTATTCGCCCAATGGGCGAAGACGAAGAGGAGGGCATGCTGGAAGGCTCCGGCCGCGTGGACGACCGCCGCAAGCGGCAAATCTACGTCTACTGCCGGACGCGCGTCTACCTCGATCCGGCCGACCAGGACGCCATACGCCTGACGGACGCATCGCTGGGCCACTTCGCCCTGGAAGATCAGGTCGCCAATGCGCTGCAAATCTGGGCGGCGCAGGACGCACTCGGCAACATTCTCTCCTTCCCGGTCTTCGTGAAGGGACCGACCAGCGCGGAGAAGATGCGCGACGACCCCAACTGGGTTTGCTCACACTTCACGGCGACGGTGGAGTACGAGCGGAACCTCGACCAGAGCATTCAGTAGTGGAGTAGGCGACTCTGTTTAACTACTGCGGCAGTCTGTTGACCGTTCTCTCGCGCGAGCAGGTCGCGGAACTCCAGATCGACCTCGATTACAGGTTTATCTGGGAGTTCGCTTCTCGCACATATCCCGGCTCGGCTCTTGCCTTCTCTGGTTTCCGCGGCGCTCTCCCCCGTCAGCAACCCCGCATCGGCTCGCTTCACTGGCCGGCGGACGCGTCCCGCTTCGCGGTGGGGCACTACGCCGCCAGCGAGCAGCAACTCGCTCTCATCCGCACCTACCTGAGCGTCCCAGGAAATAACGGCGTCGGCGATCTGGTCATCAACGACGGCCAGAACATCGTCACCGCGAAGAACATGGCGATGCTGCCCGCCCGGCCGCTGTATCGGGCGATCACGCCGACGCAGAGCAGCGCATCGCCGAGCGGCCTGTACCTGCTGACGCTGGTGGATCAGCGTTTCGCGTTGTGGTTCAACTACTCGCTGGGACTGACCGGGAGCACATGGGCGGACCTCTACACGGCCATCGCCGACGCCCTCGGCATCACCATCGGCGGCGACGCGGTCAATAGCAACTACGGCACGCCGCCTTCGGACCTTACAGCGCCGTCAACCTCCCTTCCGTTGCTCCTTGACTCGATCGCCTGGTTGTGCGGTCAGCGGATCGTCTGTCAACTCGACGGCACGGTGGAGGCGCTGAACGCCAGTACGGGAGCAACGCGCTTCACCGCGAACCTGGCACGCGCCGCACGCCTCGCGGGCGACGTGTTCGACCTGGGAGCGGGATCGCTGACCGACCTCACACGCGCCATGCCCCAGAGCGTGACCGTGGTGTTCGGTCAGGGCACGTCGGGCGAGGCATCCGTCACCACGTCGCTTTCAAGCGCAGCTCTGACCGTGCCGGTTCTCGCGGGGGTGACGGGGTTCCCCGGGACCAAGAACCTCATCAGCGCACAGAGTACGACCGACAGCGCCCTGGCCGCGCAGTGGGCGGCCGACTGGTACACCTGGCAAGCCTACGGCGTCGATGCGATGTATTCGGGGGCCGTCGCGTGGCAGATGGACGGCGTGGCCGAGTTGGTGGAGTACATCACCGATGACGCCCGGGTTGTGGTACGAGTACAGCGTGGCCCGTGGCTGGACCACCCGCCCGAAGTCCCCCAGGCGAGCGTGACGCCGCCAACCCCGCCCCCACCCCCCTCCTGCTGCACGGGTGCCACTCTCCAGATCCCGGTGGTTCTCAGCGTTGTCTGCAACGGCACGACGCTTACCGTCGTACCCAGCGCGATCACCTTCACAAACGGCGCTGCGCAAGCCGGCGACGGCAGCGGACCCTACACCGGCTCTTACACCGTGATCTCCGGCTACTCGTGCGCGACGGGGGTGTCCGTTCCATCGGTGCTCACCCTGACCTTCGTCAACGGGTTGATCTCACCCGTTATCCCTTCGGTGACCATTCTCGCGAGCGTTACCTGTGCTCCTCCCTACGGCGTCCCCCAGACGCTGCTGTTCAATTCGACGGGCCAGCTCATCGCCGGCGGTGGTCCGGCGCAGACGCAGACCACGTTTACAGGCTGCACGGGCTGTTGTCCGGGCGTCAGCAGCAGCAGCGGAGGGGGTCCAGGGTGTCCCACGGGTTGCAGCACGTGCCCGGGCGGGATGCCGAGCCAGTACGGGTTTGCGCTGACGGGTTTTTCCGGGGCGTATGCCATCTTCAACGGCAGCTTCGTGCTGAACTACAGCAGCGGGTGTACATACACCGACTCCACGGGTATCTGGTCGCTGAATGCGGCAACAGGAGTGCTCACGGGGACGTTCAACAGCCTCGTGGTGCAGTACACGGGCGGGGCGTGGGATTGCGCCTGTACGAACACGCTGACCTTGACGACGCCAGCCCTGACGGGTGGAGGCGGCGGCACATGCAACGGCTGCACGGCCAACCCGGCGGCGAGCTGGACGCTCCAGGCCATGAACGGAGTTCCCGGAACGCCTGTCGGAATGGGGCTGAACACGACTGGTTGCGGGTACAGCGGAACGGGAGGGACCTGCAACTCCGGCGTGTGCGAGATGGAAGCGGGCTTCGCCATCAGCGAGAGCGGGGGCAACTGGAGCGCAACGCTCGCGCTTGCCGTCAACGTGATCCTACCTCCCCTGGGGCCTGGGCAGGGACCTTTTGTGACCTCGCTGGAGGCGACGTACACCGCGACCGGGTCGGGGACGCTCAACTGCTGCGACAACCTCACGCTCAACTACGACGCCGGGGCCAGCAGTCCAGGGACGGCCTATTTCCCCTCGACCGCGACTGTCATCCCCTTCTGCTACGGCCCGACGTCGTCGCCTGGATCGACCCCATCGACGGCCGGCCCGATGACGGTCACGCTCCAGCCTTTGAACTGCCCGGGGACGTGCTCGCCGGCGACCATCACGAGCGGGCCATGCGCCGGTCAGACGCTGCCCCCCGTGCTGTATCTATCGGCCGATGACAATGGCGGATCTTGCACCGGAAACTATAGCTTGACCTGGAACTCGGGCGCATCGCTCTACTACCTGACGGCGGGACAATCAGTCGGGACCTGCACGACGTCGGCGATCTCGCTGAACCCTGCGACGTTCACGCTCGACTGGAACGGGACGTCCATTCCGTTGACGGGCGTCGTGAACTGCGCCCCGGGTGCTCTCTCGCTGTGTTACACGATCGCTTCCGGCACATGTGGTTGCACGTCGCCAGTGACAATCAGCATCACGCAATCGGGCATGGCGAATTGCCCGCCGACCGTGCCGGGGGGTTTCTCTTCCCCTTGCTGTCCAGGCGTGCTGTTGCCGAAGACGGTTTACCTGAGTTTTGCTTCAGGCGCGTGCTCCGAGACCATCCCCCTCTACTATGATCCGACCAACCCCAACGGCGGCTGGATCAACAGCAGCGTACTCAGCGTGTGCGGCGAGGGGTTGAGTTTCAGTCCCAAGATCGAATGCGTCGGTTCGGTGTGGGAAACGTCTGACGGGCGGAACCCGGGCACGGCGGTCCTTGTCCCGGTTTGCAGCTCCCTGGAGTTTCAGTTTCCCGCCAGCGTCATCGCCAGCCTGGCAAAAGGTCCGGGGTTCGGCTTCATGGACCTGCCCGACGCCACCATTATCACGGTTACGGGGTGAGCCAAGAAAGGAGAGGAGAGTTTATGTGTGTAGTGTCGATGGTAATGGACCACTACCGCGATAAGTGGGGTCCGCTTATCCCCATTCCGATAGTGCCGTTCCCGGTCATTCCTTATCCGTACTATCCTCTGCCGCCGCAAGAACCTGTCCCTGTTCCGTTTATCTCGCCAGCCGAGATAGAGGAATTCCGGCGATTGTTGGAACGCGCCCGCGAATACGACAAGCGGCACAATGAGCCGGATTGCGAACTGGAAGAGAAGCGTGAAGCGGTCAGGAAGATCGCCAAGGCGCTGGGACTCGAAATCGATTTCGTGTAAGCATCCACTGTTTGCAAAAGCGTAAGCCATGACATCGACCCACCCACACGCCGAACTCGCCGATCTGCTCGGGATCCCTCTGACCCCGCGCCGGCTGGAGATCTGGTTTGAGACGGCTGATGGTCTGACCCCGACAGATTGCGCCGCCTACCGCGAGCGCTGGCTGGCGCAGGCAGGCAAGACGATGGCGGATGTGCCGCTGCACTTGCGGCCGAAACAGCACGCGCCCGCCCCAACCGCCAACCGCACCGCCCCCTGCATCCATCTCGGCGCCGACACTGGTGAACTGGTCCCCTGCCGATGCGGACCAAAGACCCGGCTCAAGGTGTTCGGCTGCGCCCGTCACGGCAAATGCACCATCGCACAGTACGCCGTGGACGCGATCCAGTGCTGTGCGGCATGCCCGGACTACGGACTGCGCGTGGAGGTGAAGACGGACGCCCGCGAGCGTATCCACATCCATTTCCCGGAGTCTCCCGGCGACACCCTGACCGCCAGCGCTGCCATCGAATCGCTGGTGCGGTCCTATCCCGGGCGCTACAGGATCAGCGTCAGCGGGACGGACGCGGCGGCGATCTTCGCCCACAACCCCCACGTTGAGGGTGACATTGGGGGACGCATAATCGAGATGCGTCATCCGCTCGTTCACGAGTGCGACAGCCGGCCGATCCACTACCTTGAATCGTTCACGCGGCACCTCGGTCAGGCGCTTGGACTGCCACGACCGCTGGAGTGCCAGGTGAATCGGCCTGCCCTGTACCTCTCCCAGGAGGAGCGCGAGCGACCGCCGGTCATTAAGGGGGCGTACTGGCTGGTCAACCCCGGGGTGAAGAGCGACTACACCACGAAAGGCTGGGGAAACCACAACTACCAGGCGCTGGTGGACCTGCTGCGCGGGCGGGTGCAGTTCGTGCAGGTGGGCAGGAGCGAGCACAACCACCGACCGCTTGACGGCGTGATCGACTACCGAGGCAAGACGGAGAACACGCGCGACCTGATCTTGCTGGCGTACCACGCACGCGGTGCTGTGGGACCTGAATCGTTTTTGAACCACGTCATGGCGGCGCTGGACCTGCCCTCTGTAGTGCTCACGAGCGGGTTGTTCCCCCTGGGCTGGCTTGCTTACCCGCGCAGCATCTACCTCAGCAAGGCGGGGATGCTGCCGTGCTTCGAGGCCGGGAAAAGCTGCTGCTGGAAGAAGCGTGTGGTCACCCTGCCCGACGGCGACACGGAAAAGAACAAGAGCCTGTGCCGATTCCCGATCGCGCAACAGGGACAGGACACCGTTCCTCGCTGCATGGACATGATTACCCCGGAAGAGGTGGCTCACGTTGTCGAGCAGCAGCAGACCTTCATGCGCCGCGCCGTCGTCAGCGCGTTCTGGGGCGCGTACGCGGAACTGGAACCCATCTTCGGTCCGTCGCACCGGCGGTACGCTGAGCGCATCGGGGCGGACTACCTCACGCTCGAGCATGACGGCACGCCAGAACTATATGGCAAATGGCAGTTTGCGAAGAGGCTCGAGCAATACGAGCGCGTCTGCTGGCTGGACGGTGACATTTGGGTGAGCGACGCGGCTCCGGATATCTTCCGGGTGGTTCCCGAAGACAGGGTCGGCGCGTTCAACGAGGTGGAGAATCACGGCCTGCACAGCCTCCGGGCGGTGTGGGATCAAGCGTTCGAGCAGCTTGGCCTGTCGCGCGAGTGCCGTCAGGAGTACTTCAACGCCGGCGTCATGGTGGTGTCAAGGAAGCACGCCGATTTGTTCCGGCCGCCGGAGACGATCTTGACGTGCCCGTGGGCGGAACAGACCCACTTCAACGTGAGGTTGCGTCCCGAGCAGGCGTATCGGCTGGATGGCAAGTGGAACTGCATGCAGCGCGAAGGGGATGCACGGTACGCCGCGTACTTCGTTCACTACAGCGACTCGACGATTGCGGAGAAGGTCGCCCGGCATGATGAGGTACTGAGGGGGAAGCGATGACGACTCGACCGAACCTGGAAACCCTCGAAGATCGTATCGCCCTTGCTGGCTACACACTGCTGGCGAATGCGCCACCATCGGCCGTCAGCACCATGCTGCTGTTGACCAATGGCGACGTCATGGCGCAGAGCGCCGCGTTCGGTTCGACGACGTGGTACGAACTGACGCCCGTGAATGGGAGTTATGTCAACGGCGTCTGGTCCACGCTGGCGAGCAGCATCAACTCGCGGAACTCCTACGGTTCGGTTGTGCTCCCCGATGGCGATGTGATGTTCCTCGGCGGCGAGTTCAGTAGCGCGGGCGGGGATAACACCCCGGACGGGGAAATCTACCACGTGCAGAGCAACGCCTGGACAGCCATTGCACCATTCCCGGAGGCTTCCTTTGGCGACGGCGAACTGATGGTCCTGCCGGACGGCAACGTCCTGGCAGGGTCCACGCACGATGCCACGACGTGGATCTACGCGCCCGCGAGCAACACATGGACCCAGACGGGAAGCAAGGCTGGCGGCGATCCGGGCGAAGAGGAGACGTGGGTGAAGCTGCCCGGCGGCGGCGTGCTGGATTACGACGTCGAGGGATACCCGCAGTACGGACAGGTGTACTCGCCCACGTCGGGGACGTGGACCTGGACCGGACAGGGGCCAGCGCTCGCCAGCAGTCAACCCGAGATCGGGCCGGCCATGCTGCTGTACAGCGGACAGGTGTTCTTCCTCGGCGCGACGGGCGAGACAGGGCTCTACAACCCCGCGAGCAACGCCTGGACGCAGGGGCCGACGATCCCGGGTGGTAATGTGGCCGACGACGCGCCCGCGGCCGAACTGCCAGACGGCAATGTCCTATTCATCGCCGATCAGCCGGGATACACGGCGCCCTCGCAGGTGTTCGAGTACAACCCTGCGAGCAACACCATCACGAGCGTCCCGACGCCGCCAGGCGATTACTCGGGCGAGCCGGCTTTCCCCGCGAGGATGCTGCTCCTGCCCACGGGTCAGGTGCTCATGACGGACGGGATCACTGACTCACTGGTGGTCTATAGCGAGGCAGGCGCGGCCCCTGCGGGTGTCGCTCCAACCATCGCCAGCGTGTTGCCGGATGCGGACGGGTCGTACACCGTCGCGGGCACGAACCTCAACGGCTGGAACGAGGGGGCGTCCTACGGCGACGACGCGCAGATGGCGAGCAACTACCCGCTGGTCACGCTGTCAGCGGGTGGCAACACGGTCTTCGCGACGACCTACGGCTGGAGCAGTGTAGTCGCCACGGGCGCGCAGGTCGTCAGCACACAGTTCATGGTTCCCGCTGGACTCAACCCGGGAACATACTCCCTCACGGTGATTGCCAATGGCGTTTCCAGCATACCCGTTGAATTTCCTTGGCCTGCCTCATCCTACCTGGCTGGCGTTGAACAGTCTCTTGACCTGCAATACACCGGCCGTTGGTACACCGTACAGTACGGCATCAACGCCGACTGGCTCCAAAGCGCCAACGGGTCGAACACGGCGCATTACGGGTGGTACTTCATCCTCGCTGACGGCACGCTGCACCAGTGGGACGGCGTACAAGGCTCTGCTACGGGGCAATCGTCGGCGACGGTCGCTCTGATGGACACGAGCCTCTGGCAGAATCCCCTCGCGCTGGCGACGGCGGGATACACGCCGCCTGCCGGACTGGATTTGCAGTTCACGGGCGCGTGGGACACAACCTATCGCGGGATGGATGCGGACTGGTATCAGAGCGGCAACGGCAGCAACACGGCATATGGCGGATGGTATTTCCTGACGCCGCAAGGGCTGCTCTACTCGTGGACGGGCGGGACAAGCGGAGCGCTAGTTGCCCCGCTCGATCAGTCGTACTGGTGGTTTCCGGGGTTGCTGCTGGGGTGAATCATGGTTGCGGCGCTGCTGAGCAAACTCCCGAGCGGCAAGGTCAGGCGGTGCGACATCATCGACCTGCTGGGACCGACCGTGAGGGAACTCGATCCCGAGCGGCTGTTCATCCACGGTTTTCGCCGGCTGGACAACAGGCTCTTGAAGCGGGGCGAATGGCCGCACCTCGACAGGCTCGTGTCCATGATCCCGGAGAAGTACCGGGACGTGCTGGGCTGGTTGCGCATCGACGACGACACGATGGCGGTTCCCGTTGGCTACGACTGGATCACCATGTTCGCCATGCTGTTCAGCTTCGACAGTGGACCGGTGGTGTTCGAGACGGCAAACGTGGAGATCTACACCAACCCTGCCACGAGAACCTGGACCAATCCAGGACTGCCGAAGAGGTGGGCCAGCATAACCCTCGTTGGCGGTGGAGGCAGCGGCGGCGGCGGGGCCAAGGTGACTATCCTGGGAAATCAAGCATCCGGCGGCGGGGGCGGCGGTGGAGGGGGATTGATAACCAGGGTGGCGCTTCTCAGTGGGTTGTCCACAGGCAGCGTGGTGATAGCTGCAGCCGTCTCGAACGTGGCAGGCGCATCCACGGCCGACACAAACGGCACAGCCGGCCACTCTGCCAATAACACCACGTTTGCCGGGTTGACGGCAGGCGGTGGAGGTGGAGGTGGTGCTGGCGTACAAGGAACGGGAACGCAGACCGGAACTGGTGGAACTGGTGGAACCGGAGACGTGGTCGGAGGCGCAGGAGGTGCAGGCACGAGCAGTTCCACAACAGGAGGGAGCGGCGCAGCTTGCACGAACGCAGGTGGTTCAGGCGGCGGCGGCGGCGGCGGGGCAACGTCGGACTCGGCTCAAGGAATAGGAGGGTCAGGCGCCAACGACTTCTCGACGGGAACCGGCGGGAACAGTGGCGGCGCGGTTGGCGGCGGGCAAGGCGGTGCATGCACTACTGGCAGCGCAGGCGGCGCAGGCGGCGGGGGCAGCGACGCGAGCGCCACGGCGGGAGGTGCGGGAGGCACCACTGCAGGCGTGGGTTTTTTCGGCGGTGGCAGCGGCGGTGGAGGCGGCAGGGCAAGGAACGCCAGCACGAACACGGGCAGCGGCGGGGCCAGTGGAACATCCTCCCCCGGCTTCGCAGCGATCATCAGTTTTTAGGGAGCGACAATGGGACTCTACAATCCGCCGGTGAAAGCCCAGGCCTGGACCGGGCAGGTGTGCTTGCAAGACACGGCCAACCCCGGCAGTTTCAAGGTTAACCCGACGCTGAACGTGGGCGACGTCAAGGTCATGCAGGACGGCGGCGCGCTGGCCAACATCAACACCCTGCCGACGGTGTCGCCTGCGTCGTCGGTATGGGTGTTGCTGGCGCTCACCAGCACGGAGATGACCGGCAACAACATCGGCATCCAGTTCATCTCCCAGACCTCGCCGAAGCCCTGGGCCGACCTGACCATCAATATCCAGACAACCTGACATGCCCTTCATCCTCTACAGCGGGACAGATGCATCTACTTCGCCCGTGAGCGTTGCTGCGCTGGCGGCGTCTTGCAACATCGCCGCCGCACAGGCAACCCCGACCGCGCCGGGGTCCAGCACGGCCCTTGCCGCGTTCTGCGTGATCGCCTCGCCCCTCGCCACGCCAACCTCGCCGGGCGCGGCAACGGCTCTTGCGGCGTGGGGAACCCTCTCGACCGGCACGGCAAGCGTCTCCATTGCAGCGGCGGCAAGTGCCGTTGCCGCGTGGCAGAGCATATCCACGGGGACGTTCTCGCCGACTGCCCCCGGAGCGAGTACAGTCCTTGCGCCATGGATGCAGGTCGCCACGGGGCCGGCAAGCCTCTCGGTCCAGGCTGCGGCAACGGCGCTGTCTGCGTGGGAGAGTCTGGCGTGCGGGACGTTTAGCCCTACAGCGCCGGGAACGGCGACGGCCAACGCCGCCCCCCTGACGGTGTCGGCCGCGCAGGGCGTCCCGAACGCTCCGGGCGCCGCGACAGGTCTTGCCCCAAGCATGGCCATTGCCTCAGGTCCGTCGTCAGTGTCGATCCAGGCTGCGGCCAGCGGGTTGCCGGCATGGATGACGCTGGCGGGCGCTGCCGGCACGCCCACGGCCCCTGGCGCCGCATCCGGGCTGTCCGCGTGGGTTGCGCTGGCGGGGGCGTCAGGGACGGCAACCGCGCCAGGGGCGTCAACCGCCCTATCGGCGTCGATGACCGTCACGGCGTCTGGAACCTCGCCAACCGCCCCGGGAACGGCGACAGCAGCGCCTGCAGCCATGCAGGCGGCTGCAAGCCCGGCTTTCCCAAGCATTCCAGGCACCCTGGTTGCCGCCGTGCCTGCGTGGCTACAGATCCAGGCCGGGCAGGGCGTGCCGACCGCGCCGGGGTCCGTTGCGGGCCTTGCGGCGTGGCTGGTGTGGAGTGCGGGCCAGACGACCACGGTCGTCGTACCGAGCGACGCACCCGTGGTGCTCGATGCGCCAGCGCTGAACTTGACCATCGTTGACGCGCCCGCGTTGACCTTCGCCGTGACCGATGCGCCAGCCCTGAGTTTCGCCGTTGTCGATGCGCCGTCCCTTGATTTGACCATAACTGACAGTCCTGCTCTTAATTACGTCATCCTCGACGCGCCGGCCTACTAAGGGGTGAAATCATGGCGTCATCGTTCATCTACACCAAGGCGAAGAACTCGGTTTTGAACGGGTCGTTCAACTTCGCGTCGGACACCCTGAAATTCATGCTGCTGACGTCGAGTTACACGCCAAGCCAGGACAACGACGGCGTCTATTCGGACATCAGCGCCAACGAGGTGTCCGGGACGGGTTACACGGCGGGCGGCGTCACCCTGTCCGGGGTGACGGTGACAAAGACGCTGGCGAATTCCTGGAGCGCGACGTGGGCAGCGAACACGGCCTACACGGTGGGCAAGATCGTGATTCCCGTCACTCCCAACGGGTTCGTCTACCGTTGCGTCTCGGCGGGGACGTCGGGCGGCGGGGTCGCGCCCACGGTGGGAACCAACGCCTCACCGATCGTGGTCACGGCGGCGGCGCACGGACTGGCCACGGGTAACGCGATCACGATTGCCTCGGTGACCGGCAACACGAACATGAACGCGGCCAGCCTCGCCGTGGTGCAAAGCAGTTCCACTTACAACCTGATGAACCCGGCAACGCTGGTGCTCGTCAACGGCAACGGCACGTTCGGCGGTTCGCCGACCATCGTACCGACGTGGTCCACGACTATCGGCGTTTCGTTCACCGACGGAACGGTAACGTGGACCTGTGCCGGGGAGAGCGTGATTACCGTCACGGCGACCAGTCCGCAGTGGACGAGCGCAACGTTCATCGGACAATACGGCGTTTGCTATGATTCCACTGCTGGCAACAAGCTGATCTCCCTGTTCAACAACGGCAGCAACTACAGCGTGACCGCGAACACGTTCACGTTCACCCTCGACTCGGTTGACGGGTTGTTCAATCAGGCTTAACCGTCTCCACCCCTGGTGAGCGACAATGACCATCCGAAGCGCAGTCATCGATTCTACAGGCAACTGGACGGTGATCGCTCCCGCCCCTTGTTTTGACTGTAACCGACGCGCCCGCTCTTAATTACGTCATCCTTGACGCGCCGGCCTACAGCAAGGGTGAGAAGGTCGAAATCGCCTGAGAGGTGCATCGTCAGATGTCGCCTTTTCTGGCCATAAAACAGGGCCGACAGCAGTATTCCGGCTCGTTGGATTCGTCCGGATAGACCTCGCTCAGGAATGGATCGCCCACAAGGCAGCAGTGCCGTTCCTTGCCGCATCGGCAGCAGGTGGTGATAACGGCGTCCGAACAGTCGGGCCATTCTTCATCCGGGGATGACATGGGAATCCTCTCAGGAATGGGGCGATAGATATTCTATCCGGGAGGCTGACATGGCCGCTGAAACTTTCATGGTTGGCAACACGAAAGCCTTCACGTATGCCCCCACCCTGGACGGCGCGGTGTGGAACCTCACGGGTGCGACGGTGACGTTCTACCTGCTCTCGCCGACTCCCGGCGCCGTCCCCATCTCCTTCTCGGCGACGGTGCAACCCGGCGGTCTCTCAGCGGTCTACACCTGCACGACAAGCGACCTGTCGGTTCCAGGCGTGTGGTACAGGTGGTGGAATGCCGTGCTGTCCGGGGTGCAAGAGACGATGCCGGCCGTCCAGTTCAACGTGCAGGCGGTCCCTTGATTTGTCTGCCGCGTGACCATTCGCTTATCCTCTCCGAGGCGATGGGCCAACTTCAAACGGCTCCCACGAACGGAGTCACGGCGGCGCTGGCGTTTCTGCGGAATCCGGAGCAATTAGGGGCGGAGATGGAAGTTTGGACGAACCTTTTACAAACTTTCGGCCTGGCAAGCATGATCATCGTGGCGGGAGGGTACGGGCTCTGGAGAATGGTGGTCTGGATCGGTCGGGAACTGGTCATCCCCATCCGCGACAACCTGATAGCGGCCATGAAGCAGCAGATGGCGCTGGTGGAAAAGCAGTGGGACGCCAGCCACAAGGAGCGCGACATCGAGAGGGAGTTGCGCCACCAGGCCACTACCAGAATGACCGACGCCATTGACGAGACGCACGAGACGGCGAACAAGGCTAAGGAAGAGATCCTGGCGAAGCTGAGCACCGTCTGCCGTTACAACATTCCGGAAACCAACCGCAGGGGGCCGCGGCAGCAGAGCCAGATGAGACCAGGAGAGAGCGAGCAAACGCCCACGTAAACTATTCGTGAAAGGAAGGGTATCCATCTGCCTATGGGAATTTTGTTCTGGGTTATTATGCTGTTGTGGTTTTTCTTCGGCCTGTACTGGAACCGCGCCGAAGTGGCCGGCGGCAACTACGGCATGCTGGGCGGCAACTTGATGCTGTTCGTCCTGCTCGGCTTGCTGGGCTGGAAACTGTTCGGCGCGCCGTTGCAGTGAGGCAGGTGTGGACCAGGCGCTCCTGCTCGCCGTCGCCAGCGCCGCGTGCGTCATTGCGGCTGTCTGGCTGTCGTCTAGGGCCAACCGGCGGTCCAGGGAAGCCGAGAGACGGCTGGACGTACTGGAGAAGGCCATTGACGCCGTGAGGGCGTCCCTTGCGGAGGTGCCGAGAAGAGTAGCTTTCGAGGAACGGATGATTCAGGAGATGGAGAAGGAACGTCAGAGGCCGAAGGACGGTGCATGAGGAGAAAAATGCCGGAAGAACACAAGCTGTCTACCGGGTCCGTGCCGGTCCCAGACCCCACGGAATTAACGACAAGAGCGCTCTTGCGTGAAGTAGCAATGTTGAAGGAGTTCATCGAGACGCGCATCAACGGCATGGACAAAGCTAACGAACTCCAGCGCGAACAGTTGGGCAACTTGCCCAGACTCGTTGATGAGAAGATAGAGACGTTGCGAAGGGTTCACGAGGAGAAATTCAACAGCGTTGCCAAGCAGTTCCTGGAGCGGGACACTCGCAGCGAGCGCGAGAGCAGAGACAACAAGGTTGCCGTTGACGCCGCCTTCGCCGCCCAGAAGGAAGCCGCCGCCAAGCAGGACGAGAGCAACGCGAAGGCCATCGACAAGAGCGAGAAATCCACCACGGAAACTATCGTCAAGCTCCAGGACCTTGTACAGGCCAAGACGGACGCCCTGGTTGGCAAGATCGACGACCAGAAGGAGAGGACGGGAACCATCGAGCAACGGATGACCGCCTATGAGAGCAGAGGCAAGGGTGCCGGGGACGCCTGGGGAATGCTGATTGGCGTCGTCGGTATGCTGGCGGCCGTCGCGATGGCGATAGCGATGTTTGCTTTCAAGGCGCACTGAACACGGCGGTGAAGAAGTGAGCAAGGTCCAGGCGGACAAGATCGTCGAACTCCAGACGCAGGGCTGGGAAGTGGCCGTGCCGGTCCCGGTTGTGCTGGGCGGTCCGGTGAAGATGCTGAAAAACGGGCAGACGTGCGTGGTCATGCCCGATGGAACAGTAACAACAATGGGGAAATAATGACCCTCAAACCATTCGCAAAGTCGCATATTCGCCGCATCGACTCCAAGATACGCCGTCCGCGCGCCGCATCGCAGAACTACGAGCCGGGGCAGATGCCGGCCGTTTATGGTATGCCGGTGGGGATTCCGGTCAGCGAAGGGACGATTGTTCTGTTCGAGTTAGGGGGCCGTTTCTACCCCTCTGACGTGCCCTTGTGGGCAACGAAGTCGGGCATGCCTGCGCCGATCATTACCACGCACCTGCTCGCGGGCGCCGACGACTCTCCGTCGGACGCGGACGGCGAAGTAGGATTGGATTGGCAGAAGGCCGCTGAGTTCTGGAGCTACATTTCCGGGACGGCAGCGAAGATCCTGATCGTCTACGGACCCAACAGCGGGGCGGCGTTCGCGGACTGCATCAATTACGCTACCTCTCTGGGTGGGGTCTTCGCTGGTTCATGGTCCTGGGGTTCGGGCGAGCCTCAGTGGGACGCAGGCGACCTGACCGCGCTTGACATGGCCGTGGTCGCAGCGCCTTACCCGATCTGCGCCGCGTCGGGGGATAACGACTCCGGAGACGGGGAGAACGCGCCGACCGTGGATTGTCCGGCAAGCAGAGGGGGCGTCGTCGGTTGCGGTGGAACCTCGTTGCCGGTTGGCGGCCTCGAAACGGTATGGAACAACGGCGACGGTGAAGGCACGGGAGGGGGGTTCTCCAGGCTGGTTCCCGCTCCCTCGTGGCAGCCGGCCAACAGCCAGGGCAGCGGGAGGATGGTTCCCGACATGGCGATGAACGCCGACCCCAACACGGGGCACAACGTCGTCATCAACGGCACATGGCAGGTCATCGGCGGGACGTCGGCCGTGGCACCGATGATGGCCGGCTTTCTGGGTGCGGTCAACGGGGCACGCGTCAAGGCTGGCCTTCCCGTACTCGCAGCGGTCAACCCGCTGTTGTGGGCCAACCCGAAGTCGTTCTACGACGTCACCAACGGCAACAACGGCGCGTACAGCGCCACTGTGGGACCTGACCCGTGCAGCGGGCTTGGCCGGCCGCTGGCGACACTCTTTGCCGTGCTGTCAGGGACGGCGTCCCCGCCTCCACCGCCTCCCCCTCCGCCGCCTCCCGTCTCGACGGACCTGTTTCACCTGAAATTCGCCCGTGCGATCAGCAAAGGCACCCGCGTGACCTTCGCCGCCCCCGTCGCGATTCCCGCTGGGACCTATGGGGTTGTCTCCGAACCGGCGCCCGGTGCGTCCGTCGTGGAAGTTGAGGAAGAGTTCCACGCGATGCACTCGGTCATGAAGTCGGCCGGACTGTCGCCGCACACGGTCAACTGGCCGGTCCTGGCTGGACTGCTGGCGCAAGACTACCCGCTGGTGCTCCAGGTGATCGCGCTCGCGGGTCAGAAGAACTGGGCGGGTCTGGCGGCGCTGATCGTCTCTGCCGGTCCGGCGGTGCAGGCGATCCTTGCGGCGTTGGGGGTGACGTTGCCGACGCCCGTAACGGCGACACCCTGAGTGAGGAGAAACCATGCCGGCCGACGTCGAAGACCTGAATGCGGAAACGATCCTCGGACAGATCCTCGCGGAACTCAAGACAACGAACGTCCTGCTCGAGACGCAGAACGCCCAACTGTCCGTCATCGCCGTGGACGTCAGGGCGAAAGACGTTGCTGACGAC